ATTTTTTTTTCAAAATTTCAATGCGCCCCAGAACCACAATTAGCATTTTTCACGTACTTTGAAGAATTTTTTCAGTGTAGGAATATCCTTAATTCCAAAATCTGAAAAGTCTTGCAAAAGCTTTAAAGCTTCTGCTTGCTTCAAGCGTTCTTGTTTGTCGGGAAATCCGTCAAAGTAGTGTGTTACACAGAAGTGTCCTCCTGTATAAGTCATACTAACTTGCCATAAATTGAGGCCGTCCGCTAAGGTTAAGAAAATCTTCTTTCCTTGTGTTTTGTTCTTGCTGTTAATAGGTCTTGCCATGTTTTATACCTCCTAAAATGATTATATAATGATTATACAACACTTTTCACTATTTGTCAATCCACAAAATCAAAATAATGGTTATATGCAGAAATAAGATGCTTCCTGCCATCATTAAACTCCGCTATGTACATTAAGTTATCATTATCAAATTTAATAGATTTTAGCATAGATACTTTATAGCTGATTATAGCTTTATTGCCCTTCATTAAAACTACTTTCACTTCTTATAACCCCCTTAATAGCGGTATCCGTCTTTATAAAGCAACATACGCTTTACACCGCAAGCACCTGCTGGGAGTCCCCAGCTATGACAATCATGTGTGTTCTTGCGCTCATAGTGTGCCAACTTTTTTGTAAGCTGTTTCATACTTGCTTTATGTTTTCTAATACTTTTCATTTTCTGTACCTCCCAGGAATATTTTTGTTATTCCGCAATGTTTTCAAGAATACAACGCAAATATTGCTCATCCTCTCCATATGGTAATTGCCACTTAAAATCATAACTACCATTAGGCAATTCCTGCATTTCATAGTCAACGCCTGCCAGCTTGCAAGCGGCTATTGCTGCATAAATGTAACCACTGCTAATATTAAGATATTCATATGTTTGTTCATATTTCATATACCATTACCCCCCTAATTTATTTATTATCCCATACTTCTCTATACCTTGACTGCGCATATGCAATATTGCCGCCATCAATAATGATATACTCTATTTTGCTTTCACGTCCTCTTACAATAATTACATTGTGTTTATCAATTAATACATAACTGTGCAATTCATTCTCAATGAATGACTTAATTGGTATCATTCGTCTTTCACTCTGCACGTTTACAATATGCTTTTTATTCTGCTTCGCTTTCATTTAATAGCCTCCTTATGTAATCAGTAGTACCTTCATTTCCTTTAACTACCTTGACTATATAATACCATAGTTCCTATATACTGTCAAGCACTTTTTATAAATTTGCAAGAAAAAATGCAGTAAATAATTACCGCATAAGCTCTAATCATTGTACATATCGTACAACAACTCCAAATGATTTTTAAGGTTTAAATCAAAAAGCTCCATTAAACACTCAACTTCAATAAGCTTTCTAGTAATTACCTTTTCATTTCCTCTATAAAAGGGACTATTTGTCTTTCCAGATACTTTATACTCTCTACGTGTCTGATAAGCACGTTCTAAGGCAATCAAGCTATGATGAAGTTTCAAAAATGCTTTTTCTTTAACGTCGTTTTTCAATTTAATTCCTCCAGTTCTTTTACAAAATCATAAATACCAAAAAGGATAAAAGGATAAAAGGTATATAAAATGCTCCTACCAAATACTCTCCGTGGTAAATCATCCACAGAGAGATTTGGAAAGTCAGCAGTATAAACACAAAGTATATAGCCAACAATAATTTATTCAATATCAATGTACCCCCAAGGTGTTTCCTCTACCCCTTCGGAAATTTCATTATACACCTTATCATGCAAGCTTTTTGTAATTGCCTCATTGTCATAAACATATGAGATTAAATCTTTGCCATAAAACTTGCAATGTTTTACCTCGTAATCTAAGTCATTGCAGCTCCAACAAAGAAAGTTATAAGGTGTTGCATAAAACAATGCGTTGATAAGGTCTTTATCATAACTATCATAAGCATACTCCAAGAAGTTCATAGCGTTTTCAAGAGTTACACCGCCTCCCATATCACCGAAGGAAGTTTCTGTAATAACTCCTGCAACTCCGTCTACATTTTTAACATTAAAGATGTGTTTCAAGTCTACTTTCAACTCATCCCAATCTGCATAATTAAGCAAGTTAACATTATCTTCCTTGCCGTTAAGAGTAATGTTTACATTAATAAATGCGTCTGTTTTCATTGTTAAATACCTCGCTTTCATTTGATGTGTCTATTATAGCATCTTAAAAACCGTTTGTCAACACTTATTTTTGAAAAAGCTTCAAAAATTATTCGGTACAAACATATTGTTGCAAAAACGCCGCTTATAAAAAGGTGCGCTTTGAATGTAAGAATCACAATAGCTGCCATACATAGAATTAAAATAAAAATAATATAATTCATTCTACCCTCCTATAAAAATTCCCCTTATCAGTCTAACACGTCAAAGGGGAATTGTCAATTACAAATAGCTGTCTGTATCTAAACAATAAAATGCATCATATAATAAGTAGAAATCTCCTGCTTCCTTTGTAAATTCCCTGTCAAAATGATAATGTCCAAAGAACCATTTAAACTTATGATTTTTTGTACATAAATGTTTATATAGCTTTTCTAATTGTTTCGTAGAAATTGTTGGCTGCACACTGTCAATACATCTTGCTACATATAAATCTGTAAGAATAGATGTAGGACAACAATGTGTTATAATGCAGTCTACATTATCAGAATTTTTTATAGCGTTTTCAACTTCTACATCTTCAATCGTTTCCTGTTCCCACCAGGATAAGTTTGGCGTTCTAAGAAATTTATCATGTGACTCCGCTCCACCTAAAGCAAGGAATTTTTTGCCGTCAATGAGGAAGCTTTCACCACGTACTAAATGATAACATTTATTACATAGTTTTTGTACCTTACCTCCCCAACGCTTTGTAATTGGAAATTCTTTGTAATCATTCAATCTTGCAAAGTTTTCGTGGTTTCCGTCGCAGAAAAGCACTGTACATTTTAGTTTCTGTATAAAAGCACGTAATCTTTTCTTCTCATCTAAAACACCCTTCTTTAAAGAAGAATGTGTCCATACCCAACCAAAATCTCCGCATATAATTAGGAAATCTTCTGATTTAAAATCAACTCCGTCAAACTTCCAAGTATCAAAATTTTGGTGGATGTCGCCTGTAATATAAATCAATTAGCACCCCTCCATATTAAGCTTTTTCCACTTCTTAATAATTCCCTTCAAAGGAAATACACAGTATCCCATTTTTTCCAAGGAAATAAGAATGTGTCTTTTATCTCTTAAAGCAGGTTTATCATGTAAATGTCCATGAATATTTACATCTTGCGAAAAACGCTTTAATGGTTTATGTGTAAAAATAATATTAATTCCCATATAGTCCATTGTAAATGAATCACATGCAAAGTCAAAGACTTTCATAAAAGCCTCGCAGGAATGTTTATCGTGATTTCCTCTTACAAGAATCTTTCTTCCATGCAATTTTTCAAGAACACTATAATCATTTCGCCAAGAAATATCCCCTAAGAGAATGACAATATCTTCATCCTTTACCTGCTTATTCCAATTTCTAATAAGCTTTCGTTCATAATCTTTTGGGCGCAAACCGCTCTCAATCATCATATCATGGTTGAAGTGCGTGTCAGCTACAAGATAAATCATAATATCCCCCTTATCTTCAAATAAAGCTCCACAGGCATATAAATAGACTGATTGTATGGGAGTAGCGTCACAGCCGTTAGCTGCTTCTTTTCCTCCGTTTCAAGCTCATTCCTATGTAGCTCGAATAAACAGTTAATTAAGGAATATAGTTGTTTAGTAGTTGTTACTTTTACAGTAATCATGTTACTGCCTCCTTTCTTTGATATATTAAGTATAACGCAATCTTCACAGAATGTCAAGCATTAATATTATATCCCTCTATATGCGCCAGCTTACTTAAATCTAAGTTGTAATTATCTACAAAACCTTTTAACAAACTTTTCCTCAACTTTCTAGGAAATCTCATAAAATATTCATATGTATTCATATTTAACCAAGCATTTGTTAAAGCTTCTGTTGAGGCCAAGCTAAATACCATGCGTCTAAAAGCATCTTCATATTGTATTGGTATATCTTCTGTGTAAGACATTTTCCTATACTGCAAATTATGTTTAAAAAGTATATAAAAAGCTTTTTCCTTTAATGATGTGGGAAGTGCATTTAAAAACTTCTTATAAAAGGCACATACTCTTCTATACCCATAAGCTCTACGCTCAGCATAACTATAAGAAAGACTGTAATCAAAACTATCATACTGTTTATAGCGTCTGGAACGCTTATGGTATCTGTTATAGGTACATGACCAATCAAACCAATCCCCACTTTCAAACATATAATCTTCTGCACTCATATGAATACCTCCTTATGTGCTTATTATAACAGAAAAAGCGCACCATGTCAAGTGCGCTTTTATTATTTTACTTCTTCCCAAGCATGATAAACATATTCTACTTTCCGCACCTTGCATAATTTAATTGTAGAATTATTCTTATTTAAAGTTGCACCCCAAGTAGTATCTTTATAAACAAAGATAGTATAGCTAACATTACTTGCGTTTAAATGGGAACCTCCTTTTTCTAGCGCATGTGCTTGTACTGTGTTCCAAAATAAATTACCTTCAATATCCGTAATTAGAATAGTACTCCCATTCTGAATCTTATTAAATACAATATCAAAGTTATTATCATAGGGAAATTCTGTAATCAATTACACTTCACCACCTTCCACCAATATCGTAAAGCTTTTCCTTCGGGAACGTCTTTATCATCAAGCCAAGCTTTTGCAATTTCAACAAATTTTACATCCTCTACAATACCTGCATAATCGCTTGCAATCATATTAAGTGTAAAATACCAATCAAATTTATTATATTTTTCCCAACTTAAACCAAGTTTTTCAGCCGCAGCCACACAAGCAGGGAATGTATAAGTTTCCCCTTTAGTGCCGTTTATATTATCCATACCTTGTACAGCTTCTGTTGCAAGCTCACTATTAAAATGCTCGCCATAAAGATATGTGTACATTGGATAAAAAGCTTTTTGCATAACAGGCTTTCCAACAACTTCTTCAAATTTTTTAAAGAAATTCTCTTGTTCAGTTTTATTAGAAAATTCGTCCATAATAGTATTAAAAAGTTTTAAAGTTTCCATATTTATACCTCCTTACGTGTATAGGCTACACCTGCGTATAAATAAACGCTGTCTTTTTGCTCTAATAAGCACTCTAAGACATATTCTTTATTATCAATCACTACTAAAACAGGTGCGTTCTTTTTACTAATATCTTTAAAAAAATCTTGCACAGTTTTAACACTTAAAGTATCTGGCGTTTTAGTTGGAGTATACATTAGTTATCACCTCTTTCCATTAAATACAGAAGATACAATGTGATACATGCAAAGGCGTAAGAACCAAACATGAAAAAGCAGAATACGTAATTTTCGTCCATTATTTCACCTCAATATAAGTCTTGCCAATTTTAAGTTCATTGCAAATTCTATTAAAGTCAAACACCGCTTCTTTATAGCTTGCATACTCTTTAGCTGTCGTAGTATAAAGCCCTGAAGTCCTAATTTTTAAAGCAGTGTTATTATTAGTGTCAGTGCTTAAAAATACACTTATAACATTCATAAAAATCGTATTATTACAACGAAATATAAACATTTTAATTACCTCTTTCATATAAAGACTTGTTCATATTACAAAGTATTCCTTCTTTACGTGTTACCCATGCAGTAACGACATATCCACTCTTTGCAATAACATAAACATAAGACTTAAATCTATCAACTCTTATGCTTATGCAGGCTTTTTCAATTACGCCATTTTCAACATAAACCTCGAAAATATTACCCCTTGTTCTTGCAATAGCTGCATTTATTTGGGGAATTTTTGTTCTCCCCTTTTTGCCAAGTTGCTGCAAAAAGTGTTTTGAATACGTCAGTTGCGGCAAATTCTTCAAAAAGCCGTCTAAGTCTAAAAATACTGGAAAATATACATCTTTATGATACCGTTTCATAGTAACCTCCTTTTCTTTGTTACCTATATAGTACCACATTTTCTAAACATTGTCAAGCACTATTTTTAAATTTATAGGTATTTATACCTACATTCACTTTTGAACGCATACAAGCCAAATCTGCGTGCCTGGGATATATAAATAAAGAGTGCTCCGTTAGGAGCACCCTTGCTAATTAAGACTTTTTAGCTGCATTTTTAACAGGAATTGCTCCTTTAATAGCAACATTCTTATTAACCTTTGCATCAATGGTATTTGCGTCTGCAATAGCTTTCAAATCTACACCAGTAGCAGATTTCATGGTATCAAAAACTTGCGCCATAACAGTAGGGGTATTTCCTGCCAAAGTGCTAACATCACCATTGCCATACACTTTCATTTCCTTAATGTTGGAAAGCGGTGTTGCAATAGCCTTTGCAACTTCTGGGAGAACCTTAATAGCCATTTCAGCCATAGCTGCCTTGCCATACTCTTTCATAGCCTCTGCTTTTTTCTGCAAAGCCTCTGCTTCTGCCAAGCCTTTTGCTTTAATAGCCTCTGCTTCTGCCAAACCTTTTAATCGAATAGCTTCTGCTTCCTTTTCAGCACTATATTTCAAAGCTTCTGCTTGTTTTTGCTGTTTAGCAAGTTCTGCCTCTGCATTTTGTTTAGTAACAAAAAGGTCTGCTTCTGCCTCTTTTTCACGGCGATACTTTTCAGCATCTGCTTGTCTGCGTACTGTTGCATCTAAGCTCTTTTCTTGTACCTTTGCTTCCTGCTCTTGCAAAGCTACTTCTTTTTCACGCTGCGCAATTTCAGCTTCCACCATACGTGTTTTAAGAATCTTATCTTGTTCTGCTTCTTTAATGTTGTAAGCTGCGTCTGCTTCTGCTTGCTTAATGTCTGCCTCTTGTTTAAGTTCAGACTTACGAATTGCAACTTCATTCTGTTTTTCTGCAATTTGTTTAGCACTGTTCATTTTTGCTTCATTAGCTCGTTTATCTGCTTCTGCTTGTGCAATTTGAACATCACGTTCAGCCTCTGCTTTAGCAATTTGAGCTTGCTTACGAATTTGTGCGATATTGTCAATACCTAAATTGTTAATAGCATCACAATCATCTGTAATAGACTGAATATTGAAAGACAATACTTCAATACCAAGTTTTCCCAAATCTTCAACAGCACTGGACTGTACTTTATCAGCAAGCTTTTGGCGGTCATTTACCATTGCTTTTAATTCCATAGAACCTGCAATATCACGCAAAGAACCTTCCAAAATTTGACGTGCAGTAACTTCGATTGCATCTTCATCACGATTTAAGAAGTTGACACATGCAAGTTTAATGCTTTCAGTATCATTCTTAATCTTTACAGTAGCAAAAGCATCCAAGTTGACGTTGATATAATCAGTTGTTGGTACAGAATCTGATGTATTAACATCAACATTTACCAAACCAAGATTAATATAGTCAAGACGCTCCAAGAAGGGAATTTTAAAACCTGCTTTACCAATATAGATACGTGGCTCTTTAGAGAAGCCGCTTACAATACCTGCCATATCAGTAGGGATTTTAAAGTATCCCTTAGTAAAAATAATCATAAGTGCAAATAAGATAATAATTCCTGTAATAATAAGTACCAATTTAAATTCTCCTTTATTTTAAAAATGTTTGTAGATTATAAGAGTTTTTAAATCGGCGGTGAACGAATTAACATAAAGACACCTCTTATTCCTTAATTTCATCCTCCATAAACCACTCAAATGTTAAATTGTACTCTGTCATAAGTAATGCACGTGCAATAGTATCAATAGGCTGGTGCATTACCGCTTCATAGACGCAGGCTTCGATACTTCTATCCATATTTTCCACAGCCATAATAGTACAGTGAAGTAATTCGTGAATTAAAACAAGTTCTTCACAATGTTTAAAAACAAGGTCTACATCTGTACAATGCGAGATTGTAATTATGGCTGTTTTAGTTGAATGAGTAACATTATTAATGCCGTCACAAGTATCGTTACCCTCTTTAATAGCCTCATCTACAAGTTTTGTTTTAATCAGCCAATCATTTAGCTGCAAAATTCCTTGCCATTTCCGAGTAGCTTGTTGCAACTCTTTCTCATCTTTAAAACACATAATTGGTTGCTTCATTTTAAATTCTCCTTTTCGATTGTTGCACGAATATTAGCAATAGCTTTACGCAAGTAGTCAAGTTCACCACTACTACGCCACATATCTATACAGAAACTTACTGTCGCAGCCAAATTTGCTTTCTCTACTTCGGTTTGCCATGTCATTTTTACCACTCCTTACTTACATAATGATTCTTTAATGTATATCTTGAATCTACATCCATTATAACACAGCTTTGAAAAGCTGTCAACAGGAATTTTAAAGATTGATTGAAAATTTTCATTCTCAGAACTTGTATCAATACATATAAGAAATTCCTTTGAAATATAGACTACAAAACCATAAGTAAAATCCTCACCCCCCTCATCAATAACAATGCGAACAGGATAATGATTTGAAGCATAAATACAACTTGCTAAGAATTTTAAATTGCCAGTATTTACTACCAATTTATCACTTGACTCTGTAAGTATGTATTTAGGGAACTCTTTTTTACGTTTAATTTCAGTTACCGAGATTTTCATTTTCAATCACCTATAAATAAAGCCTTTCTGAATGTGCTTTTATTATAACACACCCAAAAAGGCTTGTCAACTACTTTTATTCTTCTTTTAGCAAAAAAGTTGGGGAAATCGCTTTAAAGGAAATTCCCTGCTCATAATTTCTGCAAACAATACCTTCACGCTCTTGTGTATCAAGTAATACACTTTTACCACTCGCAAGATTGTTTAAGGTCTGTAAATCACTTGGCACATTGATACGCTTATAAACTACTGGCACTGTTTTAATGCGAAATTCTTTAAGAAGCTCTTCCATTTTTACTTGTGAAACTTTAATGCCGTCAAGAATTAAATTATAAGCATAAAAATCATACCCACTAATCTTATATTTATTAGCTTGGATATTTTGCCCAATAATCTCACCTTGTAAAACAACTTTTCTAAAGCCAAAGCAATCTTGAATCTCCTTTAAAGCCTCCTCAATCTGAAAGCGTCTTGCAATTTCCCAATAGGGCGAATTATCTTCCTTACGTAGCCAAATATTTCTACTGCAAACCCCAAAAGTGCCGCCGTCTAAAAAGAAAGTTGAACTGCAGCCGTCGATTTTCTCTGTACAAGTTAGCGGAACACTATCAGAACGCCATTGTTCAAGCTTATCAGTAATATTTTGCCAGCGTTCTTCATCAGTCTTGCTTGCAATGTAAGTAGGGAACTTTTCATTCTGTACATGGAATTTTGCATATAAGCGTCTAAACCAACGGAAACGCATTAAAGGCTTCCATAAGAATGTGAATCTTCCTTTTGGGGCAGCAACTGCCATGATTTTATTCTCTGCTTCAAGTTGCGGGTCAAATTTCGTAATATTCAATACTTTAGTTACATCTTCACCAACAGCGTATTCTTTATTTGGCAAGTAACTTAAAGGCAGAATCAAACCTTGTGAAATCTGTTTGCGCAATTTAATAGTCTTAATGCGGTACTTTCTGTCTTTAAGGAACGCAAATTCTGGTCTTGCAGGGAGTACAGAATCTACTTCAATATACACTACTTTATCGCCTTGCTGAAAGTTGTCACTCTTACTTACAACACATTCCCAACCTTTTACAGTTGCTTTTAAAATTCTATCTGCATTTGGAATAGGCTCTAATTTATCTATAATTTCTACACTTGCTAATTTTCTCATTTAACTACCTCCGCTTCTACTGTTTTTTCATCGTCTGTATCTTCCATAAAAATTCGTTCTAAAATGCCACCAGATTGGGGATTCGCACCATGAACAACAGTTTGCTCAATACTTCCACCTTTAATTTTTGTTTGTGAAACCATAACTGGTCGTCCTTTTACTTCGTCTTGCAAATCTTTTAACTTAGTTAAATACCCAAAAGCATCCTGCATTGCCTGTGAAGTAGCCTTTGTAGGTGTTCCACCCATAGCTGTTTCAAGCATAAAGGCTTTTTGAGCACGTTCTATTGCTAAATCAGCAATAGCCGTCATTCCCTGTATAACATCTTCTTGTTCCCTGGTATTAAATCTACGGAACATTTTATCATATGCACAAATATACCCTGCTTGGTACTCTGTACAGTTTGCTGCCATTACGCATCTATCACAAGAAAGTCTAGGTAAAGCTCTTGTGGAAAGCTTTTTCTGTCGCTTAACCTTTTTGATACCTTTTAAGATATTGCCATTTTTATCATAAATTGGTTTAATACCTTGTTCTATTAAAGCTTTTTCAACATCATCTTTATCATATCCAGAAGTTAATAATGCAGGTAGAAGTTCTCCACACTCTTCCCTACTCATTTCAACCTCTAAATACTCTTTTTCTGTAATATAGTCCTCACGTTCAAGTGCTATACGCTGCCCCTCTTCTGGATTCTGCAAATTTGACAACTCGTTTCGCATACCGTCAACGTGTTCTTTGAAAGCTTCTTGCAAAAACTTTATACACTTATCTTTTGTATTATAGTTTGCACCTGTTGCACCAAACATTGCACATAAACCTACAAGGTCGTCAAGCTCATAGTTCTTGGCTTCTTTAGGCTCGTTTAGAAAAATATAAGCATCATGTAAAATTGTTTCACCCGCTGTTTGAGGAATGTTTGTATCAATTCCTGCTAGTTCTAAGCGTTCCTGCCAATCTTGCATATCCCCTTCAAACCATGCTGCATCTGGAATAGAGTATCTAGTGTTTGAACGTGCTTCCCAATATTTTTGTGGTCGCATAACATTTTTAACGTATTCTTCAAACTTCTTATAGCTAATGGCGTTTGCTTTTATAAGCTCATAAGGAGATTCTATTTCAAGCAACTTCTCCTTTAACCCCAACGCCTTTAGCTTTTCCATGTATTCCGTTTTCCATTGCTGCTTTTCAAGGTGTTTCATTTGCCCTGCTTCAAAGTAGGTAATTGTACCAAATTGCGCACCTGTCAAATAAGTAGTAGAATCTGCGGAAAAGAATGGATAGCTCAATAATAGTTTATTGCCTGTAATTGCAAAACCATGAATAGCAGACTTATACCTTTTAGCTATTTGGAATAATTGTGAAATGAGATTTTCCCTTTCCCCCATATCCTCAATAGTATGCTTTATCTCCATGTACGAAAATCCAACATATGGATGCTGTTTACAAAGCTTTTCAAAATGCGATAAATCTTTATCTAAATGATAAAGATAAATAACATTTATTCCTTCTCTTTCTAATGGATAGAAATACTTTTCACGCCAACCTTCTACAATATCCTCGCCAACAATACTATCAATATCAAGTTCCACGCAGGCAAAGATATAGTCACGATACTCACGTACAAAGTTAACATACTTTACTAAATAATCTTCCCACCATTCAATGGTCTTATTATTAAACTCTTTATCATTAAAAAAAATATAAGCACCACTATCAATTAAGACTTTCATTCCTCTATGGGACTTTAAGCGTTTTACAATTTCATCTAATCCACGTTTACGAATATACTTATAGGAAAGTAGCACATTCTTTGTTACAGAAGATGCTACTTCCCAGTTTTCTTTAGGCTCAACGCCTGATAATAAAAGCGTAAAATCACCTTTCATTTTTAATTACGCCCCCAAGGTGTGATTCCTTTTCTATTTTTAGTTTTCCAAGAAGTTCTATTCATAAATCTATAATATGGATTCGTTTGTAAATTATTTGTGTCGCCTGTTCTTCCCTGCTTAACACTTAAAAATCCACCTTTAGTCTTTTCAACACTTCTTGCTGCAATTTTAATCTGCGGAACAGAATTTTTCTTCTCCGAATTAGATTTATTTGCCAATCTCATTCCCCTCCTTCAAAAAATAACTAGGGTACCTATGTGCTACACGCCATTTACAATTCTCACAAACACCACAAGGCTCGCCATTATCAGAAAAGTTACATGAAAAAGTATCCTCTAATTTTACACCAAGCCTGCATCCAATCTTGAAAACATCATCTTTTGTAAGGTCTATGAAGGGTGCTAAAACTTTAACATTTGGAAATTCAATACTTAAAAATGAATTAAGAGCATCTAACCATTTATGTGTACAGTCTGGGTATCTAGGAAAATTCTTAATAATTCCTAAATAAATATTTAAAGACTCTCCAACATAAAGCTTTGCAATAATATCCATTACAAATAGAGTGTTTCTGTTTGGGATGTAATCTTCACCTAATAAATGTAAGTTAAAGTGTGCTAAATAATCTACATCATTATTAAACTTTTGTGAAAGACATTTAAACTCGTTTAAATTATATGTGCCACCTTCAACTTTAGTATAAAGCGCATGATAAACCTTTAAATCTAAATGCTCATCTTTTTTCAGATAATCATAAAGTACGGTACTATCATACCCACCACTCATACATATAATATTAGTCATTTTATTCCTCTTTTATAATATAATATCTAAGACTTAATTCTAAGCTTTTCTTTAGAAGAAATGTATTACTGCCAAAGATAATGACTGAAATATCCCCAAAAAGCATATCTAAGTCTTTAAAATCGTCTTTAGTACACTGTACTAAATGTATATCATTCTTACCTGCCCAATCCTTTAAAAATGGTTCTAAAATGGAGGGAATACCCCCCACGATAACGCAAGTTCCTTTAGAACCATTAAAATGAAAAGATAAAACATCTAGCACATGATAACTTGTTCCTTTAAAATTTTCAAAACTCGCGATGACGTACATTTTTATCCCTATCCTCACAAATCGGTACAACTGCTTTATCATCAATATACACATCTGCATGGATTTTTCTTGCACGTCTTGAACCTTCCCACGATTTAAGTTCCTCTGGAAAACATTGCTTTACTTGTGGCAAATCATCATTTACTGCATCAAAGATTAAGCCTCTATAAAGACACCAACGTAGTGCCTCTTGTAAAAACTTACCTTCCCTGCAAGTCCACAAAATAAGCTTATGCCCCCTACGTTGCAATTCCTTGCAAAATTCCGTGGCAGGAATAAACTTTCCAACTTCTGTCTTATCGAGCATAAGTGTAGAAAACTTTCGCTCTTCCCCAATGTAAGGATATTGACTATTAACCAATGTACCGTCAAAATCTATTGCATAAATCATTCTGTACACTCCACTGTACGGATACCATGCGCCCATGTATCTACAATTTCTTTAATACTATCATAGGTAATACCACCTAGGATTGTTAAAGCTGTAGAACATTCATCCTGCGCAACAGGGCATAATTTTTTATCATCCCAAGAATTAAAATGATAAAGATAGTAATAGTGCTCTTTCTCACCACCAAAAAACTCTAAAACATAAATTGGTTTACCACAAACGGGACATTTAAAATAACCAATAACTTCTTGCTCTCCCCAAGGAAACAAGATGTTCTCTTTTTCAAGATGTATAAATTCCATTGAATTACTCATTGCGCAGTACCCCCTGTGATTAAATAGCTCATAGGCAACTTAGTTACACATTTGCAGAACCTCTGCCATTCTCTAGACTTGTGATGCTGTCTTTGTGCATACATCGTTTTAAGCTGCAAATAGTTTGTTGTCATTCTTGCGGTTAAATGCAAGCCCATAGGAACATTACACATCATGGTGTCAAAATCAATCTTGCCCTCAGTGTAATCTTGAATTGCTCCAACTAAATTAAGCTTTGCTGTTTCAGTAACAGTAGTATCACACATTTTATCAATATCCATTTTTGTAAGGCAATGTACTTTACTCATTGAGCTTACGAAATCAAACCAGTGATAACGCTGTGCCTGCTGCCACCAATATTGAGGTGCATTAACATCCATTTGCACAATAATCCCCTTTAAAAAGTTATTATGCCCAGTTCCTGCAGCCGTACTACCAAGCTTTAAAGCTCTTCTAACATGCGCACCTGCTTCTACAGTTCCACGCATAAAAATGTCTGCTGCTACATCAGATACTCCACTTTCAAATTCTTTTTCGGTAGGAGGCTTTGAAAGCATTGGATAGCCGCTTGCATAAATAGACTCTTCCAATCCATAAAGTTTAACATTAGTAATTAGCACTTTTTAGAACCCCCGATAAATGCTTTCTGAAATTGTCTTAAATTAAAAGCTTGAAAAATAGCAGGCAATTCTCTCTTTTTAGGTTTAGTGTTCCAATTTTTAGTGTGTAATCTTTTTTGCATTTTTAAATCTCCTTTTTAAATAAATCATTAAGCACTCTAGGAACGTAGACACGCTCGCTTTGTGTTTTAACCAACGCTTTTTTCATGTTATTAGTTGTTTTGCCTAAATTTACCTTTAAATTATGTGAGCCAGAAAGAAATTCTGCCAAAGGCTGTGTAACATCTAGGAAGTCTTTATCCTCTCGTCTTTTTTTGCTAATATCACGCATTAATTGACAAATTTTAGTGCGCGTACTGCGCTCCGTAGGATAGTTCAACTCACAAAAATGTCGAATATCCCCCAAAGCGCAATCATTCTCATGTACAGCATCATATCGGATTCTACGCTCCGCTTCAATGGCTACAATTAGGTCTTTAAAATCTTCTACAATTTTTACTACGTTTTCTTTAGTGTATTCCATAGCTTACCTCCTTATGTGTATATTATAGCACACCTTAAAGGTATTGTCAACACTTTTCTAAAGCAATTTATGTAACTTTAAACCTGCTCTTGCATTTAAACGGTTTTTGGTTAAGAAAGTTTCTATCCTTTTAAAAATGTTTAAATCGTTTTTAAAAGGATAAAGTGTAACCATAGCAGATGTTGGATACTTCTTTAAAACCTTCTTTACATAATCAAAGTCAGAATCATCTTTTATTACGAATTTAACTTCATCATTACTATGTAATAATCTTAAATTATTTAAGATATTTTCATTGGCACAGTTTATAATTACACTATAAGCATAAGTTCTGTCATATAAACAATCTTCTAAAGGGATTCTACAAGACGTTTCCATAGTTACAATATATGAGTATGCTAACAACTCATATACAAGTGTATAACTATCTTCCTGCAAAAGCGTTTCACCTTTTATACAAACATGCCTGTTTCCTAATTTATTTACTTTTGAGAGAATTCTATCTATTGACCAATCTGTGCCTTTGGCTAAATCAATAGGCTCTTGTATAAAAGTCGTTGCATATCCTGTGTACCTGCCCTCCCCCTGTAAAGCCGAATAAATTTCACATACTTTCACTTCGCCCAAAACCTCCCCAGTCAAGCTTAACTATCCTACCGTTTTTAGTACCAAAGTTTTCCAAGGTGCTATCCTCCAATAAAAAAGCAAGCTCATCACCTGTAACTTTATTCTTAAAATAATCTCTTACTAGATTGGCGCAATCAACACTGCTTAAAGACTTAGCTAAGGGCTGCACCCTCTCCATTACATTGCACCAACCAAAAGGGAATGAAATATATAATTTAGCTAAATGCTTGCTTTTATTCCTGTATTCCCACTCCTTTAAGTTTTGCTTACGTCCGTGGTATGGAAAACGTAAGTATGGAAATTTAATAGCAAGATTTCCTATTAAAATTACATACCTTGAACCACCACGTACAGTAGTAAAAAAATTATCGTACATCTGACTCCTCCTAATAAAAATAGCCCCTATATAGGGGCTATAATCAATTCAAACTTATAAAAAGTTTGATAACTGTTCTTTCTTCACCCTCTATAAAAGCGGTATCGAACCCTGGCCTTACAACCAAATCCCTACCATTAGAGGCTAAAAATCCACGAGCAACTGCAACTGCTTTAACTGCTTGACTTACTGCTGATGCACCACAGCAATTAAGTACAACATTTGCTGCTACGGTTTCTCCGTCACCCTTTACAGTGTGTGCAATACTTCCTGCAAGCTTTTTAACATTGCTAGTGCTGCTTACTCTGAAAATTACTTCCTTCATAACTAAAATTCCTTCCCATAATTTCTACACGTTTATACAATGATTTTTCTAAGATTATAGCCGTAATTATTCAATTATAGTTCTACTTTATTATTATATCACAAAATTCTTGTTTTGTCAATACCCCCTTACTAAAAGTTTTTTATCCACAAGATTAAAAAAGTCTTTTAGTTTCAACATAATAAAGTCCTCGGACTTATATTTTCCCTTCTCTTGCGCTTGGTGCATTACTAAGCAAGGGTATTTACCGCTGATACAATCATCTTCTGCCTGCTTAAACCAATCTTGCACCACTTTCCAACCTGCTTTCCTATTTTTAAGTTCTAAATGAAGTGCAAAATCTACATTATCATCTAAACACACAACGTCACCACGCAATGTATTGCTTTCTAATTCCTTTTTATATCCACCACTTGAAGGTGTGCGCCCAAAAGTTAGGGCAGGGAATTGTTCCTTTAAAAATTTTACTATCTTACGTTCATAAGTAGCACCTTTTGTTTTGGAACTTCTTCCCCGCTTACTGTACCCTAACTTCTTTTTTAGAAGCGCAATTTCCTCACTCTGCGGAGCGTGTTCTTCAAGGAAAGCAATTTTATCCCTTAATAAATCACTGTTACGCATTAAATCGCCCATTTCTACTATTATCTTCAAAATCTTTTAAACGACGTGTAAGTTCTCTGCTTACAAGGAAAGTGCCATCATCTAAACTATCCATAATATCTTTTAAAAAGTCAAAGCGTTCTAAGGAATACTCCATAGTTGCACGAATTTCACTCGCCTGCTCATCTTGATAAACACGCAGTTCTTTTTCTGTAACACTCATCTTTGCTGGGGCAAGTGAGAAAACTCTACATTTTTCTCTATCATATGCGGACTTTGCTTCCCTATAAATTGCTCTAGCTTGACTTGCTAAGGTGCGCACATACATTCTCTGCTGCGTAATTGCATTTAAGTATTTGCTAATCTCATTAGTTGGCAATTCTGTTAAATCTTTAGGAAGCTTTAAATACTCTGCATCTACATTCTGATTGTCAAAAGTGTTTACTCCTGTTTCTTTTAAAAATTCTTTAATTCTATCTAAGTTTGTTTCCATATTTGAGTATCCTCCTTAATGATAATTCGTGCTGAACATTACACCTGCGGCATGTGTTTTTCCGTCAGACATTACCCATACATGAGCGGGTGTTTTCTTTACACGTACTTGAAAAAATCCCGCAGGTTTGTTATTACTTGTGTACCCCATGCCTACCCCCCATGCAGGTTCAAGAGCTTTAGTTTTTACATCCAAAGTATACAGGCTCTTCTGGTTAAACTCTAAATAATCTTTACCATACTCATATTTAGAACTTGTTTTTGGCTTAATTTCTGCCTCTTTACCATTAATACTGACCTTTACGGTATCTTTAGTATTTACAACCAAGTCTGCGTCTTTAGGGCTGACTTTTTCTTTTGCAGTAACTGTATTAATCGTTTCTTTCTGTACAACCTCATGTATGACGGGCTTCTCTATAACCTTTTCAACCTCTTTTATTTTGGGATGTGTGTAGAAATATACACATCCCCCAAATAGGGCTAAAATCAACAAACTAATTAGAAACTCTTTTACTGATAAATGTGGAAATACCATTTAAAGCACCTGCTGTAACAAATGTCCATAATACCCAAAAAACAACATTAGCAAAACCCGTGAAGAAAGAAGCTCCCCAAGCCCCAATATATATCAAACTTACAATAAAGACTAATGCACCCAATACTGTGGTCAAAACAATAATAAGAACTGCAAAAACATCTAGTAACTTTTCAATCATAATTAGCACACACCTTTCTATAATGACAACCATTGCACATAAACGTCTTTTCTGCTGCTGGGACTTTTCGCTCCCTAACAGCGTCATTTATAGCTGAGAACTTTTTAAGAGCTTTAGTAGTAGCTGCCTTATCTGTATAAGCAAACTCTTTCAACTCTTGTGTATCCTTATTCTCATAAAGAAATATAACTTTTTTTACAGGTTTTGGGTATTTTTCTAAAAAATCAAGAGTGTTCTTAAAATCTTTAAACCTGCTATTTACCTTATCCTTTTTAAAATGCACTTTTCCGTCTAAAGAGGTAGTATCTTCCAAAAAAGAATCTAGTTTGTATAAATACTCTTGTTCTAACTCTTTGCGCTTTCCTAATAAGATTAAATTACGCATAGTATTTAAACAATACATGTAGATACTTGCTTGCATCTTGTGTTCTGGCTTTGCATCTTTAAGGCCTGCAAATCCCATAGAATTAATACTCTTAATTTCGAGCACTGCAATAGACCTATCTTTATCTAAAAGCAAGCCATCTGTTGTTCCCATAATTTGATAAGCTTTATCATATAAAGGGGCTTCATCTGCTAAAAGAACACCACTTTGCAGAAGATAATTCTGTAAACGAATATGTGTATAAGTACCATTATCAAAGATTCGCTGTAAACGTGGTTCGTTACTAGGAAAATCTGGTGGTAAACCTATACGACCAAAGTAGACACTTCTACTACAATAACCAACACTACTAGGACTGTTCCAACCATGCCCCCTATCAACACCTGCTTTTAAATTACGCAAAGTTTCTTCAATAGCAGGGATAAGTAACTTGTCCGCTGTATCATTGGAAATTTTATTAATATTTTTTAAGCTTCCTTTTATCTTCATCTGTACCTCCATCTATATAAAATTGAAAATCTGTTAACCTTATTAAACCCCAAGCATTACCATTTACATCAATTTCTCTAAAACCTTCAAATAAACCCTCAAAAATATCCTGTGTAATCTTTAAAGAGCTACTACACTTTAAAGATGTTTCCGTAATTTCTGTAAAGAAATCATAAACCCTAAAAAGTATAAAGTCACCAAGAGAACACCGAATAGCGAGTAAAGGAATCCTACCACTTTTCAATGCCTCCCCTCTAATCTTCTCTACAATCTTTGATTTTAAGATGTAGTAATTTTTCCTAGTAGCTTTGCACTCTATCTGATAAAGAGAAGTAACTACATCTGATTTTGCCATCCAAAGTGCTCCACTAGCAATCGTGGTTTTGCCATTGAGAGATTCTGCAATGAATCTCTCATGGGCTTCACTCATCTTCTTATTTTCAGTTTGTACCATCTTCGGGACTCCATAAAAGACAGAAATGTCTGTCACCCTCGGTAACAAGGTCAAACTCTGTAACATTACAATTTGTGCAACTCTTAAACTCATCATAATATTTACAGCTTTCACACCTTGCAATAAATTTAGCACCTTTTTTTATTCTTTGTGCCAATTCTTTAGTATATCCCCTCTTAAAAATATTAATCAACTCCTATAACTTCTCAACAATCTCCATAAACAGTTCTTGGTTCTCTCTTAATTTAGCAACTACATTGTCCTGTCCTTGCCCCAACTGCTCACCATTATAATAGAACCAACCACCACGGCGCTCAATCAAGCCTTTAGACATTGCAAGAATAACTAACTCTTTGCCTGTATCAATGCTTCCTCTTGGAAGTAGTGCATCATCTACATAAAGGTCATATTCTCCGTCACTAAAAGCCTTACCTGTTTTATTTTTCTCAATCTTCCATTTAATAACCCTTCCTACGGTTCTAGCATTTACGCCAGTACCCTCACGAATAATATCACCTACACGTGTACGAATCTCAATAGCATTGGTGAATTTTTGGCTACTACCTCCAGGTGCGTACAATGGATTACCATAAGCACCAATCTTTTCACGTAACTGATTAATTGCCAATAAAGTAGTAGGCAATTTACCATTTCTTTCTAAGGAGTTGTTAATACTTTGAAACTTGCCATGAAAAACATTTAAAGCCTTTGCCCTAAGTCCCATCTGTACAGTGTCCTCTTGGTCTGTTTCAATCTCTTTAGTAGGTAGCATTGCTGCAATACTATCAATGACAATAAATTCAACCCCAGCACGTTGGAGAGCACAAGCAAGGTCTAAAGCCTGTTCCATACCCTCTGGCTGTACAAAGATTAATCTGTCATTATCAATGCCGTGGACTTCGCCCCAGTCTGGGGAATAACTACCACATTCAAGCTGAATAAGTGCTGCGGTTAAAGGAGTGTCACCGTCGTCTGCAACAACCTCATAAGCATCTACACCTTCCCCAACCAATTTTTTGCGCAGATTCTGCACAGCAGCAATAGCTTTATAAGCAAGTAAGCTTTTACCACTGCTTTCCTGTCCAGCAAGTGTGATATAACGCCCACTCGGAAGTCCACCACCCAATGCGTCATTTAAACCAACACTGCCTAATGGAATTTTAAAATTCATATCTTCTCTAATATTTCGTCCTAATCTTATTGCATTTGTACCAAACTTCTTATTAATATCTTTAACTAATTTATCAATTTCTACCACTATTTTCACCTCTTATTTTGCATCATAATAACTATGCCCATAATCTGGGACTGCCTCCAAAGGAATTGTCAGATTTATGCCACGTTCCTGTAAACAATGTTCCATATGATATTGTAAACGCTCCATTCCAAGTTCCACGTATTTGGTTGGACACATTAAGCCTAACTCATCGTGTACATTTAAGAATAAGTATGCACCTATTGCTTTAAGCACTGGGTCGCGGTCAACATCTAAGGTAGCAAACATTGCTACGTCCCCACCTGCACCCTGGCTCATTACATTTACCGCCACACGTTCTAAGTAGGAAGCTACTCTCTTATCACTGCTGTTAATATCCCATAAATGCCTTTTATGCCCACCAAGAGTCTTTACAAACCCATTTGACTGTGCAAAACGTATTACAGCTTTATCATAAGTATGCAAACCATAGAAACCTTCAAAATAACGGTCAATGTATTTCTGTGCTGTCTTTTGGTCTACATCCAAATTCTTACTTACTGCAACAGAAGTGCCGCCATAATCTACCAGTCCGTTGTCCAGTATTACTACTGGTGTCAGACTATGCCTTTAGAACTCGCTGCCAGTAAAAACCATATATTTTAGTTTTATTTCTAATAGCCACTCTAATACCACTTGTATCTTTAGGAAAGTAACCAAGGCTATTTAAAAACTTTAACACACTCTCTTTACTAACCAACGTATGTAATACATTACCATCACAATCACAAAGTAAATAGGTAACTGCATGATGCTCTTTTTGATGGCACTTCTTACATAATACTTGCAAGTTTGTATCTTCATTATTTTGCCTATTACCATCCCTATGATGTACCACTAAGTTCTTTATACTACCGCAAATCTCACATTTTGCCCCGTCAATTTTTGCCTTTAGAGGATAGCCCTTTATTCCATTCTTATAGAATGGCGAATCCTTACCTTTAGGCTGGGCATTATGTAAAAACCCACGGCTTTCACGGTCTTTAAAACGTGCATATCTTAACTTAGCTTCATATTTACAGTATACACAAAATTTTTGATTACGTCCAGTAGGAATATAATAATTCCCACAATATTCACAAACTCTTTCTTTCATAGTTCATGTTCCCCATTAAATGTATTCGTAAGATTTATACTTAAAGTATAGCGATACATTATAAGTCGTTACACCGTCTTTTTACAAAGAAATTCGGCACGGCGTTGACCATTAAGTTATGGCAATCTTAATGGCTTTCACCGTTATGAGAGGAATTTTACTTCACCATACCTTTAGCGAAGCCTATTTTTTTTGCAATTTGCCTTTTAGCAGGCTCACGCTTCTTTACATCATTCGGATTCATGTTTGCAAGCTCTGGAAAAACGATAGTTGCAACTGTACCATGCGGGTCTAAGTTCTCTCTCAACATCTTTAAAAGCATCTTATCTTGTGACAAATGCGCCGTTAAGTATTTCTCCAAAGCATGATAATCACAAGCTATTACACTATAACCCTCATCAGCTATAAACAGCTTTCTTATTTCAAACCGTTCCCAAAAGTCAAAGTAGGTTCTATCTTCACCCGCTTTCGGCTCTTCTAGTGGGTGCGGCAGCTGCTGGAGGTTTGGGTATTGACTACTTAATCTATAAGAATCCGTGCCACAAATATTGAAGCTACAATGGACTTTACCATCACTATAAATATTCTCCCTTAACCCTATCATAAATGCACTAATAAGTTTAGAAAGTTTTTTATAAGTTACAAGCTCTGTAATAAAATCATGTGCTTTTGCATCAACATTCTTCTGCTTTAAAAGAGCTTTTAAAATATCCCCACCTGTTTTCGGCGTTTGTAACTCTTCATAACCATATTTACCACCTGTTGTAAACTCTATTGGTTTAAAACCAAAGTTTACGTCTACTAAATTATTATTGCAAGATTCTACAAACATTACCTGTGAAGGCTCATTCATATACAAGTTTTTAAGCTTAGTTTTTTCAGTCGTAGTGTATCCAACACTTTCCATTTCAAAGGCATTTTGTGCGCTTGGAGTAAGCCTCATAACTTTCTTTTTAAAGCCAAAAAGGATTTCATAAAGATGTTGTCCACTATCGGGATTAAACTCTACCCCTGTCAAAGAAAACATTTTATATTTAGAGTTTTCTAATTCTTTCTCTGCAAGTTCCTGCATCTTATCAAGGGCAGCAATATCTACACTTACACCTTTTCTTTCCATTTTCCAAAGTGCTTTCATAAAAGGCATACGGCACTTAATATACATATCATAAGAATCATCTTCTCTTAGACCTTTTTCAAGCATTGGATACATTTGCTTCATAAACCAAACGTCCTCGGCTGAATACTGCGCTCCGATTGGAATTTGAACATGCTGAAAGCTTGCATTATTAGTAGCCTTTAAACCCTGTGAAAGCTTTTCTTCTTTAGTAACAGTTTTAATGGTATCACTATAATGTGACTTTTCAACTTTAAAAATCATCTTAGTAACACTTTCAAGATTCTTTTCTACATTCTCATCTAGTGTATGCACCATTATTTGTGTATCTTGAAAAGTGTTTACATCAAAGACTTTATAAATATCAATTCCTTCATTAGCTAGTAAATGTAAATCATAATCTTGATTATGCGCAATGTATTCTTTACCACCGCACTCCATAATAGATTTAAGTTCTGCTGCAAACTTAAAAGAGTCTACGTTATAATAAGTTCCTTCAAATTTTTCTGGACAAAAATCTAGGAACTTTTCAAGCTGTGCTTTCTTCAAGAAAGAGAATCTGCCATTATCCTCATATTTTCCCTCGAACACGTGTCTTACAGGAACATAAAAAACATCTTTAGATGTAGCATCATCAAAAGCAAATGTAAAGCCTACTGTATAATCTTTACCCACAGCACGTACATTTAACCCGGATGTTTCAGTATCCCAAAAGACTTGTCTTGCACTTTTAAATAGATTTAAAAAGGCACTTAGAGTACCTTCTTGAACAATATTTAATTTAAAATACTTTTGGTGATACATTTTGTGCCTCCAAAATACGTTTACGTAACTTAGAATAAGGCTTTACTTTTCCACGCACAACCTGTCGCTCAACAGTTTCTTGGCGAACTAAATCCATTCCCTTAGCCTTATAAGCTTTAAACTCGATTCTAAAATAGTTTATAAAGTCAAAGGTGTCGCATCCCTCAGACACTGTTTCTGAAAAAGCTGTCATAAAAGCTTTGTAAATGCGCCAACCTTCTTTGATAGAAACATTATTAACCCTTGCGATATGCCTTGCGAATATTTCACCGTTTACTCTCATATTTATTTCTCCTTAAAAAGAAAGGGAGCTAATGCCCCCTCCCTAATAAATTACATTCTATTCAAGCTCTGTGGTTCTTCTACTGACGTAGCAGAGGGAATTTCCTCGGAATCACTAGAAACACCATAAGGTGTAAACAATGCTTCGATTACATTATAGAAGCCGCCTTCTTGACGCGCCAAATCTCTGTACTTTTCTGGAAGCTTCTCAATAAGCTTTTCAATAGCCTCAGCAGAAAGTTCGTGCTGTCCCCAAAATTCTTCTTCTTTACCATGTGGGCAACCATCTGCACGGTCAAAAGCATAAGGATTCTTTTTACCATTTTTACTTACATAATAAGCACGCCCCAGCAAGCCGTATTTTTCTTTACAACGCTCAATAGCTGCAATATCACTTGTACCACGTACCATTACCTTAATTTGGTCAGTGTATTGTACCTTTTTGCCAGTAGGCTTTCCGTCCTGCATTTCATCCTTTTCAGTAACAGTGCCGTCCAATACAAGATATGCTGCACGTACAACAGGCTTATTAGGTTTAGTTGGGTCGAAACTATCTGCTTGCTTACAACCCTGACAATCTGCGTCACCAGTACAAACAAAGGTTCTCGGTGCTTTGCCTACCTTAATATTATGAGCCATAAAAGAAACAGGTTCATCTGTTAAGAAACGCATGAGTGCTTCTTGTCCGTCTTTTACATAGAAATCATAAATACCATTACTTGAAAAAGATGCTTTATGTGCATCTGCCAATTTTTGTGTTGCTTCAATACCTCTGTTAAAAAATCCCATTTTCATTATTATCATTCTCCTTCATAAAACTTAAAATTTCTCACTGGATAATTAATCAAATTCTTAAACATAAAATCCAATTCTTCTTTTGTACATTCTTGAACGTCTTTTTTACCTTCTGGAAAAATTACCTTCTTAAATACAAAGTTGCCTTTTAAATTGTCATATAGCTTTTTACAACCTGCTTCCCCATACTTATCATTGTCAAGACAAAGAATAATTGTTTTAACGTCTAGTGATTTTAAAATCTCTAGTTGCGCCCTACTTATCTGTGCGCTTATAACGGAAAGCGTATTAGTAAACTGCATCTTATGCAGCCACAAGGCATCTAACAAGCCCTCAACTAAAATAAGCGTGTCTGACTTTTTGTATAAATTTAAGGGAAACAATGTGTCTTTAGCTTTAAAGTTATTATAAATTAAATACTTCGGGGAATTACCATAAACAACTTCATAACTCGTATTAGATTCATTCAGAACCGCTCTACCGCTAAAACCTAGTAAATTCCCCTTAGTATCGTAGAAAGGAATTGTAATACGCTTTAAATTACTATCCCACCCTAACTTAAAATTTATAAAATCCTGCTCACTAAAGCCACGCTTTATCAAGTATGGGTGCGAAATTTCGCCACTCCGAAAAGGGGCAAGTGCTGTGTGCGGAAGAAAGCTTGAAATGCTTGTCTTATCCTCACTATAAAGTGGGAACTTCCCTGCACAATCAACTTTACGAAAATCGCGGTTAAAATAACTGTTGAGATATTCAATAGCTTCCCATTCTTGAATCTGCTTACAAAAAGCTACTAACTGAATTAAATTGAAGTGCCATCCACAAGCAAAACAACCTCCAATTTCTTTTGTAATAGAGATTCCACAGGAAGGATTACTCTCGCCATGTGAAGGACAACAAAACATAACATTATCTCCACGTACTTTGATTTTTTCCAAACCTAGTTCCCTACACAGAGAAACCATTTCGTCTGCTAACATTTCTTAACACCTCATGTATCTATTATAACACACTTTTATAAGCGTGTCAATACCCACCTACTAAATTAAAAAAATCTTTTAAAAACTCACCAGAAGTTCTAGGCTCAAAACAAGGCTTGTCAACTGTTTCATTAGCGACTATCTTCTTAAACTTATGGCACATACACATACTATTAAACTTTTGACAATATTTACATTTATCACAATTCATCTATTCCACCTTCTTTAAGCTTATTGGCTCATCTTTCACTAAAAAGCCTTTATTTGTTTCAGAGTTATATGCTTGATGCACTACTTCATAATTCATTGGTGAGCTTGAAAAGTCCCAAGACATTGTAAAGGGTAATAAATGTTCACCATCACGAATCTTAATATTCTCTATTTGAATCTCTTTGGCTGCCCTTTGTACATCGTCCTGCTTCATAGCCCAAATACCATCACAATACTGTTTTAAACCAGTTGAATATGCAACAGTATTCTTATCTGTTAATTGTGTTGTAAGAATTACTGGTATTTTTCTGCTTAAAGCAAATACTTTGAAAGCTTTCCATACACCAATAACTGCTTTCCAATCTTCAGGGTCTGCGCCCTCACTCAACAGATAACCACCATCTACCAAAGCAATGTCTGGTTGAAAGTTATCTATTTTACTGATAGCTTCATCAACGCCATTTGTAACAAGCTCAATACTAAGTTTGTTCTCGTATTTAGGAGCATATTGTTCTAAGTATGTTTTGTACTGTGCTTCTTCATTTGCAGGTAATTTGCCGTTTTTCAAAGCATTATAGCTCACACACGCCATGATAGCATCCATACGCTTTAAGAGCTGTTTAGGGGACATTTCTTTAGTAAGTAGCATTACTTTATAACCTGCTTTAATAAGATTAGCAGCTAAAATACAAAGCATCCAGCTCTTGCCAGAACCAGACTTTCCGAGGAAAGTATACAAGTCCATATCCTTTACACCGCCAGTTTGTTTATCTATCGGCAAAATACCTAACGGAATACCTGTCATACCACCTGTTATCTTATTAAGCTCGTACTCTTTAAAGCGTTCCTCAGTTTGTCTACCAATATCCACCTTCTCTGCAAAAGTGAACTCTGTGTTGACTTCCATGAGTAACTTCGTTAAATCTGTATAGACAGAATCTACATTACCTGCATTTATTTTATCGGCAGCCCCCTCTAATACAGATACTAACTTATTCTGCCTAATCTTCTTACGAACCTCGTCACAATAGTAAGCGGTACATTCTCTAGCATCTACTAAGAGATTTACTTCGGGGAAGTGCTTCTTAAAAGTATCTAAGTCTGGTAATGTACCATAGTTAAGTTTGAAGTTGCTTATCCACTTAAAGGCACGTTTGTTAGAGCCTGTAAAGTAATTCTGTGTAATACCTTTATCGACTACAACGTCCCAATCTTTACTCTCTAGGAGTTTTAAAATTAACTTGTTTTCTACTGACATTATAACAACTCCTTGAAAGACTCTAAGGAATACACATTATCTAAAAACGCACCTTTTGGAGTTTCACAAATAAAATATTTAAAAAGTGACCTACAATCTACTGCTAAATCATTTAGATTCTCATACTGTATAAAGTCTGTATAGAATAGATACCTACCAAAATACAAGTCGTCAAGCTCTGATTTTGTCCTTTTTAAATCTTTACTTATAATATAAATACTAAACCCAGCGGAATATAACTTTAATGTTAAATCCCTATATTCCTGCTTAAAGGTGCGTTGTAACTTACTTTTAGTAAAAAAATCTTTTAAAGAAGGTTTTTTACTAAAAATTGTATCATAGTCAATAGCTATGATGGTTGCTACTCTATTAGAAAGTTCACCTTTTCTGTTCATTTAGCTTATTCTCCAAAGATTCTAATGTCAATTCTTTAGCCAAAAGCTTTTGCCAACAAGCTGTGCATAAAGGAAATTCTTGTTTTCCTGCAAAACCTGTAACATCATTGCTTCCGCAATTAAAGCACTCATCTTTTTTAATCATCTAATCACTTCCTTACTTTAAAAACTCCAAGGCTTTTTTATTACGAAAAGCCTGTTTTCTGCCATCCTCGCCTAAAAGCTTAACCTTAACAAATTCTGAAAGCATGGAATAGAAAGTATTTCCATAACGCTCTTTTAACTGCACAGTATCTAAATTACTACAAATAATCGTTGGGTATCCTTTCGTAAATCTCTGCTTTAGAATATCCTCTAAAAGTGACTTTTCAGCATCAGACTTCAAACTTACTTCTGCTCCAAGTTCATCAATTACTAAGAACTCTGCCCCAAGAAACTCGTTATAGGAATCATCCTTACTGAAAGCCTTTGAAATAAGCTCTTTAAAAGTTGTCATTCTACATGTATGGTAGTAAGAGTAGCAATATTGCAGTATAATACTAGATACAAATGATTTACCGCAACCATTCTGCCCTATAAAAAGAAGCCCAACACAATCCCGCAACATTTCATCACAATGCGTTGTATAACCACGTAACAGATGTTCCATTTGTTCGTTGGGAAACCGATAATCTTTCCAAGAAAGACCTTGATACATAATAGGAATACCCATTAAAGATAAAGCTTCTCTGCTTAAAAATGTTCTCCTAGAACTCAATTTCGGCAACATTCTCACCTCTTGTATTTTCCCAACCGCGCAATTCCTTATCTTTAAAGTGCTTCTTCCAAAAGTTAGCACGATTATAAATGGAATTTGCCCAACCAGACGAAAGTAAGTAAATACCATAATCTGTATAGGGGATTTCTTTATCACCACTAGAAATACGTTCTCCGCTATCCCAAAGATAGTCTATCATCAATTTAACTTCTGTATTAGTATAAGACTTCATTACTGACTTCAAAATGGCATTATCCTTGTATTGAACTGTGACATACTTTATGTCACGCTGTTTCGCTTTATCCTTCCAATAACGCAGAAAATCAGTAGGGGTAAAAACAGAAACATCTACATCTGATTTAATAATACCTTTTGCCTTTGGTGTGACTACTGCCCTACCAAAGAGGGCAGCACTCATTGCTTTATTAATGTGCATTGTCAGAAACCAAATCTGTAATTTCAGAGTTGATAAATTCATCAATTTCTGCGCTTAATTGTTGTTTAGTAAATTCAATTTTAGAATCCTCTACAGTCCTCTCCATACCAAGCTCAACCCTAGCACTCTCATAGTTACCTAAATTTTTTGTAAAGCTTTTAACAACTCTAACTAAAGTTTCACCCTTTTCCATTACATTAACTCCTTTCTAACTACTTTATCAAATTCTTCAAACCAACGTACTTTCATAAATTCCATATTAGGTGTAGTCTTTGTCATACCACATTCAAGGGCTGTCATTGCAAGACATTCAATCATACCTCTAGTGTACCACGACCTATTCTTTGTTTTAATTGGGGACTCTGGCATATAACCATTCTTAATCCACAAATGAAAGCACATATAAGTTCTAGGTATTCCCACATTAGCAAATGCTTCTACCAATTTACCACTTGTATAAACAGTCATTTCTTTTCCGTTTATAATCATCTTCCTGCCGTTTGTCGCCCATTCTTTAAAATGAGCAGAACATCTGCGCTTATTCGGAAACTTCTTCCGCTTTCTTCCCTTTTTGCGTGGTAAGGGCATATGTAATCTTCCTTTCAAATATCTTATTCATATCTTCATCGGAAATAACGCCGTCTGCAATAAATCCTTGAATCGCATCTACATCAAAGACTGGTTCATATGAAACAACCTTATCAAATAAATCTAAGCGTCTTAATACCTGTGTTGCAAGTTCTTCATTAATTCCAAGAGATACCCTTTGCTGCTTTTTAAAGCTTCCATTCGGTGTGTTAAGCCAAACATTACCCATAGTATCTTTAACACCTTGCGTGTCAAAATATTCATCTAACTGCTTCTTAATCTCTGCCTTTTTCTTTTTAGCATCATTTTCTACTTTACTGAATAAGGCATACGCATCATAAAGCTCAGTCAATGTCGTTTCTTTAGGGGCTTCATTTAAATCAACAATCTGTTTCTCTTTGGTTGGAATATTAATTTTCATTCTTATTCTCCTTGCGCATCTTTGTCCACAAACGACGTTCTGCTGCATTATCAGGCAGCCATTTACGGCTCTTTGTACACATTGGAATACGTCTTTTAAAATCCTTAAATTGTTTTTCGTCCATTCTTAAAACCTCCAAATAATCTTTAAATAAACATTTCTCAATGTCTGTAACTAATTATACCATATACTTTAAAAGTTGTCAATAGGTATTCCGAGAGATTTATAACATTCTACACGCTTAGACCAATGATTTTTAATAGCTACCATTAAAGGATGCTGGTAATCAAAAATATAAACATCAGTCTTTCCCTCAACTGTTCTCCGCAACCTTCCAAGTGCTTGTATCAAGTCTTTGTCATTTGCAATATCTGCCACCAAAAACCCATATTCCCAAGCCTTAACATTTGTACCCTCACACGCAATGGAAAGCGTTGCTAATGTTACAAGAACTTCCTTACTTTCAGCGCGTGCTTTAATATCTGCCTTTGAATCTGACATATTCCCATAAAATTTCTGAATCTTAGGGCAAGTAGGAATTAACTTATTATAAAGAATTTCTAGCTGCTCAATAGTTTTACAGAAAACTATGCAAGACTTGTTCTGCATATAAGCATTTTTAATATCCTCACAAACTAAGTTATTAAATTCCTCATCTGTTGCAATTTTATCGTAAGCATCATGCAAACGTAATGGATACGGCTTCACAAGACCTTCCGATACAAGCTCTTCCATTTTTAATACCCATTCAATAGTACCACGTTTATAAGTTTTATAATTGCAGACATAATCTTCTATGGTTCTCTTTGTGCGTACACCATAATACGCCTTTTTAGGCCGCCAAAAAATATTGCTTTTCCTGCTTATGACATGAATGTTCTCAGCAGGAATTATTGCATCTGTTTCACACATTGTCCCATCAAATAAGGTTTTACCACAGAGTAAGTCAATAACATCTACTAAGCCATCATTACGCATTTTAGTAGCTGTCAGACCTAGTCTAAGATATGCAGGGAACTCATTAAGAACTTGATAACTAACTGCACCTGCACGATGTACCTCATCAATAATCAGCATGGAAATTTCCTTATGCAATTTTTTAAGTTTATCTGCACCTAAACGAGAAAGTGTTTGTATTGTAGTAAGTGTAATATGCTCACCAATTTTGAATACTTTACCTTTAACCAAACCAATATCCAAAGCATCATTATAGGCTAATTTTGCATCTTGAATCCAGCCATCTACTAAATCATCTTTATTTACCACAATTAAAGTTTTTTTACCCAATTTACCTGCCAAATAAAGACCACAAATACTCTTTCCAGTACCTGTCGGTAAAACAAGCGTTCCTAACCCCCTAAAAGTAGAAACTGCTTTCTTTTGAATATCGCGTAATTCTAATTGAAAAGGAGGGTATTCAACATCATCATCCTTTGCATCACTCTTAACAAAAACCGCAAAGGGACATGCTTCGTAGCCCAAAGGTACTAAAATATCGTTTGAAATTAGCTTATAATATCTTAACTTTGAAGGAATACGCACACTTCCCCACTTACTGTAACGAATAGCACTCTGATAGGCAGGATTATCGAAAGTTAAATCTTCTTTAATCTTAGAGAGCTGTTCAAGAGTTAATCCCTTAAACAACTTCTGCCCCTGTTTTTCTTCATAAGTTATCATTTATATCTCCCCTAAATTTATTAACCAACTCCCAAAACGCCTGTACTTCTTTACTGTTTAACTTAAAAAAATTTAATGTAATATGTGGGATTCCTGCATCATCTAAATAAGCAATTTCAATATGATTATCCTTCTTAATGACAATTCTCTCATCTGAATTAACACCTACTAACATTTTAATATCCCTCCAAATCACCGTCTAAGGCAATTATTAGCCTATCCGTATTTGCTCCGAAAACTTTACGGTAAATTTCACAATCCTCAGCCTCGGATAAGCCGTTTGTATCTGTTACAAACACTAATTCACAATCTGCACCGTGTTTTAATAGGTTATCGCAAAAATCTTTGACTTTCATTTTACTCCTCCTTACAATTCTGTTCCACTTTTTTCAAGTCCCACGCATAAGGTAAAACTACTCTTAAAATACATTTACCAGCACCATTCAATAAAACACATTCAGAGCATTTTGTACACTCACATGTATTATGTAATAAATTCACTGCATCTAAAACCGCAGCCTTCTCCTCTTTAGATAAAGAAGATTTTTTACTTACAGTATCCTCTAAAGATACAAGATAAACACCACCACCATTAGGCTCAACTGTTTCCACCCTAAGCTTACCTTCCTCAATGAAAACCTTAGCACCTATTGGATATATCCGTAATTTTTCAATTAAATCTACTACTTTCATTATTAGAACTCCTTTCATCTTTAAACTATGGTTATTATACCATACCTCACCATATATGTCAAGCATAAAAATAAGGGGTACTTTTGTACCCCTAAATTACCATCTTGATGTATAACCTCTTGTATCTAAGTGAATCCAATCACCATAATATCCAATACCTAGCTTATCTTTTAAGCCCCAAGCATCCGCAGCTACCAGCACTGTATCCGCTAATGCTGTATCTGTATCATCTTGTCCTGCAATATGTATGTCAGCAGCACAGCCTTGTGTATGCAAACTTCCTTCTGCACCACCAACTAAGGCATTAATATATTTTGTACGATAACCGCTTTTATATCCTGCATTTGTAGTATTAACTACCCAATTTGGATTCCAGTCCCTTAACATATCCAATATCTTAAAGAGATTTGCAGTTCTCTCATCATCTGTACAAAGTCTACCATCTTCTGTCCAAGCAAATGGATTTTCACTGCGTTGTAAGCAGTCCCATTCATTTACTGTCCAATGTTTACTTTTATACATCACGTTTCACTTCCTTGCCTAAGCAACCTTCTGGCGTATTGTAGCGAGAATTAATGTATTTATTACCAAGCTGTGCAAGTACCGCACCACCAGTAGCTAATGCAAATTCTGAATAATTACCCCAAAAATGTCCTGTTAATGCAAGAATACAAGAGAGCACTAAAAATGTTACATAACCAAGTGTTATTAATATCCTTGTTAAACTGAGGATTCCACCCTCTTTAAAAACTTCTAGCCAACTTTTCATAAAATGCACTCCTCACTTTGAAAAGAAATTATGAATTAAACTTATAACTAAAGATATTACAGCAGTAAGAATAGACACCCCTTTGTACAGAGTGCCTATCTTATCTTCCAATAATTTTGAAAAATCCAACTGTCTATCTCTATTAAGTTTACGTTCTTGGTCTAAGGACTCCCCTAAACCTTTCAAAGAGGCTTCAAGAAAGGCAATATTTTTGCCTTGCAGTTCGAGCTTTTCCCTGACTGTGTCTATCTCTTTCATATCCCTTTCTTGACTATGCTTAATCTCAGCACAGTTGCTAGTGGACTCTAATAAAGCTTCTAGTAACTTATCCTCTTTATCCATTCAATCACCCTTCTACGCAATTTTTACAGCGGTGAAAGAAGTGCTTGTTACCGTTCCTGCAGCTGTCAACTGTACTTGTAGTGAAGCTACATTATTGATAGCTTTGCAAGAAGGTAGAACCGTAATCAAAGTGGTAAAACTTGCAGGGAATGTAGTAGCTACCACACCTGTCGCAGTAGCACTAGCACCAGGGACTGCTACACCGTTCTTAACCAGTTGCAGGGAAATATCCCCTGCCGCAGTAGGTGTAACATTTGCATTAACAGTGACTAAGTAAGTTCCTGCTTTACGTAAAGTAACTGTATTACTGCCTGCTGTAAATAAAATTCCTTGATTGCAACAACTGTTGCAACCACTTACAGCTTTTGTGTCATATACTAAATACCCATCAGCTACCACTGTCTGAGTGACAGAGTTAGTAGCATTTAAATAAGCCATTCCTTATCCCTCCTTTAAATAAAGGGGTGAACTAACACCCCAAGTTATTTAAACACAACCACAAACATTATTTGCTGCGCTCTGATAAGGAGAGCAGGTTATAAATGCAGGTTGTGGGAAAGGTCTAAGTGTACCAATTAAGGCTGCACTTTGAGCTTGTTGACTCAGCTGGAAATTAGCAGTCTGCAATTCTCTATCTCTGTCAGCAAGTTTATCACGCAGTTCTTGAACGGTATTAGCTACCATTACTGCACGTGTCTTTTCACCATCCGCATTAATTGCGTTCACAATTTCACAAGTATTCTTATAGTTTTCAGCTCTTACAGAATCAATGTTTCTATTGGTTTCACAACCTACATTTGCGATACCTTTCTGAGTTTCACAGCAGCATTGCTGTGCGGCAAAGCGATTTTCTGCAATTTGATTACCTAATTGATAACCATTAGACATTAAATCACGTTGTACTCCATTGAAACCGTTTAACATAGTTGTGTTCTGTGCATAAAAACCATCACACAAACCATTTTGAATACCTGCTATACCTCTTTGAATAGATTGGTTGTCAAAACCAGATTGCAAGTCGCTTCTAGTTAAGGCTTCGTTTAAACCCCTGTTATTTCCGAAACCATTTCCCCAACCGCCCATTAAGGCAAAAATAACAATAATCCACATGAACCACATACCACAACCATTACCCCAATCGTTGTCATATCCATGATTCATATTCATTACAGGAACAACACCAGTACCTTCCATAGTAAGTACCTCCTATATTGATTTATTTTTCAGCCTAATCTTCTAGCCCGCGCGTCTGCTAAAATCTTAGGTTAAATTGTGAAAGAAAATTATTTAAATCATTATCGCTCATACCTTTTGTATGTGCAATGTTTCTAACTATTTGTTGCAGCTGTTCGGGACTTTTCCCCTGCCCCATTTGCATAGCTTGGTTAAATAGGGGATTGCCACCAAACATTTGTTGCATTAACTGCATGGGATTTTGTGACCCCTGTACCATTCCCATTAACTGCATCGGATTCATCATTTAGTAGCTCCCCCTTCCAACCTATTCAAGCTATCCTTTAATTCTGCAACTTCACTTAGCAACACCTCTAAGTCGTCTTTAGTTGCAAAATTTGCAGGGCTTATTTCCCTTGGTTCATCCTTACTTAAAATAAATACTTTATAATCAACTTTACCTTCATTTGTAAACTGTTTTGTATAAATTCTGTCCTGCTGTGTATCTACAAAAACATTAAGGCTTCCATCATAATCTACAGCGGCAGATTTAACTTCATCAAAACTTGCTACAAATGCGGTTTTTGGCATTTGAGGTTTATTTGGGGGCATTACTTGTTGTCCCTGCTGAAAACCTTGCTGCCCAGATTGATTCATATTAAAATATGGGTAATTCATATAACCTTGCCCAAAGTAATTATTAGGATACATTTCACACCCCCTCCTCAACTTACATTTTAATTATAGCATATATTTTAAAGGGTGAATAACTAACTTTTAACAGTCTGATAATACAATGTTAACTAATTTTTTAATATCGTCTGGTAATATTTCAAAATCTCGTTGCATCGTAGAAAGCATTTCATGTCTTGCAAAACTAAGATAATTATTAAGGGAGTCAAAGGACATTCCTACATCCTCTGCTATATCATAAATACTTTGTTCTTCAATGTACCTCAAATACAGTACCCTTTCAACACGTTTATGTAAACCAAGTGCAGGTATTAAAGGTTTAAGTACATTCTTTGACATTTTATTTAATCTATTTGCAAAATTTCTTCCATCCATTAGTCCACCCTCTCAATATTATATATTTAATACTATAGCTTCAATTTCTTCTTTATTCTGCGCTGCTTCAACCTGTTCTCTTGCCTTGCGGTACGCCATATGCAAAGCATTGCTACGCACAGCAACAGTAGCAATAACCATGCGCAAGTCATTGGCAGTAACCTTTGTGTCTTGATTGTCTGCTGTCGTCCAGTCAATAGACGCATCAGTGCCTTGCAAAGACAAGGCAATGATGGCTGCGTTAATTCTATCTCTCGCTTTATCGTCATAGTCAAAGCTATGTCCACTGTATTCAATAGGCTCTGCCTCTGCTTTATCACGCTGATATTTAAGCTCTGCAATCTTACGTTGCTTAATCACTTCTAAGGGTTCTTCCTCATGCGTAACAGTAACATTTAATTCTGCCAAGGCTTCCTCGGAGATAGAAAGAGGTATAAAGATACCTTCCTGCCCTAAGGCTTCTGAAAGTAGGTAAATGTTAGAATAGGTTTGGTCTTTATATTTATATTTTGTTTGCATTTTGTTTCACCTTTACTTAATAATCTTCAACTGTGGGCTTCATGTCATTTATTGCTTTACCCCATGAAAAAGTTACACCATCTGTTGTATAATAACAGTCAAAATGCAATGTATAGGTTTTATTTGGGGTTACACCTACAATAGAATCAATATCTACGTGGTTTATATTTTCAAGCATCTCACATTCTGAAATGCCTTCACCCCAAATTTCATTATTTATTGTATTTTTAATCTTTGCATAAAAACTTGAATAATCTTCGGCATCTTCAGCATAGTCAACTACTGCAACCACTTTGATTCTTTTAATCCCCTTTGGAACAGTAAAAGCTATTGTTTTATCATCTGCTTCCCTATAAGTCCAATGCTTGCTACCATCTTCAACCTTTACTCCGCTATTCATCATCATTCTATTAAGTCCCATTATGCAGCACCTCTACGATAACTTACTAGCTTGCACAATGCTAGTAACATTGCCATCTTCATCTTTCATCATCAAAATGTTTAATAACAGACCTGCACTTGTAATGGCCAGGTCGGATGCTGAACCAATGTATTTAATAGTACCAGCGTCGGTGATAGTCAAAGTGTAAGCACCAGAGGATTTGATGAACGCCGTGAACACAGTGGATTCATCAAATTCTAAATTAGCCAAAAAGGTTTTAAGGCTAAGGTTAAAATCTCCCGTTGCTATATAATGCATTAGGGATATTGAGGGAATATCGCCCTTACCGCGTTTCGTATGAGAAAGGTATTTTTCATATCCCAACTTTACTTCCTCAAAGTCTTGTAGAGAAACCCATGAGTTACTAAAAAGCCTGTTAGCATAAACTTTAGAAATTTCATTACCCTTACCATCACTCGTTGCTGCAGCCGCCATGCCAGAATAAAATTTAGCATTGATTGACCCTACTTCCTGTGAGCCTTGCCGCCAATTTATTGTAGTAAGTTCACCATTTAAAGAAAAACCAGAAAAAATATCAGTCCCGACCTTATCTAGCAACGCACTATAGATAGCTTTATTTTGGACAGGGTTTGTGCTTGTACCACTTAATTCAGTATCAACAATTACACTATTAACATCAATCGTTACATTGCCATTTTCATCCGCAACAGAATTATTTATGGAACGTACTATATTTTTGTTATTCCATTTAAGTAGTCCAACGGGACTGCCTAAAAGAGTTGCTGAATGTGTAGAATCTGCTGCTTTTAATAAAAATTGTCCTGTGTTTTCTGCATAATTACCACCACAAAGTTGAAGATTTGCACCACTATCAACTGCGTTACCTCCTGTTAAGCGCAAGTACGACGTATTAATATTTCTTTTAAGAATGTCTGCCACACTTACGCTGTTTGTGGCACTCTTGCCCATACCGTCTGTTATTCCGTACCCTGCTAAAGTAGTAGCTGTATAAGACATTTGCTGCCATTTAGACCACGTGCCTTGCACACCGTCCGAAATATAATAACTTCTTCTCCAACAGTTATTATATTCTAGATTATTGGTGCTTCTATTATATTCCCGCACTTCTTGATAAACTATCTCACCTTTACCCCATACCATTAAGCCAAAAGCATAATTAGTAGGGCAATTTAAAATAGTTTCAGCGCGAGAATTAATGTTACAGCAGTAGAACCCCTCATCCTTAAAATTATTTAAGTCTGAGGCTTCCGCTATCTCCAAGGATTTGTTAAATTTAGTATCTAGTTTCTCCAGTGTTGCTGTATTATCTTCATTTAAAAACTGTGGGACTTGTGTATCAATTTCTTCATCACCTGTCCAGTTATGAAAGCTTGCCATTTACATTCCACCTTCCATTCTCCAAAACTCATCAGCACATTCCTGCACCGCGCTAAAAAACTCCCTTATATAATCGCATTGTACAAATTCTTCTTTGTTTTCTTTCTTATAGGCTATTGGACAAATTGACCTGCATAAAGGTAGACATTCACATTCTGCGCAATTTCGTGGCAATAACTTTAACCACTCCATTTCATGTGCTTTTAATATATCTGAATAATCATCTTTAATATTTGCAACCACTTTATTATCATTGTGGCATCTTATTATATTACCTGCAAAATCTATAGATAAAGAGATACGTCCAGGTGCGCAAGGTGGAAATGGGGAAAGCATAAAACTTTCTTTAGAGAAGTAAGTCCCTCTTCTAAGTTTAGTTTCAAACCACCTATGTACATTTGAATCCCTTGTTTCTTTATAATATTCAAATAAATCTTTTACTGCTTTTCTTACTTCGCCCTTCTCAAAAGCGTATAAATCTTTTGGTATATCCCATAGTACATTTATAAAACCTAGAGTTACCTCAGTATTGGGGAATTTTGACTCCAAGTATTTAAAAGCAGTTACCATATCACAATTTAAGGCATTGTATACCCCATTTACCGTTCTTTTTTCTGCCAACAAAAAAGCTTCTATATTTCTCTCTAGCGGCATGGCGTTTCTTGCAGCTAGAGGGTTGGGTGCATCATAACTCATAATTACCCATATATTATGTTTGTTACAAAAGTCTACAATGGAATTTGAAAGTAATAGACCATTGGTGAAAATGCGATAAGAAATATTTCTCATACCCATTTTTTCAAACTCTTCTATAAGTTTCTTTATTGTAGTCCAATAAAGTAAAGGTTCACCACCCCAAAAATAGAGCCTACCTCCACCTGCTTTATCCCATTTTACTATAAAGTCTAGTACATCCTTGCTTAACTCAGTAGTGGGAAAAGCAACATCACATTTAATAGGAGTTTGTGTACAATGTCTGCAAGACATATTACATGCACTGCCTAGCATCAGATAAAGTGCTTTTACACCTTCCGTGGATACCGAATCCCCTTCACAGTGAATAACATCCCCATTAACAAATTTGTCACCCTCTTGAATGTCGACCCCTGTAATATCCACATAATCTCCATCCCCAACTAAATCTTTAAACTCTTTTAATGTATTATTTGTTATAAATTTTGCCACCAATACATCATCTATTAATTTTCCAATTTGTAATACCATAATGCTACCGCTCCTGCACTTCCCGCTAAACCAATACCGCCACCTGCACCTGCGCTTCCAACAGTGATTTGTATCCTATCCCCTTCCTTAACAGGAATGGTGACAATATTAATGCCACCACTACCTCCTGATACAGGGTAGACAACTTTGTCCGTGTTTGAACAGCCTCCACCACTACCATAAACACCTTTAGTAACTTCGGGACGAACATCGTATCCTTTAGTACCTGCCACTGAATAATCACCGTCTACACCTTCTGGAACGCCACCTTTACCAACTTGCTTTTCCTCAGTTTCGGTGTAGCTTCGCCTATTAGCATATGTACAAACTCTTTTATACTTTGCACCACCGCCCCCAGATGCAATGATTACATCTGCTCCATTTAAAGAAACTTTAGAAGTTCCACCATCTGTTCCTTTAGCGTCTGCAATAACTTGTGTATGGGGGTATTGAATCCATCTTGTACTCATGCTCCTTCACCTCCGCTACCTTCTCCTTGGCTCGGGCCGCTATCATCGGTATCTTCTTTAGGAGTGTATCCATATCCTGCACCACCGCCGCCGCCACCAACAGTCACGATGGTAATGTTTTCCACACCTTTAGGAACTGTGAAATCATAAGTACCTGGACTTGAATATTGGACAAATTGCTGTCCAGACATTAACAAATCATTGTTCCAAGCATAACAAACAGTTAAATGGCTATCTTTACTAGAGCCTTGCCCCAAAAGCCAAAGCTCCATTCGATGCGTTCCTGCGTCTAATTCAATGTCCCCATCATATAAAGTTTTCCAATTAATGCCTGCACTGCGCCTGAAAGTTTTCTTAACAAGCAAGTTTCCATCTAAATTTATCCATATATCACTACGTTGCCACTTATCAGAGCTGTATCCCCAACCAGTTTGTCCATAATTAACCATACTTTTATAATGAAACTTGGTTCTTCTTGGTGCTACAAAATAAAAAGTATCATATTTAGCTGTGCGCTCACCACTACCACCAAATTCTATCTTTACAGTCTTATCAAAATTTACGCCTTGGATGCCTTGCACACTTTGCTCAACCACTCTATAAGACATTCCGTCAATTTCTACCCAAAGTTGTGTTCCATACAAATCATCTGTAACACCTAGAGGTGCATACACAGTTGAACCATTTGCTAATTTAATTGGTAAAGACCTTCCTGTATAGCTACAAGTAGGTGTATCATATAAAGGAACTATTTTTTTATTATTACTGCTTTGTATGTTTAAAACATGCTCTGTTACACCCATATTATTTCACCCACATTTTCGTACCATTAGGAAATACTATTTGCCCGCTTTCATTAAAACGTGCTAAATTACTTGGCAAAATGGTATCTGGGATAAGTGCTTTATCATTCAATATAGGTATCTCTTCCCTACCATAACCTATATTTAAAATACCATTAGGTATTTTACCATCTGCGTTCACCATCACAATCTGCCCTGCCTTAACCCCAGTATCAATAAGGCTTGTTGCTATCTTATCATTATCCCCTGTCATTACCAGTTGCCCATTCTGTGTCCCTGTATACATTAGGCTCATCTTAATCTTATTTGTGGCAACATCTATTATATCGTCCACCCTACTAAGAGGAATATGAAATGTATCCACATACTCCTTATTAACAAGTGTTAATGTTAAGTCTGCTATCCTTATCCATAAATTATACTCCACATTAGATAAGATATAAAGACTCATTGTATCTGTTCTAAAACAAGGCTGCCCCAAAACTAAATTATCTTGGGGAAAACTTGTACCACTATGCTGTGACTGCACACTTTCAAAATTCTTATTTATAGGTTCTAAAGAATTTGCAAGTGTTTCAGTTTCTTTTATTTTTCTTAATTTCTGCATTATTTCACCTCAATATCCGCGGGCTGCATAAGTTATTGTCCCCTCAACATAGCCGCCATCCTCATTTTTCATTACTACCATAAACCCTTTTGTAGTAACATCATATGCTAATACTAACGGCGGAGCACCTGTGCCACTATAAGACTTAATAGTAACATTCAATTCTGGTACAATGTGGAACTTCCTATCACTATTAAAGTGCATTTCATGGGGTTGATTGGTAGTTGTAAGCACTACTGTACCTGTATCTACCACATCTGGTACATCTACTTTATGTATATACACCCTTGCATTAGGCCTAGCTGCATTAAGACTAGCTTGCATTACATATTTACATAATGCTTTTTGATATATATAATCGCCTGTAATCATTTTCTTCCACTTACTATAACCAAAAGGCGTAAATGTTTCATCAAAATTCGTTTCGTTTAAAACCTTGTCATAGAAGCGTAAATCACTTAATACCTGTTGTGAATTATTTATTTTTAACACACCAATTCCAAGTGCCTCTTTAAAGGGTTTTGTAACTTTCTTATTAGGAGCTTCTTGTAACCCCAATGCTGTGCTAAATTTTCTGAAATAAGCATTTACGGTTGTATAATCAGATGTAAAACCTAAACCTGCCTTAAAAGTTCTGTAAAAATCATTTTTAGTAACTGGGTCTACTTTAATCCCCAAAGTAGCACTAAATGCTTTGCTTGACTTTTTATTTATCTGTTGTTGTATTCCTAGACCTATATGATAGGAACGCTTATAATTACACTTGCTTGTAGCCTCTAAATTGAAACTTAGTGTAGCTTTCCAGTCTGCAATGTAAACTGTTCCTCGCAAATCTTTTAAGCGTTTTCCTTTAAAATAGCTGAAAGGAAATGGGGCTTCTTTTAGTTTTAAGCCTCGAATTTCCTCTCTAACCGTAAAACTCATACTACTGATACTTCTTTCAAAATAATTTCAAAAGTCATTGCATAAGTATCTACAGCTTCTTTATTAATTACTGGATATACAACTCTATCAAATAAAATATCATCCCCTGTAAAAATACCTGCTTCCACCAAAGCACCTGTTGCTTCTCCAGCACCAAAAACTGTCTGGAATACGAGAGAAGTAGTTCCCGCTGTATGAGTGTAGGTACAAGCCTTTTTAAGTTTAAGTGCTTTCAAGTTTGTATCTCCTAGAGCTGGGGCAGTATTATTAGTTCCTACACCAATTTGACTAATAGGCTTTGGTCTTGTTGTTGAACCTAAGCAATTACTTACAAAGTCAAAACCTGCACTTGTAATCAAATTATGTTTCACAAACTTTTGTTTAATGTTATTATTCTCGTCATACAGTACCCCTGTAACAACAACTGTCATTTCTGTATTCATTTAATCCTCTCCTATTCCCTATTGAAATCGCCATACAAAGCTACCTGTGTGTATCGCTTCATCACAGAAATTTTCTTTCTATTTATAACATAGGAATCGCAACCTACGTCATATATAACAAATGTAAAATACCCTGAGCCTTGTGAAATTATAAAATGTAGATAATCACCTTTTCCAGAAAAATCTTTTAACTCATACTCTCTACCATCTGAAAAGGTACATACAAACATATCATCATCTTCTCTATAATGAAGCCATAAATAATCACCTAAGTCATTCCTTAAAGTAAGAATTGAATAATTATTTACACTGTCAAAAGGCACGTAAAGATTAAAGCTGAATGAAAAAGCATCATCAATCGGCAAATTTTTCCATTTTGGACGGCACTTTCCATCTAACACAAGCCCTTTTTCAAACCTTCCTACCCCATAAGTAGGAGTACCAACAATTCCTATGGGTTTTTTACCATTGTCTGAAACGAGTGTTTCGTTCAATGACATTCTCTCAATTACATCCTCTTTACTTGACTCATTATACACCGCAATTTCTGTCCATGAATTGTACATATCATCTATACCTAATGGAAACCAAGTTCTTCGTTTAGCGTTCTCACTCGCCCATGTAAAATGAGCATCCTTCCACATAAGCTCTAACTCCGCGTTTACTGGCTTGATGGTTTTCTCTGTCCAGTTTCTTGCGCAATACTCTTGGTCTAACTCCATAGGATATATATAATCCCCATAAACCTTGCCTGCATCTAATTGTATACCGCCTGCATTTACGTGCATATTATACTTCTTACCACTCCACTCATCTGCTACTGCATCATATTCCAAAATCATGTTCCTGTTAGGTATAGATGCTACACTTAATTGGCAATATGCAGGATTTGTGCTAGGTACGCCATACGCAGTATATGCTTTCATCCAAAAAGTAGTGCTTGTGGCCTGTGCATATGGATAACTAAAGAAATGCCCAGAACTTGTTGCCAAAGTATTACCATATTCCCAGTTCTCACCCTCTTTAAGTACATAGTACGCAGCTCCTTCCACTAAATTCCAATGAAACTCTATGTTGCGCTCATTCTGTACACAATCAAAGCCGTTTACGTCTGAGGGACATAAAATCTCTAAAAGTAGTCTTGCAGGAGTGGAGCGATTACCTGCTGTATCAACAGCTACTAAATAAAAAGTATATTCGCCAACATTTGCAGGATAGTAATAAGATGTTCCATATACTTGTGCTATTTTATCTTCTTCTGATACAGAACCTAAATATAGCAAATAATAATCTACATCCTTTTCCCCCTCATCCCAATAAAGTTTAAAGCCTCCTGTCACCTCTTCACCATGAAAATTAGAAGGCATAGTAGGAGCTGCATTTTTACCTGTAATGTAAATCTCTGGGGAATAAGTATATGCTGAAAATTTGCCGTACTTACTCATATTCTGAAATCTGAAAATGTAGGTTTCATATATTTCCATATTCTCTATGACAGCCCTATAAGTGCCGTCGTCAAATGTCCCACCGAAAAGCCACTTATCTGAATCCTTCTTACGATACGAAACATTAAAACTCTTATTATAAGTCCAATCTGTATAAATTACATCTAACATTATATTACTAACTACCGTTTTATCAGGCAATATATAATATTCCTGCTCATTTCCTACGTATACTATTTCTGGCGGCGTTTGTTGTGGGTCAGTAAGTTCTGTAATATTTATTACAGGGTCACTTGCTCCACGTTGCTCACTGTAAATAGATTCGTTGTACTCTCTACACGTAAGTTTTATACTTTCATTTTGCTCATCTTCAATTTTTATTATTCTAAATTTTTTCTTTTGAAATTCCGTTACATAATCTGTAACTTCTATTACATCACCAACAGTTCTATTTAAAGCGCGTCTATCTGTTTTAAAAGAAATGTAGGTCTGACAAGTCAGTGCTTGATTTAAGTAGAACCATGCTAATCTACTTGCCTGGTCAAAAGTTGTTACACCCATTAGCTCCAAAGTTTCAACCATTGGCTGTTTTCTTAAATAGCTATCAGGGCTTAAAGAAGCTTCTGCGTTTACTTTTACCCACTCATTTTTAGGGTCAATATAAGTAATTCTATAAATATCTGGGACTTCTGACAAAGGACTAAACCATATACTCAAATCGTGTATGTCATTCGGAGTATATGATTGAACTACTTCATCTGCCTTTTCTACAAACAAGCTATATTTGCCTGCTCTATATATAAGTAAAGAACGGCAACAATTTAACATATACTGTATCCACTCTAAACGGCTTCTTTGTTCATCTAAAGCCAGATTTAATGTATAATTCTTTTCTTTAAAGAATTTAGCTCCATCTATAAAACTTTGAACATCAATTTCATCAAGGCTCATTCCGCATCCATTATAGCGTGTCATAAAGTCTAAAACACACCATGCAGGATTATCCGTCCACTCCTCTCGATACTGTGTCAAATCGTTTGCGTTCTCATATATCTTTACAATAGAGCCATCTACTAAGCAAGTAACATTAAAACTACTACTTAAATTTTCATTCGCCTTTGCCTGTAAAGCTATATATGCCAAATACTTTAAACCGCCAACTAGCATTGCTTTATCTTTTTGTGTATCTCCGATTACACGGCTATCTATTTCTTGTACGCCATCACCGTAATAGTAATTATAGCTAACACCCTCATAACTACTACTATTTGCGTCTAAATCATCAAATTGCAAGTCCCTTATGCCCTTAATCTTACCATCCGCAACAGATACTAATTTATAGAGCACTTTTTTATCATTACTCAATCTAGAATAAATCATATTTCCCGCAGTTTTTACAGTACCATATATAATAGGTACTGGGTCTGTGGTGCTCACGTTGGTAGTCAGTGCGCCCTCACCATATGTATAAGAAGCCTTTTTATTAGACAATTTCTTCTGCTGTCTAAGGCTTACAAACATACTAACAAGGGCAATACCAATACCTATCCAACCCCATGTTGCTGCTGAAATGTGTGACACCTAAATACCCCCTTTATTCTGCCGTGTGAAAAATTTTCAAGTCTTGTAATTTCTGTGTCTATATGTAAGGTACAGTGAATTAACTTACCGTCCCCTAAATACACTGCTAAATGCCATTGATTCATAGGTAATTTTATAACCAAAACATCCCCATAAACGGCATCTTCTAAGTCAACTTCTTTAAAATGACTTTTAAAATGCTTTAGCATATTAGCATCCTCACTTACAGGATACCTATATGCTTTGATATGCTCAAATTCTGGGTGAATTTGATAAAAAGGGGCAAGGCATCCCCAAGCGTACCCGTCCTTTTCCTGTACAAAAGGTAATCCTATGTAATCTTTTACATTTTCTCTAGGAATCATCCTGCCCCTCCTTTTAATGCTTAACTAGATATTCTCTAGGTACAGCAACGTACCCACCGAAATTTAATACATTACCTCGCTGTATGCAGTCATTCAGCGTTTTACCACATGAATAGTAAATTGTATTTTTTGACTTACATCTAGCATCCTTATAAATAAACTGACAGTTCGGGTCATAGGTCATTAAAGGTGCTTCTTGGTCGTAGTCACCTAATACCCTAACAACTTCCATTTCAAAACTTGTAGCAGACATTTTAATCTCATCTAAAATACCGCTATACATAGGTACTGGCTCATCTTCTGGGTACTCTGGAAACCACTCATAAAGTGTACACCGTTTTCCCAAAAATTCATTACCATGATTCGCTACAATCGCTGCCCATTCTTGCCAATGATTAGAAAGTGTTAAAGAAACACTGTCAATAGAGTTATCAGCGTTCTCCTGCCTACTACCCCTCTCAATTTGTGTGGATAAGTAAGTATTTCCACAAATTTCAAAAGATTCTAAACTTTCATCTGCTATAAATCTATATATGTTATCTTTATCATACTCAATAACCACTAATAGGCGCGTTTCTATCTCGCTTTGTGCTAAGTATTGAGCAATGTCTTGTTTAAAACCCACAGTCATTATGAACCATTCCTTACTTCTATTAAATTTATAGAAACTTCTCTGTACCCCATATAATTCATGGTAAATTGCATGGAGTCACTGTCAAATCTAACATAATACCAATTATCGTCACCACCATTATCAGTACCATCATCTGCATAAATCCTTGCCCACTTAAATTTAAAAGCTCTATATTTACCTTTCACTTGCTTAAAAAATTCCTCCAACTTCCTGCCACCCGCAGGTGTCTTTTGGAATTTAAGTGTCCAAGTTCTTCTAGGCTCTGACCACTGCGCTCTACGCTGTTCGTTACCTGTCCACTTTTCATCAACAAGTGTATTAAATTCAAGAGTGTAGGAGTATAACTGTAAAGCAGTTATACCCCAAACTTCTAAATTGCCAGCATCTTTATAATCAGTATTTGTAGTTATATCTAAACCTAACATTATGTAACACCTCTAATTGCTGTTCGCATACTTGTGCTTTTCTGAATATCATTTATTAGCTTACTCTTAAAGTTCTCGTATTGCTTATTAAATAGCTTCATATTAGCCTCTGGGTCAAGTGACTGGAATGTCATATTCAAAGTAACCCCTACTGTTGATGGCAATTCATTTGCCTGTTGCATAGGCGTTGTATTCTCTAGCTGACTATCCTCTGTTCTTACTTCGCCACCATCTGCGTATTTAAAACGTGGAAGTCTACCACTACGAATTGTTCTTCCATCACCAACGCTGTTTAAGCGGTCAAGGAAGTTTGTACCTAAAGCCTTAGCAGAACTTGCTTTTATTACATATTCCCCATTCGACAACCTAGCAGGAATACTATCACTCGTACCTGTACCTGCTCCACTAACAGCACCGCCATCTGCAAATGCCCAAAGCTTAGCTGCCTTACCAATTTGCATAATCATCATCACAGTTTGTAAAACTATTCCGAATTTTCCAAGGCTACCACTTACAGCGGTTACGGCTGCCATTAAAGCAGGCATTGCGCTATTTCCTGTGGATTTAGTAACACTGCTTAAATCATCAGTAGCACCAGTGCTTATCTTAGTAGCCGCTGTATCTTCTGTGATAGCACCTGTTGCAGAAATAACACCCTTATCAAATCTCTCTAGACCCTTAACAGAGCTAGATAAGTCTGGCATTGCTATGCCACTTCCAATAGTTGTGCTTTCAGTGTTATGCTGTCCTATGGCACTTCCTACTACATTTCCTACCACACCGCTGATACCTGTTGCACCACTAACACCAACACTTGTTACACCTGCTTTTGTCAAAATTTCCTGTATAACAGAATTTAAGGCTTGGAAAGAAGGTATTAACTGCCCATTAAGCTCCTGCTGTAAAGTAAGTCCTGCATCTGTAACATCTTGCTGGAACTTTGTCATATCAACTGTAACTCGTGATTCAACATTTGTTACAACATCTGTATCCAAAGTATTTCTTCCAGAAATACTATCAAAGATATTGCCAAACAACTCATCAAAAGCTGTATCAAACATCTTCTTAGTAAAGGTCTGTAAGAAAGTATTTGCAAAATCTTGTAAAGCGTCTTTTGCTGATTTTTCTCCCCAGTAAATACTTTGAAAAGCATCTGATAAACCACTAACTAAGTTATCCTTAATTAAGGATTCTAATGGATGTACTTCGTCCATCAAATCTTTGATAGCTTGCTTAGCATCTACAATGTTTTGCAACATTTTACTTTTTGTTTCTTCGTCATTTGCGGCCTTTAATTCAGCAGTGTAATTAGCAATCGCAGTTCTATACTGGTCTATTACAGACTGCATATCAGAATGGCTTCTAATCCATAGGTCGCTTTCTTTTTGGAAATCGCTATGAACCCCTGTTGAAAGCTGATAATCAAGATTTGCAGACTGTGCTTGTAATCCTACATTCTGAGCACGTGCAATAGATTCTTGTGCATCACGCTCTAATTTTCGTAAGTATACTATCTGCTCTAATTGCTGTTTAGCAACTTGCATTTTGCTTATCAAGGTACTCCAAGCTTTTATATCGCTCGCGCTACCCTCTTTTTGCGCTTTTGCTAAACCTTTTTGCGCAGTTTCAAGCTCTGCGTATACCCTTGAAAAATCTGCTGCATACTCTTTGACTAAATTATTTTTAAAAGCTTCTTCTGATACGCCAACTATATCTTCATACTTGCCCTTTATATCATCTAATCTATCATACAGTTCTTTATACTTATCTTTTAAATCATTTACATATTCTATGTATTTTGTAATAGCAGATTCTTTAAGTTCATCTATCTTATTTGTGAATGATTCTACATCAGAATCTTGCCCTAAAGATTTTGCAATCTCTCTGCGCTTTTCATAATTCTTAATTTCTGCCTCTATTATATCAGAATCGTATTTAAACTTGGTCTGCATATAATCTTGGGTAGAGGTTAAGTCAAATTTATAAGCACTTTCAAGCTGTAACTGCTGTTGCTTAATTGCTTCTTTTTCCGCTTTTAAAGCAGTTTCTAAAACTTTATAGGCGTTTTTAGCTTGATTTCTAGCTGCCTTATCTGCGGCAGCTTTTCCTTTAGCCCCTGTACCATTATCCGTAGGAATCTTAGGATTTTTTAATTGGAGATTTTTCTGTGCTTCTTTATAATTTTGTAAATCAAAATCTGGGATTATAGAATCATTTCCCTTTAAAACCTTTTGTGCATCTAATTGTATCTGCGCGCCATAATTCTTCTTAGCTTTATCCTCTGCGCTATCAAAGTATCTTCCCCATAAATCATCAAAATCTTTAACAGGATTCTTACCCCAAAGTTGGTTGGCTTCATAAGTAGCTGCGCCTACACCTAATGTTATTGCAGCTATAATGCCACCAGCTTTTGCAATATTGAATAAGTTCATTGCCTGTACTGCTTTCATTATGTTTGGAACTAAATCTTTAAAAGATGTAGCCAAACTTGCCAAAGAGGACATTATAACTCCCGCAGTTTCTATACCCTGTCCTAGAGAATGTATAAACCCATCACTCTCGTCCGTGGTAAGCCCAATAATTAAACCTATGCTTGTAAACACATCACCCATACCAGATAGGGCTTTTGTTGCAATATCTACCTTTCCAGTTAACTCGTCTGTGTTCTCTTTATTCTTTGACACTTGTTCATAATGTTGTTTTTCTGCCTGTGCTTTTCTTATCAAATCTTGAACTGTATTATCCACAGCTTTAGATTCTTTAACCAGCCCTTGTGAAGCTAATTCAGCAGCAGCATTTGCATATGTTGCAGCTTCATAAGCAGTTGCACCAAGCTTTTCATATTGTTTTTGTAATAATGTTAACTTACTGCTCCATTCAACAAGCTCTTTATTGCCAGAGGATTCTCCCAACATTTTTGATTGTCCTGCATAAGTTGCAGTGCCTTTAGTTAACTTTGAAGTTTCTGCTTTCTCATTATGCTGCTTAACTACGCTATTAACATAATCAGTAGCAGCATTTTTTGCCTTTTCATATGATAATCTAGACTGTTCAAGCTCTTTATTAAGTAACCCTTGGCTTGTAGTTAACCCATCAGTACCACTCTTTAATGACCAAACATCTTTAGCCTTACTTGCGATATTCCAAGTTGCCCACATTATAACAACTTGTTCAAAGTTATTTGCAAGATACTCAAAAGCCTTAACAAGAGTCCCCCCAATAACTTCTACAACAGGTGCTAAAGCAGAGGCTACATTTTTAATTCCTTCCCAAAGTTTTACTACGTCGTCCCCAAATTCTTCCCAAGCCAAAATTATCTCAGGTTTTAATTGAAAATCATCCGTAAACAAAACTTTTCGCACGTCCATTAAGATACTTTTGGCAACATTCTGTAATGAATCCATTCCAGCTGCCTGTGCTAATGTATAACCCTCTTTTACTTGGTCAAACATGCCTTTTAAAGTATTGCCTGTTTCTAAGGAAGCATCCTTAAAACCTTCAATACGATTCATTAAGAACTTAAATAAGCCCTCGCTACTTTGTTTAGCTGCCTTAATATCACTATCGGTTAAGCCTAAAGCTGTTGCTAAGGTTGAACTTGAAGCTTGAATACCACCTTGAACTAAATCCCTTAATTCCTGTACTAGCTGCCTACCATCAAGTCCCATTGATTTAACGGCATTTACACCTGTAACAGTAAATTGCTTAATTTCGTCAATATTCATTCCTGCACCTAAACCTGGGCCAAGCAAAGCTCTAAATGTAGTAACAAGTTCCTCGCTTGTTGCAGAAGTTTTTGCAGCTTCTATGTTCAAATCTGCAATGATGGATTTTGAAATTCCCATTGCAGTGTTCCAATCCAAGCTTTTATCATTAAGTTTTGTCATGGAACTTAGGATACCAGACATACCTACTTGTTCCGTTTCCATTTGCTGTGCAAACTGCCAACCAGGAGATACAATAGACTGCATTAAGCTTACAATTCCTTGAATACCACTTTGCAGTACAAAAACTTTAAAGGAAATATCACTAAACATCTTCCAATTTTTTGAAAGACTGCCATATAAAGTATTTGATTGTAGGGTTGCACCTGCAAGCCCACTTTCAAGCCCTTTAACTTGTGACATAGCAACATCAGTATTTATTGTGGGTGTATAGCTTAATTTATTTAACTGCTTATCTATTTTAGAAGTATCCGTTTTTACTGGCTTATATGACATTTTTAAAGTCTGCACACCAGAATTTAGTTGTGTTTGTTCAGCTTTTACTTTTAACTTCTCTAAATCCCCTGCCATCTGTACGGCTTGCTGTGATAATGTTTTTCTAGCATTTGTCATACTCTGTCCAGAACGTGTAGACATTCTTTCAAAAGCACGTGTCATTTGACTAAGTGCCTCTGAAACATTCTTATTCATTGACATTATACTAGCAGAAACTAAAGAAGTGTTTACCCCAACAGCAGTTGATAACTTCTGTGTCGCCCTTATCTGCTGTTGCATGGAAGATTCAAGAGTTTTTGTCTGTGCATTTAAACTCTTGGTTAGCAAATTTCTTTGTGTTGCCATCTGCGCATTTATCTGATTTGTCTGCGCTCTAATTGTAGCGATAACATTTTTAGCAGTCATTGCTACTTTTGTGTCTATACTATTTAAAGATGAATTTACTTTTTTCTGCGATTTTTGGAATGAAGTAGAAAGCTGCTCTAATTGCTGGTCTGCCTTTGCCACGCCTTTTGTAAGATTACTAACATCTAAAGCTATACTAGCTGTTAGTTTACCTACATCTGCATTAGCCATCTTTTCTCCCTCCAATCAATTTTAGGGCTATTTTATATTACCGCCCCACTGTTTAAATAAATCTGGTGTCATTTTCGGCATATTCTTGACATCATTTTTTGCCTTATCTGGGTTCTCCACCTTTACATGATAATCCAATAAAGCAAATATTTTTGCAGGAGAGCTTTCCCAAAATTCTGTATCGGACATTTTTAGAACTCTCTTTGCAAAATAGTAAAAAGCTACCCAATCCCACGAATCATCTTCTTCGTGGGAAAGGGCTTTCTTTAGTTTTTTGAACTCTTAGTTTCTTTAACTTCTGGCATTACCTTAGTTAAAGCTTCATTAACCAAACTAATCACATCTGGGATGTTTCTAGGAGTTAAATAACTTCCTAATTCTTTATCTGTCATTTTATCCTTACTTGACGCAAACCCTGCCTGTAAAATAGCTAAAACATCAGCAAATCTAGGTGTTCCAGTAAGTGCATCAAAAGCTTTTTGCACACTTCCAAATTTATCCTCTAACATTGCAAATGCGTTGAAATCATAAACTAATTCATAATCTTTTTCTCCAATTTGAAGAATAGTTCCTTGTGGTTTTAATAAGCTTAATTTTGACATATTTATTACTCTCCTTTATGTATTAATAACCTAACTATATTATATCATATAATTAAGATTTTGTCAATACCCTTAAAAAAAATAAAATAAGGGTGTATAAAACACCCTTAAAATTAATTATTAAGCACCAATAGCTGATGCAGTAGCGTTAAGTGTCATATCCATCCACTTTCCTGCACCGTTTGTAGGCATTGCTACACCGCTGAAAGAGCAGTCACCAAAATCACCACTTGAATCGTTAATGGTGAAATCTGGAGCTTCACTTAATCTGCACTTATAAAGCACTACATGGGCATCTTTTACAGTGCCGTCTGTACTTGCATAATCCCATTTACCCTCTAGTTTAAAGTAACCTGGGGTAGCATTTGCTGCTGTTATGCTATAAGTAACTTTTTCAGTCGCCTCTGTGCCATCAGTAGTTACCTTACCACCTAAGATACACTGTAATCCACTATAACTTATTACACTGTTAGTAACAGTAAAGTTAATACTTGTAGTACGTGCATAGTTATCCATTACAGTTGAATCACCATAAAGTGTTTTAGAAACCATTTCTGGTGAAACCTGTAAAGAAAGGACACCTGCTAAATCTACGAACTCACCATAAGTAGTTTCACCATCTGTTGGGTCGGTTAATAGAGGTGCAACTTTTACGTCACTTAACTCCATTAAAACTACTCTTGTGTCAAGAATCTTTCCTGCCATATGCTTTCAATCCTTTCTAATAATTCAATGAAAGCCCTGTTACATTAAGTACCCAATTCGCCCTGCCCCCAGTATCCGTTGTAAGATACGTTGGTGGGTTCATTGGCCTTACTGTAAAACGCTTTCCGTTAGCGTCAACCATAAAACCATCTTTATTTAAAAGATTATATATATTTAATGCAATTTCTTGCGCTTTAGAACTAAGCCTATTCCTTATTCTTATCTGGCAATTAAAGTTCACACTATTACGTGCGCGCCCTTTAATGCTAAAAGCCTGCAATTCTGTTACACATATTGCATCTGGTATTTCTGTCCTTTGAGGAAAAAGGTTTACAAAAATATTCTTATCCACTATGCCATATTCATTTGTTTCCAAAAAGCCTGCCATACTTTCCGCGAACATTTTCCACACCTACTTCATACGCTTACGTACAAGCTTCGCAGCCTTACGTATGCTTCTTTTTCCTCTAACAGATTTACTACTTTCAACATTTATAGGAACATCTTCAAGAACTGCTTCTCTTACAGATTCTTTCATAAGCTCCATATATGTCTGCTTATTTGCATTATATGGGTCACTTAAATAATGGTCTTTACCGCCATTTGGATGTTTAAACCAGGTGGCTTCATGCTGAATAAGCGCATAATTAAAATCTGGGTTGCTTCCCAAAGGCTTTGAGGGGTCTAATAAATGCCTATCTCTTTGTGTTGCAGAATAGACAACATCAAAGGAAGTACCTTTATCTACGACCTCACCACTTAAAACCAATGCACCTGTATCAACAGGTACTTGCATTTCTGAATCCCTCAATAAATCCTCTGCACACAGCTTAGCAGCTTCCCTTAAAGCCCCCTCCATTCGGAGAGATTTATTTATAAGTTTACTACTAATTTGCTGAAATACATTAGAGTTGTAACTCATAATCATTTGGAATTACCCCATTATTAGTCCACTGAAAATTTGTAATTACACCATCCATCTTAAAAACACGCACACTTACATAAATACCCTGTAATAAAACGCCATCATCTATGCCCACAATTAAATAATTGGCTGTCTTTCCATTTGGGTACTCTATATAAATGCGGTCTAATTTATTAGGAATATGTGGTCTAATACTTGTTAAAGCAAACTGTATTGTTGCTGACTCCTGCGTAACTGTTAAATAATCCTTAGCCCGCTCTAAATCTACATCACTGGCTAAATCAGAATTTAAGGTTGCATTTATACGTATTTTATTTTCAAAATCATAGTCTATAAAGTCCTTACTTTCAAGGTATTTTCTTTCAAGAACAGGTACATAATAGAATTTCATTTCCCTATTCCCTATAATACCATAAACTTGGTCGATTGAACTACTTAAATACCTACTAATATTATCCATTTTCAGCATCCCCAGTCATTACCTCAACCTGCTCAATAGATTTATGACCATCCCTATTATAAAATACCATTACTATATAATATGTTGTATTTGGACTTAAATTCATTAAACGATATTTAGTCCTCTTAATGTCCCAAAAAGAAATTATTTCTACATCATTCTCCTGCCGTAAGATTGGCACAGAGTATTCATCATAGATAGACTTAGTGCTATACATTAAAGCATATTTACAAAACTCTCCATAACCTAGATTAAACATATTCCAACTTAACTCAGCAGATGTTGGACTTACTGTACCAACTTGTAAGTTTACCTTCTGCCCTTTAGATAAGTTATAGTTACGAATAGTCCCATTACGTATACTTATAGTAATATCTGCACATTCTATATCACTCTGCTCTGCCTTCTCAATATCTGCTTGTGCTTTTTCAGCTAAGGAAGTGTAATGGAAGAACCTATCGCCTTTCTTAAAGCTTACTTGCTCTGCACTTACATCAAATTCTGGGGCAGAAGCTGTTGCAAGCCTCATATATAATACATAAAGACTTTTTAACACAACTAGATATTTTTCTTTTGGGGTTAGTTCATCAACTGATTTTCCCATACCCATCAAAGACATTTCTATGATGGATGGAATATTATCCTTTATCTGCTGATACGAGGGGTCGTTCTCAATTAAAGGCGTAGAAAGAACTAAACTATCTTCTAAATATTTAATTAGGTCTTGTAGTTTATCTTCCATGCGCTCACCCTCCTAAATTTAAACTACTGCCAACGCTCCTTGCGCTTTCAGATATGCTTTTAATTCCTCAGAAACTTCCAATTCAGTTCCCTCAGAAAAATAGTACCATTTATTCCCATAAACCATTTTAAAAGTTTGATTAGGAACTATCTTTACTTTTTTATTAGTAGCTTTTGCAACTTCTTTTTTAGCTTCTGGGATAGTTACACTTACATTTACTTCGGGTGTAACTTCCGTTTTCTTTGTTACTGCCATTTGTAACCTCCATTTAAGAAAAAGGGAGAATAAAATCTCCCTTATTTTTGACCTTCTTCACTAGACTGTGTATCACTACTAACAGGCGGTGGTGATGTAGCTAATGCCGCGTTTACTGCACTAGCAAATTCAACACTTCCTGCTTCTGAGTTAAGCACAATATCTTTACTTATTCCTACTTTATCAGCAACAGCTTGCGGATTTTGCTTCATGTAGAATACATCATCCGCAGTTACACCCTTGCCAATCAGACTTGCTAACTTGGCAGGGGCTTGCTGTGCATATAAAGCATCACTAGCGGTAATAGCCATTAGTGACACCTCCCATTAAGCAGTTTGAATAACTACTCCGTGAGTCGGATTCAGTACATCTGTACCCCAAATTCCGTACCATGCAATTTTCATTTCACGTCCGAAATCTTCGGTAGCATCTGTTCTAATTTCTGGTGCTAAGTTTTCAGCTAGGCAATAGTAATCTTCACCGAAAATTATAGCGGTATATACATCTTCTTGATTTTTACCTTTTGCTTTTAAGTCAGCATCATATCCTAATTCACTCTCTGCTGCTGCACCGTTAGGCATCATAGTTGTAACAACGAAACGAACGTCGTCAATACGTCCAATCTCACCATTAAACAGTTGTTCTGGTGCGCCATAGTTACTAGCATTTATCCATGCGGCATCGTCCCTTAAAGTACGTGCTTGGTGCGGATGAATTATAGCTACATAATATCCGTTGATTTTCGGAACATTGTTAGTAGTCAGTACCTCTACTGCATCTTTAACAGTTGTTACTGAGAAATCATTTTTACCTGCTTCAATTTCGCCAATAGCATCAATTTTAGCAGCACCCTTTTCTCTACCAAAAAGTTTAGAGGTTCCAGTACCACCTTTTACAGCAGCACTGCACAATTCTTTCTCAATAGTCTGCACATAGTTACGTGACAGTTGACGCATAGCTACTTCTAATTCGTCTACAAAAGAGAAGCGAATTGCTGCTTCGGTAATCATCACAGCAGTACCATGTTCAACAACTTTAATACTCTTTGTGCTAGAGCTTAAAGTTTGTGTCTTGATGTGTTTACCTTCTTCTAATGGTTCAGAAAGTTTTAAGTTGTTGTAAGTCAACATCTTAATTTCATTACCTGGGTTTGTAGTCAGCTCGGTTTTACGTGCTGCAAACTCATAGAAGGTATATACAGGTTCTGCCATAAACAGAATTTCTTTGCTTAATACTGGGATTAAAGAATTAACCAGTTGAACAGCAGTACCACTATCTAATTCAGTTTCAGTAGTTTGAATGATAGTATTAATTTCATTTCCTAGCGGCCATCTTGTTGCCATTTATTCATCACTCCTATTATTGCTTAAAGCCTTTAGCTCTTATTGCTTTATATTCATCAAAAGACATATTATTAAGCTTTTCAATTAGGCTCTCTGTTTTTTCAGGCGCTTTAGGGCTAGATTTTGGTGTGGGCAACGGCGGTTTAGCAGCCTGTTTAGAATACTTCTCCTTAACCGTATTTTGTAAAGCCTTTACCTGTTCATAGGAAGCATCAATTTCTTCTTGTGTGTTTCCCTTTACAAGAGGTCTAAAATCTTCGTCAATGTCTTTGATTTTACCTGTTAAATATTTATTCAATTCTTCCGCAGCCTTGTATGCAGAAAAATCTTTCTCAGATTTTGCAAGCTTTGCTTTATACTCTTCTAGTTCTTTTTGCAATGCTTCAATGTCTTTACTACCTTCCAATTTTCCATCCTCCTTAGCTTTATTAATTCTAGCTTCTACTTCCTGTAAATCTTTATCACGCTTTGCAACATCTTTTTGCAAATTGCTTATAGTTAAGAAGTTTTCATTGCAAGCCTTAACCTTTTCAGCTAACTGTGACTTTAAATCTTCTAGGTTAGCATGTAACTTATCGCGCTCTTGTTTACGCGCTTTCTCGATTTCCGCTTGAATATCAATACTTGGGTCTACATTTGGATTCGTATTTGGTTCTGCCATTTTTTCTAATCTCCTTTAAACTAATTATTTAGAATATTTTAGTTTCTTCTCTGCGGGTGGTACAGGTGAGTTTTTCTTAAAAGACTGCACTTTAGGCGCAGATACTTTCTCACTAGAACCCTTCACTTTAGTATAACTCATTAAAAAACCTCCTATTCCTTTGGGGGATTAATGTTTCCAAGTCCATTGTTTATCTTAGAATCTTTACCCTCACGTGTTCTTCCAACAGTGCCTTTTAAGTCTACCTGTGGACTAGCAGTCGACGTTGTTTGCGGCTGCTCTTTTTCTTTCACAATAACTTTGCCATCAAAAGTGCTAACAAGCCTGTTACCACTAGGCAAACTTACTGGCTGTATTCCATAGAATTGCGGATTATCTGCAACATCTTGTTTAATGTTGGAGATTAAATTAGAAACATCATCTTTATAAAGTCTTGTCATAGCATCTTCCCTTGTTGTTAGACCTGCTTTTAACTCAGACTGTATCATTTCCAATTCTTTCGCCCTATCCCTTGGTAGAATATCTCCCCACCAAACTCTATGGTTATAGAAAATAAAGTTATCTGCTCTCTTTGGAACTTTAATCATTCCCTCTACAATACCTATTTTCATAATAACTTTATTTATCTGTACTATTGATTTTGCGCTTTGAACGCGCTTCTGATTTATTAAATCTGTTAGAGGCATAAAAGCAATTTCTAAAGCTACACCACTCAAATTGCTTGGCGCGCTTTCACCACCTATTGCAAGTTTTGGCATACTACCTACATTATAAATAGTATCCATTACCCTATCAATGTAGTTATTAGAAGCTACTAAATCACCATCTAAACCTAAATTATATACCTTTGCTTTCTCTGGAACGCACCACATCTTATTAGCACCACGCTCCAAATTATGCGGCTTTGCACCCTGTACAATCGTCGTAGGGGCAGCATTATAATCTAGAATTTGCGAAATATCACTTGTTTTCAGATTATATTCAGTATTCAGATAAATTAAATCCTTTAAATCCGAACGACCAAACATTGAACCAGACTGTACTAAATTTCTGAAAGGTATAATGGGAATTACACCATACTTATTCGGATAAATCGCAACCTCATTGCTATTCTCAAAAATCGTTATTGACGAATTTGTGTAAACATAACGCATTATCTTCTGCTTATTCTTGCCTAAGAGTCCTGTATCATCCACAGCATACATAACTGTAACAGACTCTAAAGCATCAAAATCATCATTATAACCATCCTTATATTTTGGGAATACAAGGCTTGAAGGAATTGCATAAAGACGTATACGTCCTTTCGGATACATACCAAAGGGGTCATTCATATCTTCGGCTTCCTCAAAAGCTACATGCACATAAGCATCCCCAGTTACAGATTTTATCTGTCCAACCTTAGACATTAAATCAGAACCATTATTATCATCCCAAACATTATTTAAGAATGGTAACACAATTTCTTCTACCTTCTTATCGAACTTGAAAAGAAAGCCACTATTAAATTCTGTTGCAACATATTTATCTACAAAGCGTCCGCACCAGTTTGTTGTTACTTCTGGTCTATCATCTGATACTATGCCTTCCCAGTGGTATCCATTATAAAAGTTCCAGTAGTCTGAATAGTCCCTAAGTCGTTGCTTATCTTCCTCATTCATATAAAGGCTCATCCTATCTGCTACTGCAAAAGGCGCAAATAACTTCTGCATGACCAATTTTCCTAAATTACTAATATTACTCACCACCTATTGCGCATATAACGCCTTGTCCTTCCTCTTCTTGCACCCATAAGAGTATTAGAAGATGATTCTATAAATTTATTAGTAGAAATTTCTTCCACATCGCCTACTTGATGTTTCATGCTCCATACCATTAAAGCTGCACTAAATGGGTAATCATCATGTTTATTTCGCTCTTTAGGGGCAGCAACTACTAAATTGTTTCCCCTATAATCCTTTGTAAGTTCTACACACTGCTCTTGGAATTTCTTATACTCAATCGTGCTTTGTGTTTCCTCATTAGAAGGATAATGAAAACAGTTTGCATTAATGTAGGCATTAAAGTATTTCATTAACATAGATTTACTAGGAGGTGTGAAAACAAAAGGTATTACAGGGAAACTTACGTTAGCTGCTAACCTATCTGCAACAGGGCTTCCAACACCAGTGCCATCTATGATGCACACTTTTACATTAAAATTCTTTAGATAGTCCATTATCTCATAAAATTGTTGTTCATAGTTATCACCAACAATTTCAAGCCAATCTATTATCTTTACATCATATATAACATAATCCTCTGCCCCAATCTCTTTGGATTTCTCTATAATTATTGGGTGGCTCTTATCTGCTATACCCACAGTAACAACAGTGCTATCATTTGCCTTTCCAACATCTATTCCTACATAGCAGGGTTGGTCACAAGAATGTTGCCTACCTACCTTACTCATTGCAATAGGTTCTGCTAAGAATTTCTCACTATTAATAAACATACCATAGCTAAATAGCCATTTTAGTTTATAGTTCATTAAAAATTCCTCACTGCCCTCACCCATCAATTCAATGGCTGCTTGGACAGTTTTAGCATAATAAGGATTATACTTTATAATAGTATCACTATCGTACTCTAAATGGTTTCTAAATGCAATTTTTCTTCCTTTCCATTTTGCCTTGTTTAATTGAATAGCATCATAAAAGAAATTCTTCTTTATAGTTGGAGTACCAATTAAAATCTTTGTTCCGTTAAAATGGGAAGTAGTAGGAAAGATTGATTTCCTGTACTTATAATTACTTATATCTTGGGATTCATCACAAATACATAAATGATATGTACCACCTTCGACATTTGCTCCATCACTAGCAGACTTACAAACGATTGAAGATTTTATATCTAAATTATTAAATATCAAGGTAATCTTATTTCCATTAAAAGTACCAAAACTAATATTAAATTCTGGACTTTCTAGTATCTCACGTGCTCTTGCACTTGAAAAGAAGTCCTTAACATTATCAAAGATAATCTGTGACTGGTCTTTACATGGGGCGAAAATACCTACCTTCATACCATCCCTAAACAACCTCAGCCGAGGGTCGTCTAAGAACATTGGCATATTTGCCAATATGGGAAGTATTATCATTACTGCTGCCGTTGTTAAAGATACTGTATAACTCTTACCACACTGACGCGCCATAAGACCTGTAATAGTATCTTGGTCGTTCTCTAAAATAGCCCTAAAGATGCGTTGTGCAAACTCTACCTGATAAGCATAAAATCTTTTACCGCATAATGTTTCTGCGAAAATTGTTATTTTTCTGACTAATTTAGTCGTAGAAAGTCGCTCACCTATACAGCTCATTTTATCCTCCAATACAACGGAAAATAGCCCTTGACAGGCTATTTAACTATTCTACAAAATAGAATCCGTATTTTACTCTAATTAATCTATTTTTATATTTTGGAATTTTCAAATAATTATTATACTCATTCTTTGTAATTCTTCTCATTAGAATAACTCCTTACTTTATATTTACATTATATCATAAAATTAACAGTTTGTCAATAGATGTTAATTTATTATTAAGATTTCATTATCTGCATAAATTCATCATCTGTCCACAAAAACAAATCTGTACTTTTATGTCTATTACCTTTGTTCATCTGTGCTATAAAGCAGCCAGGTACACCAACACGCATACCATGATATTTTGCATAATTAGGGTAAACTTGAAAAGTACCGCTCCATACCTCATAAACAATTCTAGGGCAGGGTGTCTTTTCAAATTTGTTATGCTCTATAATAACCTTTTCCTTTTTATAGCGTTGATGATGATGCTCTCTCCACGTAACATCCGCATTTACCCAATCCCAAACACCATCACGTTTAGGGGATAAATGCTGAATAAAATGTACGAAACAATTCTTGCCTACATTAAAATAAAGAAAGCAAAACTCTTCTTTATAAATGTCGGGCTTGCCTATTAAAGTAGCTAACATCTTCTCTGGAGTAAAATAAACATCATGCTTCAATCTTCCCGCCCAATGATTACCCTCTATAATATAGAGGATTCTATCTGCATAGGGCTTTAAAATCTCAGCTAATTGGTATACTTGGTCGTCGCCAACACTCCACTCTTCATGTAGGTCACTCTTACTTAATTTAGTTGCGCCGTTACCTGCATCACCACCAATTCCCACGTATAGATTAGGAATACTCATTAAATACTTAAATGTTTTCTCGAAAAGTTCTTTATTACATAAACCCCAATGTATGTCGCCTAAATTTACAAAGTAGGCGACATCTGCTTCTGTTCTAAAACGCACGATATGCTTTTTTAAATCTTGGTAAATATAATCTTCTTTTGCTTTCATATATTCTCCCATAAGCACTCTTTAGTGTCTTTATTAAATCTAAATTCCTTAACCCTTGGGTGTCGCAGACTCTTAGTATTTTGATTTATAACTTCTTGGTATTCTACCTCTACAACAATGTCGAACATTTTAGAAGTATGTGTCTTAATAAACTCTTGGTCTGCATCACTAAAACCTTTAGCGGTGGTTACATAAGTAAGTTCTCCATTCTTATAAGCACCTAACTTCAAGCCTGCGACCCAACCCTTTGCATAGGTTTTAGTTACAGGTTCATCACCTTCCCAATACTGCCAACCACGAACGCGCAGCTCATCAACTGTAAATTTTCCAGTATACTTCTTTATCGGTGGTTCAAACCCCATTACAACTAAGTCCGCGGTTTTCTTCGCTTTAAATTTTAACCATTCCTTAGAACGCTTATCCTGCTTATAAATAGATGTAGGGGACTTTAAGATAAGCCCTTCACCACCACAACGTCTTATAATATCAAAGCAGTTTTTAAAAGAATCTACTAATATTAGATTCTTTCCTATCTTTGCAGCAAGTCTATTATCCAAAAGATTGTATAATTCCTTCTTAAAATAGAACCTTGTAACCTCGTAACAGCTATTTAGTACATAATCACCCATTTTAGTAAGATAATCTTCTAAGAGCATAAGAAATGAAATGCGCGTTAATAAAGGTTCTTTCTCTAGGTCAAGCCCTTGGAACTTAATTACATCAAAAATCTTGTATTGTAATCTAGTACCTTGTTCCCATAATTCTTCTGCTCTTTCTGGTGTAGAACCCAACAACTGCTGCACCTTTGAAGAGTTTGTGTTACCGCCTTGCATTACAAGCTCACCATCAAAAATGCTATCTTTAAAGTCTGAAAATGGAAACGCACACATCTTTTTAAGCCTGTCTGTATTATCTTCTTTTTCACCAGTGACTTTACTTGTACGTCTACTGTAAAAATGAACAAAACCTTGTTGGTCAACATACATTATTGCTCTATGTCCATCAAATTTTTCCTGTGCTAAAAAGTTAGGACTCTCTAAGGCATCCATATCCCCCTCTGCACAAAGCATAGGTGCAATGTTTGGATTGATACAACTATTTAGCAATTCGCATTACCTCCAAAACATTTAACACTGCCCTTTCAAGAGCTTCTTTTGTAGAATCATTTACTATTTTAAAATCCCATAACTTCCAATCGTCTAAATCTACCTCACTAGAATTAGAACGCTGTTTTGAAGTTAGATGATTTTTATAATTAGGACGTTCAACTCGTATTGTGACAACTGGAACATCGTTATCTTCACCAAATTTTAAGACCTGCTCAATCTCATTTTTATAGCGCGTATCAGGAATAACTACTAATAAGCCATCTGTTTCGCTTTTAAGAGAATGATTACAAGCGCTTCTTAGACTACGCAGCATTTCATTTACCCAAATGTTTGGGTTATAATTCCTGCCGCCATCCCCAATCATTTGTAATAACGCTCTTCCTGCTTTATCCTTTTTACCATCCCAACCAAAAGAATGTGTAGCGATAAACTTTACAGGACTTGCAAAGTGCCAATTATATGCGTTTCCAAATTTTGCTTGCTTACCTAATATAATATTCGCTACGGTATCTTTTCCGCTTTCAGCTTTACCACTAATTAAAATTATCATTTTCTTCATAATATCACCTAATAATATTATAACATAAAATTAAATATTTGTCAATACCCCTTTAAGAAAAAGCCCATTTACAATACACATATCTAAAGATGTTTCTATAAAACTTGTGGCTTTTAATTGTTTCATTTCCTTAATTGATTGCTCCGACATTCTTAAAGGCTTCTGTGGTGCATCATAAGGTAAATCATCTAGGAAGTACCTTATTAATACATCCCCAACACCTAAATCTGCACTAGGCTTAAACCCCCTAGAAGTCATAACTAATACTCCTAGAGGGATATTTAAGTCACCGTTAATACAAATATAATCTAGCGAATCATTAACTTCTTTAAAAGGGCATTTCACTATTAAAGTTGTTTCGTCACTATAAAAACGTCCCACAGGTTTTGTAAGTAACATATCACCACGTTTAGGACTTATTACTGTTGAATCATTTAAAAGTTTCATAATACGCTAAAATCCCCACCTAAATGTACAAATCTGTCACGAATTTCTTCGGTACGTCCTTGATTCCAAAACTGACTTCCAATGTAACCACACGTCCTACGCGCAACATTCATTTTTGTCTTGTCTTTATTTCCACAATTCGGACACTCCCACTCTAGTCTGCCGTGGTCAGTAACAATCTTAATCTCACCATCATATCCACAGACTTGACAATAATCACTCTTAGTATTTAATTCAGCATACATAATATTATCATAAATAAACTGAATAACCGTGATAACAGCATCTAAATTCTTAGTCATATCAGCACATTCAATATAGCTAATAGCACCACCTGGACTAAGTAATTGAAATTCAGATTCAAATTTCAATTTTGTAAAAGCATCTATTGGCTCTCTCACATGAACATGGTAACTATTAGTGATATAATCATGGTCTGTAATGCCTTTAATCTCACCAAAACGACTCTTTAAACATTTCGCAAATTTATAAGTCGTTGATTCAATGGGAGTACCATATACAGAATACCCTAACCCCTCTAATTCTTTCCACTCTGCACATTTATCATTTAATCTCTGCATAATAGCTAAAGCAAAAGGCTTTGCCTCTTTGTCAGTATGCGATTTACCTGTCATAGCCAAAACACATTCATACAAACCTGCATACCCTAAAGAAATTGTGGAATAACCATTCTCCAATAACTTATCAATCTTCTCTCCCTTTTGAAGTCTTGCAATAGCTCCATACTGCCAGTGAATAGGTGAAACATTAGAAATTGTACCTTTAAGATTTTGGTGTTTTACCCTTAATGCTTTATGACATAATTCTAACCGCTCATCTAAAATCTTCCAGAATCTTTCTTTATCGCCATTTGCAGATAATCCTACATCAACAAGGTTTATTGTGACAACTCCTTGATTGAAGCGTCCATAGAATTTAGCTTTTCCATTTTCATCAAGATATGGTGTTAAGAAGCTTCTGCATCCCATAGGAGGATAACAATGTCCAACCCCATCGGACGTTTTCTTATTATCCAACATAATCTTTTCAGAAACATAATCTGGAACCATCCTCTTAGCCGTACATTTTGCAGCCATCTTTGTTAAATAAAAATAGGGAGTTCCTTCCTTAACATTATCTTCCTCTAAAACATATATCAGCTTAGGAAAAGCAGGGGTTATCCATGCACCCTTTTCATTCTTGACTCCTTGGTAACGCTGACGAATGATTTCCTCAATTACCATAGCAAGGTCTTTCTTCTCTTGCTCGTTCTTAGCTTCGTTGAGATATAAGAACAGTGTAACAAACGGTGTCTGACCATTGGAAGTCATAAGAGTATTAATCTGATACTGCATGGTCTGCACACCTCTAGTGATTTCTTTCTTTAACCTCTCTTCTACAACTTTTTTAATCATCAAAGTTGTACCCACATCCCCATCATCAAAAACTTCAAAATGCTCTAATTCCTTTATAAATTCTTCTCTAATTTTTTCCCTAGAGATATTGACAAATGGAGCTAAATGTGTTATAGAAACACTCTGCCCACCATACTGATTAGAAGCAACTTGTGCCATAATCTGTGTAGCAATGTTACAAGCAGTGGCAAAACTATGTGGTTTCTCAATCAGTGTTCCGTTAATAACTGTACCGTTTTGTAGCATATCTTCCATATCTAATAGTGCGCAATTATACATTTTTTGAATAGCATAATCCATGTCATGTACATGAATAATACCTGCTTTGTGTGCCTCCATTACATCTGGTGGGAATAACAATTTTTCAGATAATTCTTTTGACACCATACCAGCCATATAATCACGCTGCGTAGAGTTAATAACAGGGTTTTTATTACTATTTTCCTCATTCACTTCTTGATTACTGAGATTAACAATATCTAAGACTTCACTTAAAGAATCTTTTGTTTCTCTAATCAATTTTCTCTTATAACGATAACGTATATATTCCTTAGCGATTTCTTTACAAGAAGAAGCCATTAACTTATTTTCCACTAAATCTTGTATATCCTCTACCGAAAGTTCTTCTTGTTTTTGATGCAGAATTTCCTCCGCAATTTTTTCTTTAATACCTTCTTTTACAAAACCCGCTTTACCAATAGCATTTATAATCTTTTGCTTCTCAAAAGGTACTATACTTCCGTCCCGCTTTTTAACAAATTTTACCATTGTTACCTCCTTATGGAAAAAGACTACCCATTTGAGTAGTCTTTTATTTATTTAATGTCCAACACTTCTTTTATAGCGTCATACCTAGGAGTGTAAAAACACTCTAGGAAAGCTTTATAGGGGTCTACCTCATTGCTCATTACGGCTTTTATTGAAGCAGGGGAATAGCCACTAACAAGTGCAACCCCTTGTTTATTCTGTGTGATAGGCAAGGTATTCGTTCTTGAATTTACATTCCAGAATGACAGCTTTGGAAGCTCATAACCTGCTGCCTTAAAGTCAGATTCTATATCCTTCATCAAAAAGTGCGCTGAATCTGAAACACAGTAATTAAATTCCATATCACTAATGATTAAGATTCTAGGAATCTCAGACTGTTCACAGTGATTTGCTATTGCAGTTCTTAGAACTAAATCAAATACTGCTTCAACATTTGTAGAACATCCCCACTCTGCTTTTGAAACTGCCATTAATCTATCTAAAATATTGTTATATTTAGATACATCAACAAATGTAGGATTATCACTAAACGTAATAATTTTATCTTTAAAGACACCCGCATTTCTTTCGGCAAAATAAAGGCCTAAACCAACAGAAGCATCTATTGCCGAAATAGAGGAACTAACAGGTGCAAACATTGAACCGCTAGTATCAACTACAACAATAGTATTTTTAAGCTCACCGAAATCTTTAAGCCCTTTCCACATTGCATCATATTGTGTTTTATAAAGCTGTGAAGTCTGCGTTGAAAAGCTGAAACTATAAACAGAACTAGATAATCCTCTTAACTTCGCCACAATATCCTGCGGGTAAAGAACTCCTGCATTAATCTTTACTTCCCCTTTTGCTAGGTGCTCCAAATACTGCCTTCTGCGTTCATTATCTCTATCTAAGAAAAGATTAGAGTAACGCAGGTTTGCTCTTGAAGGTACTCCCTCATAATTAATCTCAGAAAACTCTCCACGACTAATCTGTGCCTCAACAACCTTTAAATACTTGCGTAAGGCAGAAAGACGCTTGCGGTATTTTGCAGGTGTAGTATTAAAAACATTTATAGCAAAGTAATTTGCAAGTTTGATTGTTTCTTTACTACTTGCATTAACCGATGGCATCCATTTTGCAAGTAAGGAACAAGGATTATTATTAGCCATTGAAAATTCATCTGCCAATAAAGTCCCTATAATATAACCTTCCATTTCCTTTTGAAATGGCGTATCCTTTAAAACAAATAGGTCGTCATATCTTCCATACTCAACTATTAAAGGTAACATCCTAGGAACATATTCAAAGTTTCTATTTGCAAGTTCCTTTAAAATAGCACGAAAGATACGTCTTTCACCCATTCCTCCACGCGCGTCCCGCAAAAAGAACGTGTAACGTAGCAAAAGTTCGGGGTCAACAATGCTACTAACAAGTAGTGCTACATCTTTTTGCAAGGTTGCATCATCTGCCTTACGCAATGAAGGTACTTTATAGTTAAAATCCAACAGCTCATTGTAGGTGGTGTTGTACCCTACTGCGCCGTTTTCTGTAACACTCTTATTTGCTTCGTTTTGTAGTGCTGTCATAAAAGTAACATTCATAATAATTAGTCCTTTCTTAAAATAAATGGCTGGCATAGTAGGACTCGAACCTACAACCAAAGGATTAACAGTCCTCTACTCTACCATTGAGCTATATGCCAATTTTTGAGGGGCTTCCCACCCCACTTGCGGATTTGTTTATTGTCTATTCCATCCACCGACTGTTTAATCATTTTAAATGATTATGGAGCTACCGAGAGGAATCGAACCCCCAACAAACTGATTACAAATCAGTCACTCTGCCTATTGAGTTACGGTAGCATTTGGTGCTTCCCAATGGAATCGAACCACTCACACAAGGATTTTCAGTCCTTTGCTCTACCAACTGAGCTAGAGAAGCATGATTGGGCTGAAATACTTGAATATAATTCCTTGTTATAGTTCAAAGTATTAAATATTACATTATCAACCCATATGGAGCGGCAAGTAGGAATTGCACCCACCCTTTTGAGTCCTTGCTTCCTCAACTGCACACTTGTGCTTTGCCGCATTTGGTGCGACTGGTGAGATTTGAACTCACACGGTTCTAAACCGAGGGATTTTAAGTCCCTTGCGTCTGCCAGTTCCGCCACAATCGCAAATTTTATAGGTGGTGCGCACACTAGGAATTGAACCTAGGACATACCGATTAAAAGTCGGTTACTCTACCAACTGAGTTATGTGCGCATTTTGGCTTCCCCACTGTGAGTCGAACACAGAGCAAAGGATTAGAAGTCCCTTAGTTTATCCATTAACCTATGGGGAAATTTAATGTTGGTGGAACGACGCTATTCCACATCTTCTAATAAGGAATTTCAATCTAAGCTATCCCTATCAGACGGTAGCCGCCTTTCTACCCTCAACATATGGAGCAGTCAAAGGGAATCGAACCCTCAACCTCAGCTTGGAAGGCTGTAATTTTACCGTTAAACTATGACTGCATTTACAAAGTGCCTTAATAATTACATGTTTTCAAATGTGACTTAAAAATAATTGCTGTGGCACTTTAAAAACAAGATGCTCTTAAAAATATCTACATAAGTATTTTTGTTCAAATTTGCGGAAGCATCTTATGGTCGGCATAGCAGGATTTGAACCTGCGACACCCTGCTCCCAAGGCAGATGCGCTACCAAACTGCGCTATATGCCGTAAAACCTGGCTGAGGTAAATGGACTCGAACCACTATTCCAAGAGTCAAAGTCTTGTTTCCTACCTTTAGAAGATACCTCAATTTGGAGGGCTGTAAGGGAATCGAACCCTTGAATGTTGGTTTTGCAGACCAATGCCTTCCCCAACTTGGCTAACAGCCCTCTTTAATTAAAGAAAATAGTAGGGAGTGGGGGAATCGAACCCACCGACTGAGCAATGCCAATTATACAAGGATGCAGCACTATCTAAAACTAGATACCGTAATTTTGCTCTGTGTTACCACAATACCTACTCCCTAGATGGTGTCGTGTGCGAGAATTGAACTCTGCATTAATAGCTTGAAAGGCTATTGTCCTAACCATTAGACCAACACGACATGGGCTACTTGAAAAATAAGGCACAGAAAGGAGCTAACAAAAACAAACCTTATTTAAACTCCGTAGCAAAAAGTTTTATGGTGCTCTCTAGGGGACTTGAACCTCTATGACACGATTATAAGTCGTGCATCCTTACCTATTGGATGAAAAGAGCATTTCCTTTACTGTAATTAGTATATCATGGATTTCCCAATTTGTCAATACTAAATTTGAAAATTTTGGAGGAAAGTATGGGACTTGAACCCATACATCACTAATAAGTGACTACTGGAAGTTTAGCAAACTTCTGCCTTACCATTAGGCTTAACTTTCCACGTGTAAATAGGTAGCGCTCTGCAAAGACTACCTATTTACAGAACAACTTGTTAGTAAGTCAAACTGTAATGCTGTTCTTTTCCCCGCACTACTAAGGAATTTTATACACCGCTATTTGAGGACACTTAGCTTATGGTGGATAATGGTGGCTTAGGTGGGAGTCGAACCCACGCAGCGTCTAACGCGGCGGATTTACAGTCCGCTGCCATTGACCTCTAGGCGACGTAAGCCATTTTGAGGGAAAGCCTAGGCAGTCCCTCTACATTTTGATTAGAGGATGCTACCCCTGCAAAAATATTCTTTACAATGCCCTTCTTGCTGGGCAAGGCTTACTAAGACACAACCAACTGTAACCATCTGCTGATAAACTTAGTAAGCATGGAGGAGTGGGTGGGATTTGAACCCACGGAACTTTTCAGTTCGTCTGTTTTCAAGACAGGTGCAATAAACCAGACTCTGCCACCACTCCATAATATTGGTACTCCCTGTGGGATTTGAACCCACACTAAACTGTTTCTAAGACAGTTTCCTCTGCCAAATTGGGATAAGGGAGCATATACCCTAGATACTTATAGGAGTATATTTTATAGCAATGTGTAATTAATGTAAGTATCTAGGAGTAACTATTAATTAAGTCTTTTGTAATAATTCTCGATAGTACCGAGAGTTTCGTAAGCTTCTTTATGTGAATTTAAAACTTCCAATAATGACTTAGCTTGCTCAATCAATCTCTCAACCTTATGTTTCTTTGCAGAATTATATTTTGCAAAACATTTCTCACGCGCAATATCTTTACCAAACTGTTCATCCCAAACATCACCATCAGCGAGTTTTGCAACTCCCTTAAATGAAGAGCTTAAAGAATATGCAAACAGTTCTTGTAAAGGAATATCGTCAATATTAGAACAATCTTTATCGAGGATTCCAAGGTCTTTCATTAGGTCAAATTCACTGCACTCACCAATACAAACCACTACGCCATGCTCTTTGTCTACAATGTAACGTAATCTCATAATTATTTCTCCTTTTAAAACAAAAATTATTTAAAGTTGGCACACTCGGCTAGGACTTGAACCTAGACCAATGGATTTGGAGTCCACCGTTCTACCAATTAAACTACCGAGGCATTTACAAGGTAGTGCAAAAAACTATAAATCAAACATTCACAGTTAAACATATCATCTGATTTGCTGTACTACCTTTGCTGTAATTATAGTATATCACAAGTCTTGTTGTTTGTCAATACCCTTTTTAAAAATTTTTTGTACTTCCGAAACCACCAACACGTTGCTGCGTTACAACGTCACCCAAAGTATTGTACTTTAAGAAAATTCCTTGTGTAACTCTTTCACCCACTTTTAACGTAATAGGTTCATCAGTCAAGTTATAGAGGGGAAACATAATCTCTCCATGATAATCTGCATCAATAATTGATGGTGAGTTCATTAAGATTAAACCTCGTTTGCAGGTAGAACTTCTAGGTGTAATAATCAAAACATCTGTATCATACATATCAACAGCGATACCGCTATGTGCCATTCCTAAGCTTCTAGGTGCAATAGTAATATCCTGTGCTAGATAGAAGTCATATCCTGCTGATAATGCTGTCTTTCTCTCTGGTAGCCTTGCATTACCGCTAGAATCATTTTCCACTTTATGAAAACTGCGTTTAGATAAATCATTAAAAAAGTATCCCAATTACTTACCCTCTCTTAAAATAAAAACTTTAATATCTCGTTTACCGAATTTATATGCTTCATGTTTAGTAGGCACATAAATATCAATTCTATTCCCTTTTATAGCACCGCCTGTATCTTTCACCTCGTAAACACCACTTAAATCACCTGCACCCTCAATTTTAATCAAAGAGTGCATTGGAATAACATCAGTATCTACGGCTACAATACCGCGCCGTACCATTTCACCACTAGCGGTTCTACCATAATCTGGATGCCCCACAGGCTTACCACACTCATCTTCTGCTGCTGTATATGCAGTGGCTACAAAATGAAGTCCTGCAATATCTTCTTCATGTGCAGAAGCTTTTTGATAAGGCTCTATCACAGGCGTGGCCTGCTTAATTGTGGACTGTTTAACTGTTGTGGTATTATTTTGTGAACTAAGGCTGTCATATAAATAATAAGCTGGAAAAATAACATTAAAATTAAGCGCTGTAATCAGTGCCGCACTTGCTACAATGATATACTTGCTTGCCATTTTTTACCTCCTTTTGAAGCGGATAACCGCAACAGTACCATGTTTTAGCTTTTAAATATGCTGTACCACATTTATACTCTTTGCCGTCGTCGCCAATAAAAGTAGGCTCAACAGTATATTTTTCATTTTCTTCTAATTCTTTAATCTGTGCTAAAGAATCACTTCCTAGAAAATCAAGAATGTCCTGTTTAGTTTGATTCAACATTTCAATACTAGCATCTATACGCTGTATCAAAAGTCTTGCTTTTGCTTCGTCCATTATCTGTACCTCCAATCTTTTAAAAACATTTTAGCACAGATATTGTGGATTGTCAAGAGCCTTTTTAAAAACTTCGGGAGTTAAATCCTCTTCGCGACGCTTACAAAGCGTAATCTTCTTGTCGATATACATTGCCAACGCAAAACATCTAATGGTATGTGTGAAATACTCGTCGAATTTTGCGCCGTCAAAAGAATCAGGTGTGAAATCAAACATCTTTTTCTTATGCTGCTCTGCTATACGCAACGTTTCTATCTTACTTTTTTCAAGAGATTGCTTGATTACAAGGACTTGGCTTATATTTGCCTTTGCTATCAAAGCAAAAAATTCGTAAAGTTCCATATCGACGATTTCTGCTCGTGTGTATTGCTTATCTATCAAAATCGTTCCCTCCAAGATTTGCTTGTTTTTGTGAAAATTTATCGTGTAATCCTATTATACCACACTTTTTGAGTTTTGTCAATACCCCTAGGCAAAAATCCTTAAAAGAAAACGAGAAAAGAAAAAGAAACAAAAAGAAAAGAGAAAAAGAAAACAAAAGAAAAACAAAAATAAAAATTATTATATTATATTATTATATTATATATATAAGGAATTTTAGACTAAAAGTATCTATAAAGATTAATTAGAAAAGGATTTATTATTTTGTTTCTTTTAATCTCTTTTATTTCTTTTCTTTTGGTTACTTTTCTTTCTTTTTTCTCTTTTTTCTTTAAGGATTTCACACTTTTGACAAAATAAACCCCCATTTTACAAGGGTTTCAAGATTTTCACCGTTTTATGTGACAAGAATGTGTCTTAGAATAGAAAAGTACCCAATAAAATCTCAAAGGCTTTCTTTTGAAAATCCCATGCTAAAATATTTTAAAAATTTTTGGTAAAGGGTATTGACAGATATAAGAACCTGTGGTATAATAAGATTATGAAAATTTATCGTGTGAAAAATTAAATATAAAAATGTTAAAATCCCCTTAATAAAGGTTAAATTCCCATTTGAAATTTATCGCAAACCTTTATTAAGAGGTTTATTAGGTGATTTTTATGTCTGAAAATTTAAAGCCCAATTTAATAGCGAAAAATTTTCCAGTATTGGAAATTCTTGAACCAACTTTAGTTGCAGTACCTGCGATTGAAACATTTTGGGGAAAATATCCCCTTTACCTAGAAGTTAAAAACGCAGTATACGTAAATACTGTAAATGGTGTTTTACCTGCATTGAAAGGGGATATTATAGTTTGGGACGAGAATAAAAATGTTTCTATAAAGCATAGAGCCACATGGGACTATATGTATGGAAAATTTCTTAGAGAAAAAGAAGGAGATTTAGAAAATGCTACTTTTACAAAAGAATTTTGGAAAGAATAAGTGGGGGTATTTTCATCCTTGGGGAATAACATATCGCTATTTCCAACCAGTGCATACTTTAGGCATTGTTAAACAGCCTGGTAATTACCATTTCCTAGTTGTAGGGGAAGTTGTACACGTTTTAGACGCTCTAAAAAACAAAGACGATGTGCTAGTTCAACGTATCTCTGAACCACTTAAACAAGTATTAAGTAAAGAGGATTTAATCTTATGCTAAAACCTAAAATTGTAAAGCTCATTCTTGAAGGAATGGGAATTAGCACTTCTGACACATTTCTTATCAAGGGGGAACATAGCCCTTACAGAATTACTAAAACAGGGGATGTACAACGCTTTGTAGGCACTTGGACAGATAGCTGCTATTCCTATAAAGACATTATTGACATTGTAGATGCAAAACGCTTTGAAATTTGTTCGGAGGAGTTTATAAATGGGGACTGCATTAAAAAAACTAGAGCATCAAAAAAATAGTTTTTATAAAGTTGAAATTTCAGATGATGGAAGCCTTATAACATCTTTTAATGGTGACATATCTTTACTTTTGCACACCGCTCTTTTTGCAAGTGCAGATGCTATTAAAGTATCTAAAGGTAAAATTGATAAAGAATATATTAAGAGCTTCATTGATAAATACGTAGAACAGTGTGTAGGTGAACAAAATGAGCCTTGATAAAGCTATTTTATATGGGAAAGAGCATAGAAAGCCTTTTCATGGGGCAAAAGTAGTAGATGTAACCTGTCGTAATCACGGAGATTGCGTTTATTGCAGAGAAAACCGCCTTTTTAAAAACAAACGTGCAGAAGAGGATAGCTTTAAAAAATTGAGAGATTATTTAAATGGGGATGAGTAGATTGGAATTTATGGAAAACTCACAAGCAAGGGTTAATTTAAATGAAGTTTTAAACCTTTGGGAAAAGCAGGTAAAAAAGATACAAAAACTTTTAGAAATGAATGAATCTTTCCCAGATGGAAATGCTTATGACACCCTACTTGCAGAATTTCACGTATTAGAGCGGTTTGGTAACTGCTTCGCTAATTCAAAATTTTTACTTGACAGCAGTTTGATAAAGGCTGTGAATAAGACACACATAAAATAATTTAATTTAGTCCCTTTTTGAGGGACTTTTTTCTTTAAAGGCTATTGACACCCACAAAGTTATATGCTATACTCTTATTAAAAGAAAGGAGATTGTTATTATGATTACTGTTGGTACTCCTTTACTGGAGCAATTATTCATTCTGATGCTTATGGTAGTGCTAGTGGCACTTATTTTAGTAATAGCTGTGGGTACAGTGCTCATACTTACAGAAGTTGTAAAATCAATTAGAGAAAGTTGGCATAAGTTATACGGAAAGGACAGATTTTATGATTAAATTACTTTTAGGTGCTTCTCCCTGTACATATTGGAGTATTGCTAAACGTGAGGGTAGAGAAGTTGTAGCTGCGGGGCAAGGATGGGAACTCTTTAAGAATTTTTTAATTGCAAAAGAACAATTCAAACCAGACTTTTTCTTGTATGAAAATAATCAATCTATGTCATCCGCAATTAAAGAACAGATTTCAAATGAATTGGGAACTTTGCCAATTCCTATTGACAGCGCACTTGTTTCGGCGCAAATGCGTAAACGCTATTATTGGTTGAATGGAATTGCACCTATTCCAGAAGATAGAGGGATTGTTCTCAGAGATATTTTGGAAAATGGCGTTGATTTAACTTGTAATGATAAAGCCTACTGTTTAACAGCACGTTATGGTAATGCAGTTGCTTGGAATACTTTAGAGCGTAAGCAACGTAATATGGTGGCAATTAGAGTGGGAAATTTACCAAAATCTGATGGGACAATTTCTACTTCACAAGCTTACCGTGTTTATAGTATTGATGGTAAATCTGTAAACCTAGTTGCAAACGGTGGTGGTATTGGGGCAAAGACAGGGTTGTATGCCATTCCTTCCTCTAAAGGGTATATCGTACAGAATGGTCAAATACTTATCAGAGATAAGTGGTACGATGTTAAGCTTGATAATGGTATTTATGAAATCCGCAAACTTACTCCTGTGGAGTGTGAAAGATTGCAGACATTACCCGACAATTTTACAGCAGGAATCAGTAATTCACAAAGATATAAGTGTTTGGGCAATGGTTGGACGGCTGAGGTAATAATTCATTTATTGTCACACTTACTAAAAGACGTTCCACGAAATGAAGAATTACAAGTTGTTTCTTTATACGACGGTATTGCTACAGGTAGATATTGTTTAGATAAGCTAGGTTTTACAAAGGTAAAATATTCAGCATATGAAATAGACAATTTCGCAATTAAAGTTGCTAAGAACAATTACCCAGATATTATTGAACTTGGGGATGCTTTCCAAGTACGTAATATAAGTTAACTAAAATATTATATGAAAAGGAGTTAGTTATACATGGATAAGATTGAATTAACTGATGAAGAATTACTTGATAAAGCTATTGACGGCGAAGAACTTACCGAAGAGCAATGGAAAAGGGTTGTTAACTACGCTGAGGATAATGAGATTGATGAAGTAGAGGGTAATATAAGGCGTTGGACTAGACTTCGCATTATAGTTTTCCCTTACAAAGAAAAGCTTTATGGCGTTAGTTATGATGTAGGTTTAACAGAATGTCAAGATAGTGATTATGCTGGTTGTTCTATCGGTGAAGTCCGTAAAGTAACTAGAACCATTGAAGATTGGGAGTTTGTATAATGCATACTTCTACTGATATGCTAGGTAATATTTTAAAAGTTGGTGATGAAATTATATTTCACACTAAAAGATTTGGCAGTCACTTTGACATTGCTTCTATTGTAAAGATAGAAAAAGACGTGGAACAGTTGACTACACAAGGTAGGCTTAAATGTGACGAAATTTATTTTAAGCAGAAGCGGAGCACTGGAATTTTTTATACAATTAGTAAGCCAAATGTTGATGTGATAAAGGTTATTAGAGAAAAGGAGATAATATAATGCTTTATTATCCAAACTGTAAAAAGCTTCCTATAGGGAAAATTGACGATAGTATAGTATATTTAGATTTTGAATTAGATGAACATATTCCTGCTTATTCGATGCTTCTTTACTGTGCTGACGATGATGGCTACCAATATATTTCTAGGTTAATAAGCCTTTTTGAGCTTGAAAGCTTTAAGGGCAACCCTACATTTATTTTAAATCAATATTTTATCGACTGTTTTAATTCTTTAAAGGGCGTTAAAAAGTATCTAACCTTTGATTTTGAAGCATTTTTGAACGGCAGTGTGACACAATGAAAATTTTTAATGAAGATTGTTTTAAAGTATTTCCTACTCTAGAAGATGAAAGTATTGACATGATTCTCTGTGATTTACCATATGGAACAAGTGCGTGTAAATGGGATACTGTATTAAACTTTGAACGTCTTTGGCAGGAATATATTCGTTTAATTAAGCCATCTGGTGCAGTGGTACTCTTTGGAAATGAACCATTCTCTAGTCACTTACGCTTATCTTGTCCCCTACCTCTTACGTACAAATATGATTGGAAATGGGTTAAAAATAGAGGAAGCAACTTTTTAAACGCAAAATTTCAACCTTTTAAATTAAATGAAGATATTATGGTTTTCTCCAAAATGGCAAGTGCTCCCTCTAAAAGGGGGAATATGAATTATTTTCCAATTTTGGAGAAGGGCGAACCTTATAAAAATACGTGGTGCTCTAACCAAGGCAGTAAAAGTGCCGTCGCCTCTAATTTTCATCCTAAAGAAAATTTTGCGCCAAAGAATGTGACAGAAAGACTTCCAGGAAATATTTTATATTTTGATAAGCCTACAAATGGTTTCCATCCTACTGAAAAGCCTGTACCTTTATTGGAATACCTTATCAAGACCTATACACATGAAGGAGATACAGTTTTAGATAATTGTATGGGCAGCGGAAGTACAGGTGTTGCTTGCCATAACACAAATCGTAATTTTATAGGAGTAGAATTGAATAAGGATTATTATGGAACAGCAGAGAAAAGACTTAATAACAGATAAAAAAGTAGAATTGTTTAAAAGGGTTCTTGATGATATGGGAATACCCCTTAAAGAAGGAAGTGGGGGTATTACGATTAATGGAGTACCTGCCCTTGAATGGCTAGATACCCATGAATTATTCCCAGATTTTCGCGGAAAAAGTTAAAATAGTGCTTGACAATGTACCTCCAACGTATTATAATAGATACAAGAAATGGAGGTACATTCTTATGAAAAGCAAACATTCCAATCTGTATGTTATGTCCAGAATTTTAGGGCATCCTACATATAGAACGATGATGAGCAGCCCTAGAGATAAACATACTAATATTTATCAAGAAAGTGAGTTTTATGCACTTTGTATAATTTCCTTCCTTATAGGAAGTATCTTAGACGCAATATTTGGAGGTTAATAATGAATAGCATATTATTATTAGTCTTATTGATTATCTTTTTATACATTTTAAGCCCTTTAATCAGCAACTCTAATTGTTGCGCAAGCTGTGGTAGCACAGAATTGGAAGCATCTTTTAGTGGGCATCCAATCTACAAATGTACTAGATGTGGATGCGTTAACATTATAGGAAGTGCTTTATGATTAAAGTATGATTTTGAAAGGCAGATAAGAATGAAATGTAAAAACATTAACTATAATGGCAAATAAAGCTATTAAGGTCTACTACAAGGGGGAAGATTAAATGACTGAAAACTTAATGCCGCGAATTGCTCAGATGTTGGGCATTGAATTAGATGTAGATTTTAAAATTCATGCTTTTGATTATACTTTTCGACTTACAAAAAATGGTCTTATGAGAAAAGAGTGTGGTCTTAACAGGTGGAGAAATCATCCAGACATACTTACTGAGCTATGTACAGGAAATTATAAAATTGATGCTACGAAGTGGAAACCTAAAATTGGTGAGCCATATTGGACGTTTGATAAATCAAATGCTTCTACATGTATTAGATGGACTGTGGGATGTTTTTTCTGGGAAAATTCTCCCTTTGATGTATGCGCATTTAAAAATGATTGGGTATTTCATACAGAGGATGAAGCAGAAAAAGCTTTACCTGCTATTGCAGAAGAAATGGGTGTATATTATTAATTAGTGAGTTGTTTAAATATAGAAAGGGGTAACATTCATGTATTATAAGAATGAGTGTTTAAGAAAAACTGATGGAAAGAATTAAAACACTTGTTGCAAAAGGCGATATTAAAGGCTTAGCAAGTCTAGCTGCTGAGCTACAAGCAGATGCAGTAGATAAAATGTATTTTATTGATGCTATGACAGGCACATTAATTGAAATGTTTTCTATTGATGATGTTACTAGAGTTTTGGAGCACACCTTTAATAAGCACGAATATGACAATCCGTATAAACATCCAAATATGGTTAGAAACATTCCAACAAAAATTCGTGACCGTTGGACAGAACTCCATAAATTTATTAAGAAATGGCGCGTGGAGGTAGTAAAGGACTAATGAAAGAGAAAAAAACTTTATACATGTGAGTGTATTATTGTTGAGTGGAGGTTATTAAAAATGGGCAAAAATATTATCCCTGGAATCGCCAAAATGCTCGGTGTGAAAATAGGCGAAGAGTTTAAGGTCAATAGTTTGTACGAACAGATGATTTTTAAATTTGCCGACAATGTGTTGCTGGGAAGAATTGATGTGGAAGGGTCAATATGGACACCCGCATACGTAGTTTTGAGTAACTTACTGGGAGGCGACGTGGAAATTATTAAATTGCCATGGAAGCCGAAAGAAAGCGACATTTTTTATACCTTTGACTTTACATACGGCAAATGGGGCGTTAAGCCAGATATGTGGGCAGGAGCACCTTGCGACTATGCTTTATTAGGCGAAGGCTGGGTATACCGTACTCGTGCTGAAGCAGAGGCTGCGTTGCCTGTGGTGGCTGCGAAATTGGGTGTGGAGTATGAAATTTAAAGCATATGTTTTTGCCAATGTAGCAGACTACGATATTGAAGATATATCAGAAGAAGTAACATTTGCCGAAACAGCAGGCAAAGCAAAACAAGATTTTAGCATGGAGAACGGAATCCATTTCAAGGACATTAGAGTGCAGCGTTTACCCTGGGCTGACAAATACGGTGATGTTGATAGTATTCCTGTTGAGGAATGGTTAAACCACGGTTGGTATTTCACTTGTAATATCTGTGGTGCAATAATAGAAGATGCGACAAATTTTTACATCAGCAATAAAGGGTTCTGCTGCAAGAAGTGCTTTGATAAGTTGGAGGAAGAAAGATGAAAGCTGATGAATCCAAAATATCTCATTATAAAGTATTGAAAACTATCTTTCACTTTGGTGGTAGCATAGATGACATATTGGAATTTATAACTAATGAGGAGAAATACCATGAAGCCATTGGTTAAATATCGTGGAGGTAAATCAAAAGAGATTCCTTCATTTATCAATTATATTCCCAAGCAATTTGACACATATTTTGAACCTTTTCTAGGTGGTGGTGCAGTATTCTTCCATCTTGAACCTCAAAAAGCCGTTATTAACGATATTAATGCAAAGTTAATGACTTTTTATTTGGACGTTAAAGAGAAATATGAAGTTGTTTCTGAACAGTTAGCTGGATTACAAGCTCTTTATGAAGCTAATCAAGCTGAATATAAAAAACTAAAAGAATTGCATCCCGACCAACGAGTGGAAAACAAAAATGAAGCCCTCTATTACGAACTACGAGATATGTTTAATCATAAAATAGAATCCCAATATTTGGATTCGGTAGTGTATTTTTTCATTAATAAGACGGCATATTCTGGAATGATTCGGTATAATGCTCAAGGGGAGTATAATGTTCCATTTGGAAGATACCAGAACTTTAACACTCAATTAGTAACACGAGAACATCATAAACTCCTGCAAAGAGCCTTATTGTTCACAGGGGATTACTCTACAGTCTTTAATATGGCAACAGAAAATGATTTTATGTTTCTCGACCCACCGTATGATTGCGTTTTTAACGATTATGGAAATATCGAAGCTGCTAATGGATTTGATGAAACGGAACACAGAAGATTAGCGGCTGATTTCCGAAGGCTTGAATGCAAAGCTATGATGGTTATAGGAAAAACGCCGTTGACTGTTGAACTGTATGGAGATTTGATTAAGGATGAATACTTTAAGTCTTATGCCGTAAATATCCGAAATCGCTTTAAGTCTGAATCAAAACATATTATTGTAACCAATTACTAAGGAGGTGTATCCAAATGGCAAGACTGCAAGGACGGACATTGTTTTTCATTACTTCTCCAAGAACGCCTATGAAAATGCGCTGAATAGAGCTTTAAAAAAGAAAAAGCAACATGTTGCAAAAATCTCTTGTATGAGCTGTTGTAAAAAACGCAACAGCTCAAAATCCCTTGAAAAAGTTGTACGTGGGGACAAAAAAGTCCCTTGAAAAAGTTGAGGTGACGAGAAAATGAACAATAAACCTATATGTAGCGAATGGCATGGCAATGACGTTATGCCAGTAGGGGAGAAATCTTGCATTTTTAAAATCAGCGTTGATGATGAAGAAGAGGTATTGGTTGGCTGTCGACGAGGTGACGAAATTCTTAGAATAAATGATTATTATGATTTTGTTTGCGAGGTAGATGCCGTTATTCGCTGGTGCTACATTGACTTAAATTAAGAATGTGAAAAATGGAAGAAACAAAGGTTAAAAGAATACAGTATTTGGTAGGTTACTATCTAGTTGCTAAATATCAATGCGAACAATGCGGAGCTGAATATATTGATATTCGTGACAATTTTGAACATTGCCCTAACTGCGGTAGAAAAATTATTGCAGTTACCCCTGTCCCGCCGCTTTTTAGAAAGGAGTAGTTAAAATGACAGTAAGTGAATTGATTGACGTTTTAAAAAACTATGATGATGATGCTAAAGTGTGTATTGCTATAGGCAGGAACATATATGATACAAGTGTTGCCATACCACTTTCCAAATTACATTGGGAAGTGGTAAGCAATGACGTTGTAATTGTTGGTAGATAATTAAGCCTTAGTGTGTAGCAAAGGAGTAATTAAAATGACTGTAGAAGAATTGATTGAAGCTTTGAAAGATAAAGATGCTAATGATGAGGTATACCTCGGCAGAGAGGGTATTATACATCCTGCGATTGGCGTTAAGAATATCCTTGATTGGTGTCAAAAGCCAACTGGCGCGGTCGTAATCGTTGATGATTAAGCCCATAGGTGTGGTGTTAAGGAGGGTAAGAAAATGACAGTAGAATACTTGATTGAATTTTTAAAAGATAAAGATAAAAATGCTGAGGTATATATTTGCAGAGAAGATATTATATGCCCTGCAACTGGCGTTTGGTGTGAAGATGGTGATGTAGTAATCACTGACAACTAACTAGCCCTAGGGTGCAATGGCAGGGTTGCTGAATGGCAGTAGGTTGCGGACTTGGCAACGGTAGGCTCATTATTGTTATGAACTGATGAAACAGGCTTGCGTAAAATCCAAGAAATCCCTTGCCATTGCTTTATATAGAAAGGAGAAAATAAATGAATGAACCAATTATTAGTCCGTGGCTGATTTATTGGGCCGGAAGAATAGACTTTATACAAGGGTTTTGCCTTATAGTAGGTTTTATTGTAACTATATATACCGTGATGGCTACAATAGCAGTCATGACAGATGTTAATAAGGATAAAGAATCCGTTAAGGCAGTTAAAATACTTGTTTGTACAGCTTTGCTTTTAGATATTTTGGGAGTATTTCTCCCAACAGAAAAAGAACTATACGCTATGTATGCTGCGAAACATATAACACCTGCCAACATTGAGGCTACAGGTGAGTTTGCGGACAAGGCTGTGGACAAGCTGATTGAGAAAATAGCAAAAGCAAGTAAGGCTATAAAGGAGTAAATTATGAGAATTACACAAGAAAAATTAAAGGAAATACTTGTGAGCCATAGTAAATGGCTGCGGTGTGAGAATGGTGGCAAAAAAGCAGACCTCAGCAATGCAGACCTTAGTTGCTTTAATCTCAACCATACAGATTTAAGAGGAGCAAACCTCTGCGGAGCAAACTTCTATGGAGCAAACCTTTACGGAGCAATCCTTTGTGGCGCAAACCTCTGTGACGCAAACCTCTGTAAAGCAGACCTTAGTAATTCGAGCCTTCGTGCTACAGACCTTCGCCATGCAAACTTCAGTAACTCGAAATTCGATAATGTTAACCTCAGCACTACGAGCCTTAGCAAAACCTACTATCAGATTGTCCGTATAGGCAGTAGAGAAGCAACTACCACCTATTGTGTAGAAGATGATAATGTTCGTTGCGGTTGTTGGAACAATTATGGAGGTGGCACGTTAGAAGAGTTTAAGAAACGTGTAGAAAGTGTGTATGGCAAAGAAGGCAAAATGCCTTCTAAAAAATATTACACTCAGTACATGGCTGCTATTGAGTTTTTTGAGAAAATGGCAAAGTTGGCAAAAACGGAGGAAGAGCAATAATGACAATCGAAGATTTTTACCAATGGGCGCAAAAAAATGGTTGCACTGACTATGATATTACCATTGAATGTTATGATGCAGAGGGCGACAGACAAAAGATTTGGATTTTGGATGATTCCTGTCTAAATAAACGTAATGATGACGTGCTGTTTAAATGTTGTGAATAAAGGAGTTGAAGTAATGTTTATTAAGTTTGGTCAACAACAATGGATAAACACACAATACATTGAATCTATATGTATTTCAGCCAACAATGAGGTTCGCGTGTTTATTATAAATAGTGATGTGTCTTATAAATATGGTACTTATGACACCTACCAGCAAGCTGTAAACGCTGTAAATGGACTTGCCGAAAAAATCAATAAAGAAAGGGAATGATAATTGATGAAAAAATATATTGTAACAGGTTATGCTAGGGTAACTGTTGAAGTGGAAGTAGTAGCAGAAAACAAAAAAGATGCTATTGAAAAGGCTTATGATAATGTTGGTATTGATAGCTATTGTGGTAATGGTGGGTCAAATAAGCTTATAGGTGTTTGTGATACTGATGAAGCAACAGCAGGTATTTATGTTGTCGATGAACTTGAATACGAAGAGGTAGAAGAGGATGAATAAATAAGGGGTGGTAACATGGCTGATTGTGAAAGTGGTATTTGTGATATTTGTCACAAAGAATCTAAAAGTTTAAGCAGAAGGTATTACTGTTATGGATTTCCTTGTGAGTGCCACGGCAGTGAACACGTTGAGCTTGTGCGTTATTGCCCTAACTGTGAACCGCATGAACCTGCTTACATAAAAGTTCGGCTAACGACAAAGGTTGCTAAAGAACTTGGTAGCTTATGGATGAAGGAATTTATGGACATGCCATAAAGGTGGTCATATTTGGAGGGTAAAATGGATAATTACAAAAAAACCAAACAATTAGTGGAATTGTTGGAAAAGAGCGGAGTAAACTTTATTGTTGCATATAGCGAAAGTGCTGATAAACATGCAGTTTATGGTTCGGGGTCTTACTCTAAACTGAAATGCTATGTTGTAGATACTATGGTACGTATAGCTAAGAATGTATGCAGTAGATACGGAGAGGATATAGCTCGCAAAGAATTAATAGAAATGGCATTATTGGCAGCTGAACAACTTCACGAAGAAAATAAATTGGAACGATAAATTATATATGGCGTTTTCATTGACAAAACTATACGCAGGTGGTATAATTAGGAAAAAGGAGTGATAACATGGGGGAAAATTTAATTCCGCAAGTTTCCCAAATGCTCGGTGTGGAGCTGGGAGAAGAATTTAAAGTCGACATGCATGAATACACCGAAATGATTCTTAAATTTGATAACAATGGGTTAGTGGCAAGAGTTGATTGTGAAGGTTCAGCGTGGGTAGCTGCTCGCATAGCTTTGGCTGAGTTACTAGCAGGCAATATCGAGATTATTAAACTGCCGTGGAAACCTAAAATCTATGATATTTATTGGACATTTAAGGCAGCGCATCTAGATGTATGGTGCGTCACAGATACTCACTGGATGAATAATCCAAACGACGTAGCTGCATTTAAAAATGGATGGGTATTCCGTAGTAAGGAAGATGCAGAGGCTGCATTGCCTTTGGTGGCTACTGAAATAGGTATGAAGTATAAACTGTAAGGGGTGACAACATGGCTAAAGTTAAAAATGTAAAATGTAAATGTTCGGCGGCGTGTCGTACATGGTTCTGCTGCCAATATTGCAATTTAAAGACATCTTGTAAAAATCCTTGCGAAAACGCTTTTAACACAAAGCTCTGTGAACACTTTGAAAAAAGAGAGGATGAATAATATGGCTAAACATTTATGCTGTTCGCCACTTGGAAAAATCTATTATGCCAATGTTAATGACAAAGGCATTATTACAGGACAAAAAATTGACTTAACTGAGGATGCTGTTGTAGCTGTCATGGATAAGTTAAGCTGGTTAGCTATTGCTAAAAAGCCTTTTGACGGCAAGGCTGAAATTGAAATCAACGGCTTTAGACTAAACATTGATGGCACAGGCAATCTGAGATTTATGGAGAAATACGGAGAGCCGAAAGAATGACCAGCGTTTTAATTATAAAAGTATTATTGACATTAGTGTTCACTGTTGTTTCCGTTTTCGGATGCTGTTGGATAATGACAACCTGTGCAGCAATCGCAGATGAAAAGTGGGATAATTGGGTAGCAGGATTTTTGTTTGGTAGCTTTGTTGCAATATTGATTTTATTAATAATCTATGGTTCTATGATGTTTTTGGTGGTGTGAAAAATGACGATTAGAGAGCTTTACGAATGGGCAAAAGCTAATGGCTGTGCTGATTATGAAATTACAGTTGAATGTTTCGATGGATATGCAGATGAGTTAAGTGTAGACATTGAAGCGGATATGCTAGAAAAACATATCTATGATGTAGCAATGAAATGTCGTTGTTTTTAAGGAGTGATAACATGGCAGAATTATTATTATTAACTGCTGGAACCGACGATGAAGTATTCACTATCCTTGGTCTAATTTTTATACCGCTTTTTGCTTATTTTGTATATGTGGGCTTTATTTGTGATGAATGTGATTGTGATGAATGTAAAAAGAAACGGAGGTAAAAATAATGGGCAAAAATCTAATTCCCGAAATAGCTAAAATGCTTGGCGTAGAGGTAGGGGAAGAATTTAAAGTCAAAGGTGATGATGAATTGACCTACATTTTCACCGACGACGGATTAAAAGTAACTTTTGCTGGTGGCATTGAAATAGCTCAAACATCTATTAACTCAGACTTTGTTGCCTTGGTGATGGGCAAGGACGAAGTCGTGAAACTGCCTTGGAAGCCAAAGAAGGGGGAAGATTACTACACATTTGGCAGGTCTATTGGTGAGTGGGAAGTTTCATGTCAGCGTTGGACGTGCCATCCGTTTGATTTAGCTGTACTTGCTAAAGGTTGGGCATATCGTACTAGAGAAGAAGCAGAATCTGCGCTGCCTAAGATAGCTAAGGAAATGGGGGTTAAGTATAAGTATAAGCCTTAGAAGAGAAAAGTGCAACATGTTGCAAAAATCTCTTCTAAAAGTTGTATGTGAGGACATCTTGTCCTTTTGAAAAGCTTAGAAGGTTACATGATGAACAATAATATTTCCATAGGTAACGGTTGGCACAATAGTGATATGATGCCACAAGAATTTAAACATTGTGTTTTTGAAATCAGCATTGGTGGCGAAAAAGAAGTATTAATTGGTTTTAGAGTAGATGATGGAATTTATACTAAAGATGCTGCCAAGTATGCGTGTGGTAAAAGATGTGTAACACGTTGGCGTTACATTAACCAATTTTGAGCATAAAAGTGGTTTATAAATGGAAAATGCTAAATTTTTAGCACAGCAAGGAGGACTTAAATGAATTATGATGATAAGCATACTGAGGATAGCCTTGTATTACGTCTAGGGCGTTTCTACAGCATTAAACGTGGCTTAGATTGCGCACCAAACATTACAATGACTTCCTACCGTGATGAAAATGGTTGGGTTACAAATTTTGGAGTAAAAGCAAACGGTGATTTATGCGAAGATTATGAAGCCGATTTCCTATATATCACAAAAAGCAAGTATCTTTATGAAGTCGAAATCAAGATTAGCATATCCGATTTTCGTGCCGACCAAAGAAAGTCACTATACCACAATTTCCCAGATATAAAAAGCTTTTCTTATTGCGTGCCTGCGGGACTTTACAATGCCCATTCAGTAGAAATAGAAAGTGTTTGTAGGAATAGGGGTGCAGGATTAATTATAATGCACAAAAATGAGTTTAATACATTGATAAAGCCCAAAGTACGCAAGGACGTTAAACCATTAACATCAATGCGCTATGTTCATTATCTGCGCTTATTTGCAAAGAAGTGGGTAAGAAAGAGGGAGGAAAATTAATGAAAAAATTGTTTATATCTCAGCCTATGCGTGGCAAAACTGATGAAGAAATATTAGCGGTATGCAAGCTTGCTATTAAGCAAGCACAAGAAGTTGTTGGAGAAGATGTGGAAGTAATTGACAGTTTCTTCCAAGACCATCCGACTTTTGACAAACCCTTAAAGTATTTAGCTGCAAGCATTGCTTTACTGGCTGATGCTGATATTGCTTACTTTGTAAAGGGCTGGTATGAGGCTCGTGGATGTAGAATTGAACGTATTTGTGCAATGTCTTATGGTATTAAAATCGTGGATGAATGGACAGAACCTTAAAGGAAAGAAATGAGAAACTATATTGGTTGTGATTATAATAGTCGCAATGGCGGTATGGAGGAAAAGTAAATGGACATTTCATATGATGCTAGAGATTTATCAGACGTAATCAATTATAGAGGTCAAGAAAAGGCTGCTAGAAGTCTGCTAATTAAAATGAATACTGTACCTTTAGAACAGGTTGCTACTATGACTCAACTTGAAGTTTGTGCAGCTATCTTAGAAAAATACGAACTTATCATATCCGATGATGAAAATATTCTTCTAGTTGAAAAAGATAAGCTGGAAGATTTTAATAAAATAGCTGTTTGGATAAGCAGATAATTGAGTTACAAAAGAATTATCAACCATGTAGCTATTCAGAAATAAAAGGAGATAACAGATGTGTGTAACATTAAGTGATAAACGTAGAACTGTCGAATGTAGTTTTAGTTATGGTGCATTACTCCGCTATCGGTTGGCAGTTGCGGAAGCATATGGCGTTAAAACAGCACTTTTAGCTGCTATTATGCCGCCTTTTTCAGATATGGATAATGTATTTATAGAAGAAGTCGAGGAAAAAGTACCAGATGCAGTAGCTGATTTTCTCTTTGCTTGCGATTGTGGTGCTGAATTTAACCAAAAACAATCTAGTGTAATTTATCATGCGTTGAAAGATATTACATTGCCAGAGAATTATAATCCTGTAATTACTGCATACGGCATGACATACGACCTGCATAAAGCATTTACAGAGGTTTTTGACTTGGGCAGACGTAAAAACAATGGTGTCCTGTGGGCATAGGAAGGATTTTTACGAAAATTTATTCTTGAAAAGGAGAGGAATATGTTAGATTTAAAGGATGTAGTTACTATAAATAATAAAAAGTACCTCTTATCTACCATTGATGTATCTGTTCAACTTAACGCATATCCGATTATGGGCGCATTAGAGTATACATTTGAAACTGCACTATTTCGGATTAATGATAACAATGCGGTTGATTGGGTGGTTTCATATTGTTGTAAGTATAAAACTATTGAAGAAGCGGAAAAGGGGCATAAAGATTTTCTTAAACGTGTACAAAACGGAGAAAAAATGACATTTTTGGATTAGGAGTGAAAGATTAATATGGGAACAAGTATTATTACGGATATTTGTAATGCCTTAGATGTTGAAATTAATGAGGAATTTATTTTAGTCAGTAAAGATGGTACTAAAAGGGCTGTAAAACTTACACATGAAGGTTTGCTTGTATGTAGTGGCAATACTTTAAGCAAGAATCTATTTATTGACCTTTGTTTGGGCGATTGCACTATTATTAAACAACTGCGTAAGCCTAAGAGAAACGAAAGATACTATACATATGTATTAAACCTTTTAAATAACAAAGAGTGGGTAGTTTCACAACGCTTTTGGGAAGATTCTATCCTTGATAACGCTTTATTTAAGGCAGGTTGGGTATTTATATCTGAACAAGCAGCTAAGAACTCACTGCCATTGGTGGCACTAGAAATGGGCGTTGAATGTCCTTATCTGTGTGAATTTCATAATTTTAAACATTGATTGGAGGTTAAAGATGCCTTGTAATGTGATAAATTATTGCGAACCTTATAAACTTCTTAAATTTAAACGTAAACAACAACGTCTAAAGTTCTTTAATTATTGTAGAAAGAAATGTGCTGTGGATTTTTGGAAGGAGCTTAGGCGTATTGAAAGGCGAAAAGTGCGCTTGAAGAAAGCGTCTAAAAGAAAAATGTATGAAATAGGTAGCTATTAAGTGCTTTACAAATCATACCTTGTGTGTTATAATATACACAAGGTATTTTTATTAAGGGAGAATTTAAATGGAAAAACTGATAAAGTCTAAAGAACGTGTATCTAAGTTTGCAGAGGTATACACACCGTCATTCGTGGTTAAAGATATGTGTGATTTAGTTGGAGATACTTTAAAAGAGCTTAGAAGTAAAGTATTAGAACCTGCTTGCGGTAATGGAAATTTCTTAGTTGAAATTCTTGACCGCAAACTTTCTCTTATTACGCATAATTTTGGGTTAAATGCGCTTATTGCAGTAAGTAGCCTATACGGTATTGATATTCAAGAGGATAACTGTAAAGAGTGCCGTGAAAGATTATATACCTTAGTATTAAGCTATGGTGAAACAGATAAGGATATTCTTAGAAAAATTCTAGGTAAAAACATTATTTGCGGAAATACTTTAACCCAGCAAACTTCACAAGGCACTGACTTAATATTCACCGATTATGTTTTCCAAGAAGATAAGATTTTGTGCATGGAACACTCTTTAAAAGATATGTTGAACGGCATTACAGATAGTGTAATTAAGGAGTATTTACTATGATTAAGACATTAAATAATTATAATACATTCTTTCAATTCTTAAATGGGAGGATTTTAAATGTATGTAACAGAGCAGCTTTATGATACTACTAGCGTAGCTATTACACCAATGGATGCAGAAGAGAAGAAAAAGTTTCTTGAAGGGCTTTCTTTGAAAGGGGTAGAAGTTACCTGCCCAGAGTGTCATACAGTTTGTAAGATAGAATCTACTGTATATAATGGGCTTCACTATTATAATATCTACTGCCCCTCATGTAAGTTAAAAAGTGGTCACTGGTATAGTGAATTGCTAAAGGGCAAGATTTTAAATGCTTGGAATAAGGGTTATTACCATAAAAAGCGTCAGAAAGCACAGGAACGCTTAAACAAGAAAAGGAACAAATATTGCATTGAATGTGGTGCGCCCCTAGACGTATTTTCTAAACAGACTAAATTTTGTAGCAGAAAATGTAAAGAACGCTATCGTAATAAACATTCTGGCGTATTTAAAAAATGCACAAAATGCGGTAAAGAATTTGAACTTAAAAGGATGCGGGAAAATAAATCTAGGGATATTTGTTATGCCTGCGAAAAAGAAGGTATGAAAGTTACCATTACCGATGAGTTCGGTAATAAAAAGACTTATGAAAACATCACAGACGCATGTTTAAACTCTTTTTATTCCAAGGGTACTTTATGGGCAAAATTGCAAGGGGAAACTGTCCGAGAAAAAAATTCACCAATAAAAGTAGAGCGCGAAATAAAAATAAAATCTAAAAGACAGCGGACTAATAGTAAGCCTGTAATAGTAGTGGATGGCGACAAGAAAGTATATTTAAAATCTATACAAGATGCAGCAAGGTATCTAGGGATAACTTGGAGCGCGGTAAAGTGGCGGATAAAGAATCCTAATTACAGAGGGAGTGTCAAGATATATGAAGTTAAAGAAGAATGAACAGCTTAAATATAATATCTATTTAGCTATCAAAGAATACTCTAAGGAACATTGTATGTATCCTACAAGCAAGGAATTATATACTGCTTTAGTAGCGTTACCTTATGATACTAAAAATACGCCCAAAAGGGTAAAAGGGGTATTTGATAATTATATAGACGCAATAGTAATTTGGTATACTATTGATTTCATTAAGCAGGTAGACTGCCCAGAAAGTCTGCATCAATACATAGATGATATGTTCGTAGAGTATTTCTTTAATGTAATTTATTCACCTGTAAAACATTTAGGGCATGTGGTAGCTGATAATTTTGCACAGCTGTCTATTCCTTTTAGGATGCTTTATCAGCACTGGATGCACGTGCATAAAGACTTATACATGCTTAATAAGAAGTTAAGTGTGGAACTACTCGCGCGGAAAATGGGTGTAGAATTTGCGGAAACTAAGGAATTTAATACAGATAAGCTATTATTGCTTCCTTTAGTAGAGAAGTCTTTATATCCAGATTCTTACCTTGCTAACTGCAAAGAGTTTACAAATGCTAAAAGGGTGGGGATAAAAGTATTTCCGTATCTAGAAGAGGTATTTAAATTAGAGGGTATAGACTATATGTTAGGGGCTTTTTAATGGAGTCCCTTTCGTGTTTGGAAAATTTTGTACTAGAATTTTTAGTGAAATTTTTTCTGAAAATTTTGTAATCAAGTTGCCAGGGTAAAATCGTCAGAAAATTCTGAAGGTGGGTGTATGCCTGGGTGGGACGTAAAGCGTCCCGGCATGGGTAAAGGAAAAGGGAGAAGCCTCCCAAATAGGATTATATCCTATTAAAGACCTCTCCCTTAACTGTTCTAACTTCCTTATTAGTAATGGTTACTGATTCACCATCAAGTAATAATGTATCATATATAATTCCCTCACTGTTAGCAACGAAGAATAAATGATAATTATTATTAATTACCATATATTCGCCCGAATAATACAAGACTACGCCACAGCCTGCGTAGCCTTGCTTAATAGGAAGCCTTCTCATTTAGTCTTTCTAGCCTCCTGCGTATATTCCTTATTATAGAGCAGGCAAGTAATAAACTCATTTAAGTAGCGTCTATGACCGCCCCATACTATATATTCACCTTTACCTGATGAATATATCTTCTTAGTGGTAATATATCCTATTATAGTATCATCTACTACATAAGCTATACGTACTTTATCCTCGATGTCGTAAATAACATCTAATATCATTAAGGAAGCAAAGGCTCCCAAGCTATAAACGTGCGCGGTCAATATTAATTTTCATAATTAGTAATTCCTCCTATTTAGAAAAGCAGGGAAGCTAGTAGCTTCCCCGATATGAAAAGCCTTTACAGATGAAAAGCTTTTCTAATTTTATTTTGGAGCTTGCTAGTGGTAGCAGAGTAGAAGCCCTCGTCAAAGTAGCTAATAGTGCCATCTTCCTTAATAGTAAGAATTACTGTTTGGTAGGAATACACCACGTATTCCTTGCGTTCGTTTATGGTTGCGAAAATGTTACTTGCCATAAACGGCTCCTTATTGAGAAGCATTCCTAATACATCTTTTTGTTTAATCACGATTAATTCCTCCCTTTAAAGAATTGTTTTCTTTATGCACCATATAAAAGGTAATTTTACATCTTTTTCATTACCGAACGCATTTTCATAATACCATTTTTCGTTTGTAAGTGCTTTTCGTCGATTGCATTAATATACTTTTCAATTGGGATATTAAGCATATTTTTCAGGTGGAAAATAGCGTTCCAACTAGCAAAAGCTTTTTCGCATTCAATACAAGCATCTTTTGCATATTTCCAATAAAATTTAGCTTCGGGCGCATTGCCTTGTTTGCGAAATTGTACCGCTGTTTTAAAGTAATGATATGCAGATTGTTTTTGATATTTAAAACGCTCATAGAGCTTTTGTTCTTGCGTTGCTATAGTTCCAATCTCTTTTCTATTCATGATTATTTACCTCCATTTTCTAATTGATACAACTTACTAATAACACGCTCCGCACGCAAGCGGAAAATGCTATTTTTTGCGGATATGTCGTATATGTTAGCAGGATACCGACGTTCTAACAATTTTTTCAACAGTGCTATTTTTTTAGCGGTTCTCAATTTTCCACGCCTCCATATTTAGTAACTATTATCAACTATTATCAACTATCCTCCTTCCTTGTTTGGCTATTAGTCACCTAACTTATAATATTGAGCGTGCCTATTATATAGCACGTTGGTACTCTTTTTTATCGCTCCCTTACCAACTAGAGAGCGTGTCTGTATAACTCCACTGCGACGCTTCACCACGTCGACGGAAGCCCCTTTAGTGGCTTCCTCCCTGCCCCGTGGGCAGGTTCCCGAAATAGCGGTATAAAATTGACAAGGTACAGTCACTAGGTCGGCGCCTTTCATCCCCAACCGTTGTATATAGTATAGCAGATGTTGCGCTCATTGTCAACAGTATTTTATAACTTTTTTAAAAATTTTTTAGGGAAAAATTGACGCTCATATATATATATAATAGAAGGAAAATGAAAAGCGTGGCAATAATAGAGCAGTCTATTTTTCGCCTGCCAAAAATGCAGGAATAGCCTTCAGACCGCCGTAAACGGCTCACCACGCTATTTTATACTTTACGCAATAGATTATATTAAAAACGTCTAAAATTGATTGTAGGGCTATTTACGGCGTTCTCAGAGGCATATTTATTATATAAAAAAGTCAAATAGTCAAATTTTAGGCATCGGCGGTGTAAGTTATTGGAATATTCAGATAATTAGCAGGAGGCGTAAATCGTCTGAAAATTCAATAATCTAATAATTTAAGTATTCAGACAATTCATAATGCTATGGATATATCAAATAATCAGACTATTCAAGGATATTTAAAAGTTCAGACAATTCTTATTATATGAGTATTATTAATTATCAGACTATTCTAATACTTAATATTCAGACTATTAATAATCAGAATATTCTTTATCCGCGAAATTTTCCATCTTATTAAAATATTCAGATAATTCATATTTTCAGACTATTCTAATAATATGAATACTCATATTAATCAGACAATTCAAATAATCAGAATAATCATATTAACATAATTGTCTAATAATTAGACAATTCATAATATTCAGAGTAGGAATTATTCCTATTAAGTATCGCCCTGGTAGAAGCTGCCGGGAATAGAGGTGTACGTCCTTCTACCCAACAAATAGGAATAAGTTACAATAAGGAGAAAGGTGTACTTGCTACTACCGTACAAATAGGAATAATTCTCATTAGGTGTACCCACTAATGAGAATTATTATCACTAAGGAATAAAGTGTACGTAGGAACTCGTCCTAATAAGGAATAAAATAAATTTAAGAACGAAGTGTACGTAGTAACCCTTACTAATAAGGAATTTATCTTAATAAGGGGTACGTGCTAATTAAGAATGATTCTTAATAAGGAAAAATTTTTAAGTAGGAATGGTTCTTAAATAGTAACCATTCCTATTAAGGAACGAGTAGTTAAAGGGAACGCCGTCCAAATAGGAATGGTTACTATTTAAGAACCTATACTATATAGTAACTACTACTATTAAAGAGTTCCTACCTATTACACCGCCGCTACACCTACCCACAAGGGGTAGGAAGGATGCCGCCCTAAATAGGAAGAATTATCAATAGCTAGTATATAGTATATAGGAGTATACTACTAAAGGGAAGGGAAATCGCCGCCCAAAAGAGTATTCATTTCTATTATACTATATAGTAGTATAGTAGTCAATAGATAAGATAAATATTCAGAATATTAAATCATACCCATGAGAGGGCAGGAAATGCGCCCTAAAAAGGTTCTATTTTCCATAGGTATTACTATATAGGGGGAAGGAATATGCCGCCAAAGAGGGGTAATTTTGCACTTATAGAGGCTATTTCTATACTATATGCCTATATAGCTGCTTTATCCCGCATTTTCCTCGCTTTTTACCTATTTTCCCTGGTATTTTCTTATACTGTATGCTAATTTTCTATTTATATAGCTTATATACATATCTTGTATATTATACATAGAGAATGTATAAATATGCTAATTTATACCACTTTTCATAGGGGTAAAATACCACTTTTATGCAAAAACTGCATAAATGATGCATAAATGTATGTTTTTTATTAAATTATATTATACACCAAAGGTGTACGCCCAAACGACTAGCTTTTAAGATGGAAAATTTTTTAGGAATTGTTCCTATTTAGGACAAAAGTGTAACAAATGTTACAAATTGTGCGAATATTTGGGCAAAGGTGTACGCCCATTTTACTAATTTTATGCTAAAAATTAGTAATTGATAATGATTATTAATAAAGAATTGTTACCAAACAACTGATGAATACTTTAGATATTGTTATTTACTACCTATTACTATATACTATACTATATTACATATGTTACTATTACCACTTTTGGCGGCCGCATTTTCCCCCTTTTCTGCGCTGCTTTATAGGGACTTTTTCTGTCCCACTCTTTACAAAATAAAAAAGGGACAACTTGTGTCCCCTTAATTACTCCATTGCATTGAATTTTTTATCAAGATATTTGCCCAAAAAGATGTTTAATTTGCCCATATCGTGGTTACTCTTGTAAGCATATTCCATTACTTTGCAGGCACGTTCCTGCAATGGAACATATTTATTAAAGATTTCAAACTCCTTGAAAAGCCTTAAAATATCCATGTAGTTATTTACAAGCCTTGTTTTTTGTTGTTCTAATGTTAATTGCATGATTATTGCCTCCTAAATTGTTTTTGTTGTCTTATCGACTACATGTATATTATATCATTACTGTACTAATATGTCAACACTTTTTTTTCAAAAATTGCGGGGAAAAAGAAAATGCGCCTACAAAAGTAAGCGCATTATTTTTATTCCTTGTGACTCTCTTGATAAAGTTTTTCACAGTCTTTGTATACGTCCCTATTAAGTACCCATGCAAGTGTTTTCACCTCTTGTACCCAATCTTTCCAATAGTATCTTTCACATTCAGCGGCAAGCTCTTTTTCTACAAGCTTGTCAAATTTGGCGTTATAGTCTTTTAAATGTTCTTCAATCTCCATAGGCATGCCCCACATAAACGGCTGCGCTTCAGCCAATATTTTAAAGTATCTCTCTTTAATTTCTGTTGCTTTTCTCATGTTTCATTACCTCTTTCATTGTTTATTAGACTTTGTTTGTCTATGCTTTTATTATAGCAGCTTTACCGCATTTTGTCAACACTTTTTGCAAGATTTTCTAATGTTTCACGTGAAACATTTTACTGACAAAATTGCATTTTATTCAGATAGTACCGCTTGCCAAATTTGACAAAGTATCTTCCAGATTTTGTCTTATACAATTTGTGCCGTGTAACTTTAGATTGTTTTTCGCCGTCAAAGGAAATGCATTTTACATAACCATTAGTATACAATTCCTCATAACTGAAAACACTTAATATGGCAATTCCGCTAGTAGCATTTTGATATGCTATGCAGGTAAAATCAGTATGTTTCATTCTTATTACCTCCTTTTATTGTAATAAGTATAACACACTTTAAAACACTTGTCAAGCATTATTTTCAAATTTAATGCAATAAAAAAGTCCCCAATATTGGGGACTCTTAAGGTTATTCAGTTACCAGATTTTGCTTAATCAGCAAAGCTGCTTGCCAGAAGGCTCTTGCTTGTACGTCAAGCCAGCTTTCACGGCTATTCGGCTTTCTTTCGCCGTTGTGTGTCTTTTTAAGCTCACTCTTTGTGCAATAATGTTCGGCAATATCTTTATCATAAATTAACGCACCGCCGCCTTCAGAGAAGTCTTTCCAGGTTTCCGCACCCATGCGTAGCACGTTTTCAAAGCCTTCCATGCTTTTAAATGTCATGGTATCCTTCACAACATTGTCATCGTGTCTGTCCACAAGTTCTTCAAGCAGCCAGCTTGCGTCCTCTTTTACGGCTTTTTGCCAGGTAGAACGGAATTTCAGACCTTCAATTTTCTCAATGGTTTTTGTGATGTTTACTTTGATTTCCAATGTTATACAACTCCTTTGTTTTGTTTAGCAGGGGGATTTTGTTTTCCCCTGCTCTTTAATTATATTATAGCATTTACCTTGCTACTTGTCAAGCATTTTCAGAAGTTTTTATAGATAAAATTTCATTTTCCATCCGCTCCCCATTTTGTAGCTGTCTTACAAATTTTCTAAAGCGGGCTTCCTTTGCTCTAGGGAGCAAATAGTATTTGCCGTCAAATTGATAAATGAGCTTTTCATAGCGGCCATTCTTTTTAGGAACATTTTCCATTCTGTACTTTTTCGCATCAGATAATGCGGTAAAAACAATATTTGGAATTACGAGGCTGAAAAGCTCATTACTCATAATTACCCGCCAATCTTCCCCTGCAACAGCGTACTTCCAATCTCCATAGCGTAACATTATTCAAGCACCCCTTCCACTACATCAATATTAATGCGTTCAAAACCCAGCTCTTCAAGAGTCATGTTACTCAACCAATCATCAGCACGGCCACCGCATAGAAGAGTACCTTCTTCAGATTCCAAAAATACTTTCAAGCTTTCAAAGTCTGCTGCACTAATATTTGCGCCGGCATAAATAATACAATCGGAAAGTAAGTCATTGCTTTCATCTGGTGTCCAATTTCCCTCTTTGAAAAAACGAACACTGATTTCAAGAGTTTTACCAAGCTCTTTACACGTTACATACATTTTAGTTACCTCCTTTATTTGTAGCTTTATCCTTGCTACATGTATATAATAACACACGTTGCGGAAAAAGTCAAGTGTTTTTTACAAACTTTTTAAGGTAATTTACAAATTGCTCCGCCTCTCCCTTTTTGCAAATGTAATAGCGTCTTTGATAAAGAAGTATATCATATTCAGAATAGCCAAAGGGCGCTTTATCATCACTGTAAACATGAGATTTGCAATACTCGCTTGCGCCCTCATAATTATCATAATTACGGAACGGCGGCAAGCAATTTAAATAACTAAGAGCACACCATTGCACCGCCGTGGTTAGGTCAACGTCGAATAAAATTTTTAACATGGTGTTCACCTCGCTTTCTGTGAATATAATAACACAATCTGCGCAGGTTGTCAACCACTTTTTCTAACTTTTTTAAAAAGTTGAAAACCTCGCCACACGTCCATATTTGTGTTCTAAGCGACTTTTTCTGTTTACGCATATATTTATACCTATTTTACATTTCGTGTGCGCACAAGCCAAATCTGTGCGCGCTGGCAATATCTTTAACAAAAAGAAAACTCCCCATAACGGGGAGTTCAAAACTTTATTCCATATCATCCAGGCGATAATTGCCCCCCTTCATGCGACGGATTGCAACTTTTACATCACGAAGGCTATCGCCGTTAGATGTTTCAAAGCTGCGGTAATAACCTTTACCGCTTGCCGTATACACCTTGTTATCAATGATAACAACGACTCTGTAACGACCATTACCGTTAATGTCATTGCCCAAAAATTCGCATACCGCCAACTTTGCAGCACCTTTGTAATTAAACTCTTTAATCATGTTAAGTTACCTCCAATTTCATTTGATGTACACATTATAGCACTTGCTTAATCAGTTGTCAAGCATTTTTTATCCAATTTTTACAGATTCAATCTTGCCGCCAACATAATGACATTTTCCGTAAAGAAGAATACCTTTTTCGCCGTCGAAAAATTCAATTTGAAAATCAACTAATTTGTCTTTTGGAGCTTCTGTGTAGAAATTATTCCAAAGATACGTGTTCAACAGCGCTACATCCATAATGACGTTGTCATCTTGTGCTTCCATACCTGCTTTTTCGGAGCGGTAGAAAAGTTCGTTATATACATCATATACATTTTGCCCAACCATTGGAATATCTTGCCAGTCAAAAATTTTCATTTTTATTACCTCTAAAAGCTATAACTTTTACTTCTTCAATAATGTTTTTTTCATTACTTTTTCCATAAATAGTAATGTTTTCAATACCATTAGAAAAGCTAATGTTGAACGGGTACAGCACTTGACGTTCTTTAGAGTAGTGCTGCCCCCAGAAGTTTACATTTGCAAAGCTTGCATCAAAGCTTGCAGCAAAACCAATTTGTTTGACTACCTTCTGCAAGCCTGCAACAACACTGTCAATTTCCTTGCCCATAAGTGCATGAGCAAAGCTTTCGTCAACTATAATAATTCTTCTTGCGTACATGATTAGTACCTCCCTTTATCTTGTTGCCTATATGATAACATATAGCTAATTAGTTGTCAAGCACTTTTTACAGATATTTAAAACTTTTTTCATGCGTAGCCAAGATTCTATGCAGAATAGCTTCTACATAGTTTTCTGTTTCACCTTCCATGCAATCATACGAAATCAACCATACATCAGAAAATGCAGGCTTGCAAGCAAGCGTGTAGGTATTGTATTCACTGCTAAGCAAGATTGTGCGTGTTCCATGAAATCCAGTGCAGGTTACTTTAATATCACTAAGCGGCGTATCTGCAAAAGGAACACCTTCAAGCACAAAGTTCATTAATCTTTCCTCAAAAATTGTCATGTTTATTGTCCTCCTTGTCTTTCGTTGTTTATATTTTACTATACAATGAAGTGTTTGTCAAGCATTTTTTTCATAAATACTTGAAATTTTTGCTTTAAATAGAATGTTCTTCCCATTGTTTAAGCAAAGCTGCGTTCCAATAAGTGATACTATTAGAATAAACTTTGTTCAGCACTTTCAGAAGCATTTTTGTTTGTCGCCAGGTTAAATCATCTGTAAAATACAGAATAGAGTCTTTAATATATCCTATATCACGATTCTTGTTATACTTTGCATACAAAGCTTTATACAAAGCTTTAGAACCATATTCCTTTACAACTTCCAAAATTTCCTTTTCACTTAAGTTCATTTTCATACCTCCTTTATACGTGTAGTTTTCTTGACTACACGTATATAATAACACATCTTTAAGTTTTTGTCAACTATTTTTTATAAACTTTCGTGAATACTTTCCCGCAAATCACCCAACCTATCGCAAGCTTTTTCTAAAGCTTTACGATTAGTACGTTTTTGATTATAAAGTTGTTCAATAAGAACATCTTCTATATCTTTAATTTCCTCCTCTACGTCTTGTAATTGGGTGCAGCGACTCTCTAGCATTGCCAAATAAGCATCCTCATCACTGTCTTTTTGTTGCGGTGCAGGAGCTGCCTGCGCTTTCAGTGACTCCACATAACGCTGAACAGCGCTTGCCAAATCATCGTCGCACTTCTCTCTAATGAGGGAAATCAAGTCAGATTCACTATAAATAGGTAAACCTTCATAAATAGTAGGTGACATTTTTTCTGCTTCACCATAATAAAAATCGAATAACATGTTTAATTACCTCCTTATCTTTCGTTAGTTATATATTACCATATAAACAGCACACTGTCAAGTGTTTTTCGTAAATAATTTATATAACTTCTGCAAGGCACAAAAATTTGTACCCTGCAAACATACACAAATTATTAAATTAAAATAGTTCCATAGTCTGTTTCTACGTAGCCGTCAAAACTTAAATCTCTTGCAAAAGCTTCATAATCAAAATAACGCTCCAAGTTTTCTGGCAGGTTGTAACAATCTTCTACAATTTCACGGGCTACGTCCTCTAAGTCCATATCGTGATAAAAAGTCGCCGTGTCATACTTATCAACAGCAATGTACAAATCACAGCCTGTAGCATCAACATAAGCTTCAAGCCATTCTTCGTCGCCTGCATCCTCTATATCCTGCAAATCTTGTGCAAGGTTATTTAATTCTTTTAAAGTCAAATCCTCATTCTCATAATCCCAGCTATTTTCACAGCTTACAATAATATAGCTGTCTTTTAATTCCTGTTCTTCACACGGCAGGGAAAGTTTAATTTCCCTGCCAGCATCTTCCACAATTACTTCAAACCACATAATATAGCCTCCTTAAAATAATTCGTCCAAAATCTCTTGTTGTTTATCATCATTAAAATTAGCAATGTAGATTGCTAAACTATAAAGATTTATACTGTACAACAACATATCATCTGTTAATGAGAATACATTATTATTTTCGTCAACAGCCAACCACATATCCGTTTGAAAATATGTATTGCCTACATATTGCCCCATTAAGAACGCATTTAACGGATTTTCTGGCAGCAAAGCTATAAGATTTTCTACAGTGTTCTTATAGATTTTATCTTCAAGATAACCACGTTCCTCACAATAATCGTTCCACACCTTTACAAGATTTTCGTAGTCAAAATCTTGTGCTTCCTGTAAAATCTTTAAAATCTCTTTTTCATTCATGATTAGAACCTCACTTTCATTTGATGTATTCATTATAGCATAGTTTTTGATAACCGTCAAGCTGTTTTTAAAAAATCTTTTAAGTAATATCTTTTTCCGAATTTTTTAAAAAATACATCACCTTCAGCATTTTCATAAAGCTTGCACCATGAGAACCTTCCACGTTCCTCACCATTATAGAACGCTACCAGTACCACATCTTGTACATCATTGGTATCAAAGATTCCTAAAGCATAAAATGCTGATAAGGAAAGCGTTGCCAAAGGTCTACGATTATTCAGTTTAAAAGTTTTCATTTTTATTACCCCCCATTTCCTTTGTTGGTTATATTATACTACGCTATAAAAGCATTGTCAACTACTTTTTCGTGATTTAATATTCTGAAAATATCGCCCCAAAAGAAAAGAGAGTAGTATATACTACTCTCTAATGATATTACAGTTTAATTTTGAAATGTTTAATAGCTTTAATGTAATTTAATTCTTCCTCAACCTGGTCTAATGTTTCTCTTGATAAAACACATGGCGCTTGCAAAAGCACTGGAATGCCTTCATTATAAAATAATGCAGGCTGTAAAGAACCACCACCATAAACTACATCATATTTAATAGCTGCAATAACCTTTTTATCAAAAGCTACTTTGTAATAACCTTTATCGTTTTCACCTTCAAACAAAACGTATTCTTTATTGAAAGTTTTGTACACACCTAAGTATTTTAATACGCAGGTGGACTGTTTCATAACTCTATCAGTTAAACCTACCATAGAATCAATATCTTCCGAACCATATGCTCTCAAAATTGTATCATCTACTTCATCTTTCGGAATGAAATATTCCTGGTGGTTATATGCTGTCATAAGCATATAACCTTCATACTCTTTATACAAAACTGAATTACGGTTCGTAAAATCCTGTAAACTTTTCTTGCGATTTTTCATAACAGCCTTTTCAATTTTCTCTTGAATTTTCTTGTAATCATTTTTCATGTTAAATTACCTCTTTTCTTTATTGTAGGCTATCTCTAACCTTGATTATATTGTAGCATACTTCCATGAATAAGTCAAGCACTTTTTATGTAAAATATCAGCTCTCCATTCCATATACCCAATTTTGGGGAATAAAATACGGAAAATTATTAAATTCTTCCTCAGTGATTTCGGCAATATGCGGTGCGTATAAGCCGCCGTCGCTTTCGTCCTCGTAAAAGGCGTAAAGGACTTTTTCCAAATTAACTGCCTCTTGGATATAGAACCCATTACGGCTGCCGTCCTGTGTGTTGATACGTTCAATATAAAAATACTTCATGCTTTCGCTTCCCTTCTGTAATAGCACTGCTTGCGCTGGTTAGTGATTTATAGCTGGGTATTATCTAACTTCATAACCAACTATTTCCCATACATCATGTTCTTCATCGTGCTCTTGCACTGGGAACAATCTTACAGTTTTACCTTTGACAATGTTGCCGTTTTCGGTGCAGAGAGTTGCTTCCCAATATTCGCCGTTCCAATCTGGCTCGAATACTGCGTAGTGGTTTTCGCCGTCACTTACTACCATTACCGCATTATGAACATTATTTTTAACTTCTTGCAACATCTTTGTTTCCTCCTTTGTATTCAGGTTATTTCCTTAACTTGACTATATTATAACAGTAATTGACGCACTTGTCAATGACTTATTTATGGTTTTAGCAATTTTTTTTTCAAAATTTCAATGCGCCCCAGAACCACAATTAGCATTTTTCACGTACTTTGAAGAATTTTTTCAGTGTAGGAATATCCTTAATTCCAAAATCTGAAAAGTCTTGCAAAA